TTAGTTACCTTGGGCAAGTTGCATGGCCAACGCGCGGTCGCGGGCGAATTGATCCTCCTCTTCGATCTGCTTATCAATCAACTCGAGCGTCGCCAACTCAGCCACCAGATCATCACTTTCATTGGCAAGTCTCAGTGCAAGTTGACGGTCGTTGTCGAAAGTACTGTCGCTTTCATTGGCAAGTCTCAGTGCAAGTTGACGGTCGTTGTCGAAAGTACTGTCGCTTTCATTGGCAAGTCTCAGTGCAAGTTGACGGTCACTTTCTGAATAACACTGGTCGGCCAGATTGATGACGGTATAGTTGAGATGTCTGAACACAGTTGTGAATTCCTCCAGAATTTGTTCATCGAACTTTCTCAAGTTGACGGTGTAGTGAGCAAGAGCAAAGTACAGGTGAACCTGAAACGAGTTGCGCTTCTTACCGAATCTCTGATGGCGCAGCGACGGCATGTCCGGTTCGTGGATTACGAACTGTACGCCGATCGCGTTTCCAATCGCGGTGAAATCCTCCCTCGAAATGCGAACATCCGTTTGAGTTGTCCCGCTGATAGCTTTCAATTCACCCGGTGCTAGTTCACCTCGAGCGAGACGGTCGGCAATTTTCTTCGGCAATAGTCCGCAGAAGAGCAGCAAGTGCAGTGCCGCATGAATTGCAATCCATCCGCAGGCGTCAGTGTGTAGAATGTTATGCTTGTCGCGAAAGACCGATCCGCCGTCAAGTACAACGGGGCGTTCTCTCATGATAATGCGTTCATCGTACTCATAGCTAGCGGCGTAATCATCCTCATCACCAAATGTGCGATTGCTGGGTATAGTCGACATTATGTAGTAAATTAATGAGTGTCCGATTCAATTTTTAGCGGTATGCGTGCGTAAATTGCAGAAAAAATATCCGCAGGCGGGTCAGCACCAGATAGTACCTCCGCGCGATATTATCATCTCGACGATTTCGTGATATGAGAGCCACATCGCAAGAGTACTGGGTACGCCCGACTCGATCAACTCCATCCGCAACCGATAAGTGGTTTTACGCTTGTAATTGTAAATTGTATTTTGCGGCATCGTTTTAGAGTCGATCAAATGATAATAAGATATCGACACGATTCAATTTTTTTCTATTAAACATGTGTAATTATACATTAATAGACAAGAAACGATAGTTACACGCGCATACTTACGCGTACGCGTGTATATAAATTACCAAATACGAAAATTCAAGGTTCGACATCATGCTGATCCTGGTACTAGGTGACACGACCGATTGTGATGTACATTACATTGTCCGGTACGCGGCTGATTTGAGTGACGATAGGCGAGTTAAAGTATTTCCGTTTGACGCGAGTACTCCGTGTAATACACAAATGGAAAACTTGATTTACAATCATCGCCACCTGGCAACTGCGGGCACAATAGATTTTGATGATATGGTTATTACCAGTGAGAATATCAAGCATGTTGCGCCGCATATACGTCAAAATGCAGCATATATGGTATTTACCGATTTTGAATCGTTCAAGACGAATTTTAGTTTTTCGAACGACGGATGTGAGAAATTATCGTCCGGAATGGTAATGAATGCGACCATCTCGTTGATGAACGGAACCGCTATTGTTGTATACGATCGGCGAGAAAAGAGATTGTTCTGTTTGGAGTGATCGCGCAACTACACCGTGGCAATTTAAAGATAATACTTGTTTTTTGTATGATTGGACAATCAAATATGGGTGTCCTAGTATTGGTAATCGGACAAGCGTGTACCGGAAAAACTTGGTTTATCAAGAAATATCTCGATTTGGTCGTTTCAGGTTACCGTAACACTGGTATCATCGAGGATATTTCACTTGGAAACGCATCATTGATTGATATTGATGAGCGCGATGCAAATGAACTTCTAGTTATTAGTGCACAAACTTATAAATCATTCCCTCGGGCGCTAAGATTTCGCGCAAATTTCATTGTTTTCACGGATAAAATGTCATTTTGCAGTTATTTTGAGAATAATCCGACGGCGAGCGGACTTGATGCGACCCAACTACAATCTATCGCGCCGATGAAAAGCCTATTTGACACCGGCAATTATAAAAAGGTGGTATATTCGCGCGACGACTTGTCGGTTCGATTGGTCAACTGAACTTGATCAAGTGTAAAAAATTGAAGTGGAATCAATTAAATATATTAACATACTTGATTAGCTTAGTTCTGTATGCAGTCACAGTCACCCACTCGAGTTCTGGTCAAAAGATGCTACTCATTTGGTAGCGCGACCTTTCTCCCCGATGACAACGGAAACTTTCAATCGGTTGACAAGTGGCAAAACGAATCGATCGAACTCGCACTCGACGCAGTGAAAAAGTCAATTGGTACCAGTCAAACATTGGTAGTGCTTGATACCGAGCGCGACGAAAAGATTCCAATCGATGTAACACTGGCCGAGGCCACGGCGATGCAGCCGTCGATTGTATCCGGTGCGGCCAATGATAAAAAACTATTTACTATTACTGTCTTCACTCGGCTGAAGACATTGTAATTTTTTGATTATTTGAGATTTTAAATTTAACTTAAATAAGAAAATTACATTTTGTATTTTTTTGCAAATTTTTTCTCGCATGTTAATGGGTAATTCCCCCGCGGGAATAATTTATTATTTTTTATTTTCTGTTTCCAATATATATACAGCACAGTTTAGTCAATCTCTATACTCAAGTAATTATACAACATGTCAGCAGGAGGAGTCTTCAAGCTCATCGCTAACGACGGTAAGGCCGATCGCATGATCATGGCTACCGAGCTTCTTAACCAGCGCATCAAGGACATTAACTGTTAAGAATTCGTTGGCGCGATTCTTAACTACATGGTGTCAGCGTATGTAAAAGCATACGCTAGTGATTATATATCGTTTATCCATTGATATATAATTGCGACATAATCAAATTGCGGGAACCTCCTTAGAGCTGTTATTACCACCCTGGCATCGAAAGATAGTCAGTGGAACCCGTGCGAAAGTACGTAAAATTAACTTGTTTACTCGGCAAGTTAAGGGCAAGGTAAAAACATAACAGATTGGACAATCCGCAGCCAAATCCTAAAGTTGTTATAACTTAATAGAAGTTAGTCATATTGTTGAACAAAGAGCACAGGGTTTATATTATCTATGATAATATTGTAATACCGAAGAGGCAATAAGTAAACAAGTAAGTTGCAATACAATATATTACGGAAACTTTAACAACAATGGATGCAGTTCAGAGACTAAATGGTTATGGGTATTTAATTGCTAAAACGCAATTAAGTGCTTAAGATATAGTCCGTGCCCACTCGAAAGAGTGACTTAGAAGGAGGAATTAATGGAGTTCCAGAATCTAAGTGTTAATTAACTGCGCAGTTAATTAATGGACGCACACGCATGTGCATGCGCGCCAAGCAGGGATTCCCCGATCCCACCCCCACTCTGGTTAACTGCCAATGAATGCGTTGATTCATTGGCGATCTGCCGGTAAAAGTGTATGTAAAAGCATACGCTAGTGATCGTATATGATACCTATCTGCTGAATAGGACATTAAATCATATATAATCGCGACATCTTCAAATTGCGGGAAACTCTTAAAACCTTCATTACCGCCATATCATCGAAAGATAGGTATAGGCACCCCAGGGAAACTTGGTAAAAGCACTTATATGTGAGTGTGGGTATGGTAAAAAATTGAAGGGTGATTTGGTAATATATAGGTATTATCACTGAAATAGACAATCCGCAGCCAAGTCCTACAATGGAAACTGAACGTAAAGGCTCTATTTACAAAATTACGAACAAAATCAACGGAAAATGCTATCATGGCCAAACTATTAGAGATCCTATAGTAAGGTTCAATGAACATATTCACTCATCTACTCAAGATGATCCGGGGTGCAGAGCTATCGCTCTTGCATTGAGATCATACGGAGTTGACAACTTCACTTTCGAAGTTGTTGTTGAGGGATTTGCATTTGAGTTGGATTTCTTGGAATCTGAATTTATTGAGATGCACAATTCATTGGCTCCTCACGGATATAACTTGTATCCGGGTGGCAAGAATACGTATCGCGGACACACAGGTAGTGCCCGTGACAAAATAAGTTCAGGTCAAAGAAAGCATTTTGACGGTATTCACGATCTTCCCAGGTATGTAATGCACGTACCCGCGGGAGAACACGGAGAAGGTTACGCTGTAGCCTCACCAGAAATTGATTTCATGCAATTTTCGTCCAGACACTTGTCTATGGACGAAAAGTATGAACTCGCTATCAGATATCTTACCGAAGATGCAAAACGCGCTTCCATTCGCGATGAGTATAATACTCTGAAACACGAAAGGAAGCGTCAAAGTATCATGAAGAAGGTGACTATAGATGGTGAAGACTACTATCTACCCGTGCATTTCATGTGGTGTCCTACCGACCGCTATTTCTTGATAAGAAAACGCGGAAAGAATAATCGCCAATTTGGCGACAAAAGGATATCAGTGCGTGAAAATTATGAAAGAGCCCTACATTATTATAACAGTTAACATCATGGATGCAGTTCAACGACTAAATGGAGATGGGCTTTCCAATTTATGGCAATTGCCATATTTCTTCTTTGTATAAGAAGCGGAAAGCTTAAGATATAGTCTACTCCCATGCGAAAGCATGCCCTTAATACATGGTCAGCAGATCGAAAATAAGGGAGCTAAGTTACACAATAACTTAGTCGGTATCAAGGTGACATTGAGAGGACCCACATCCTCTTCGTCAACGCCCACTTCAAGCCGTTCGCCGCTATCGGTTACGAATACAACAAGGTCCGCGCCAACACTGGTACTCCCCAGTTCGGCGGTTCCGTCCAGTTCTCCATTCCTCAGTTCGGTGATTTCTTCAACGACATGGTGGTGAACGTGCAGCTCGCTGCCACTTCCGCCTCTGCCGGTACCGTGCCCGCTCTCCCCGCGTACATTGGTGCTGATGATCAGGCTGTTTCCTCGACCTCCAAGGTCTCCGCTGAGGAGAACGCTACTTCTGGCGTGTACACCAAGTACACCCACGAGTACGTTGACATTCAGGGTACCGTCCAGGCTGTTGGCGCCGCCGCCTCCAACTTCGTGCGTTATGCTGAGTTCCCCGGTCAGCGTCTTTTCAAGAAGGTTAAGTTCGAGGTGAACGGTAACCCTCTTGACGAGTACACGGCTGAGGCCATGATGTATCACCAGAAGTTCAAGGTTGGTCCCCACAAGATGACCGGCTGGAAGCGTCTTGTTGGTCAGGAGGTGCCCATGGAGGCTTACTCCGACCTTCTCTCGATGGCTGGCAAGTCCAGCTACGCCACCGCTGTTGCTGATCTTGAGGATGTCAACGGTGATGCCGCCTCTGGTGCTCCCACGTCTGCCTCCGTGACCGCCCGTAAGCTTCTTTCGGTTGTGTCTGGTCCTCAGACTCCCAAGGCTACTCAGCCCGCTCTCGACCTCTGGGTTCCTCTTATCTTCTGGTTCAACAAGGACCCGCGTCTGTCGATCGCTTCCGTCTCCATTCCTTATGGTCAGCGTTTCATTACCATCGACATTGAGCAGCAGAACAACATTCTGTTCACCGCTCCCGGTAACCTTTTCCTCCGTCTGACTGTTGAGCAGCAGACTTCCGCCGGCACTGCCAAGGGTACCGCTCTTGCCCAGGCCGTCGCTGATGTCAAGAAGTGGGTTACTCTCACCCCGGTGCTCGCCAGCGGTTCCGTCATTGACACCACTCAGGCCATCTCTAACATGGAGCTGTACATTAACAACATCTTCGTGAACCCTGAGATCCACGATATCTACATTAAGCGTATTGGTTTCTCGCTCATCCGTGTCCACCGCTTCCAGTCCAACCGTGTCGCCGTGTCCACTGACAACCTTCTCCTCTCCCAGCTTAAGTGGCCCATCGAGACCATGTTCGTGGGTCTCCGTCCCTCCGTGAACGTGAGCTCCGCCAACGTGAACCAGTACCGTGATTGGCACAGGCTTACGCTTCTTACCGATAACGTCCTCGATGTTACCGCTAAGTCGCACGCCGACGTGATGATCGATGATACTGTTGCTTTCAGCGCCGCTTCGGCCAAGCACAAGACTTCGTACACTCAGGAGTCTGTTGAGCGTGTTACGTTCCCCGTCGCCACCGAGACTGTTGATACTCTTCAGCTCCAGGCTCACGGTATTAACATCTTCTCGACCTTCAAGGCTCAGTTCTTCAGGGATTACATGACGTACACCTTCGGTGGTGCTAACATCGTGACTCCCGAGGATGCTGGTGCTCTGATGCTTAACTTCTGCCTCTACCCCGGTGAACTATTAAGTTATGCCGCAGCATACGCAAAAACGTATGCTAGTGAACAAATATACAATGTGAATTTAATTAAATGTCACTAAATGTTATTAGTATATTTGTTCGCAAGACCGTCAAATTGCGGGAAACCCCTTAGAGCAATTACTACCACTCACAAATGGAAACATATTGTGTAGAACCCGTGCGAAAGTACGTAAAATTACAATTACTTTAATTAAGATAGAGTAAATGTAAGGGCATGGTAAAAATGTAATTGATTGGGCAATCCGCAGCCAAGTGCTAAAGTTGTTATAACTTAACAACCATGCATGCAGTTCAACGACTAAATGTCGGTCGGTACTTATTATACGTAAGTAAATAAGTGCTTAAGATATAGTCTAGTCCCACGTGAAAGCGTGTTCCCTTGAGGAGAGTGTATAACCACTCAGAACTTGGGAAGTATTTCTACATGATTCCAAATGTCGAAATATGGTAGTAACGACTTACCAACCCAGCGGTCACATTAACGTGTCGCGCGCCCGCGAATTCTATTTGCAGTATGCCTCATCATACGTTACGAGTGCTACGCCTGCGGACCTCCTTACCCTCGCAGTTGCCATCAATTTCCTGTTGATCAGCGATGGCTCTGCGGTCCTTAGGTATTCGACCTAAATGCAAAAATCGCATACAAAATCACTATATTTATACATCAAGTGTGAATATCAAAAATCAAAAAATAAAAATAAATATCTTATTTTTTGTTCTAAAATTGAATTTACTTAATACATTATATACTATACACACGATGGAGATAATCACAGGAGAAGATGGTATCAGGCGACGCAAGACTATTGATGTCAATGGAAAGAAGCGTTTGTACAAGTTGTGCACGGGGCAAGGAAATACATGCGTGAACGATGCGAAAGCGAATGATCTTTGTAAAGGCTGTGTAACAGGGGTGTACAAGTTTGCCGCGGATGAACACGTTGAAGGTGACAAATTTGAAGAAAATGGAATTCGATACATTTTCACAAGCGAACAGCGACGTAAGTTGTGTAATGGCAAAGACAATACTTGCGAAAAACTAGTGAGAAGTGGCGGTAAATGCGCAGGATGTGCTTCAGGTCGCGAGAAAGCACCCATTGACGGGTTGATAGTTGGTGCGATTGTTGAAAGGGACGATACCAGATCTAAATTTGACGGTAAACAGTTGCGTAAATTGTGCTCGGGCGACGAAAACAAATGCCTGAAATATGCAACGACTAAAGGTCAATGCGTCTTACACGCTAACGGCGGAATACGTCAGAAAACCGCAAAGGAATAATCCGGCTACAGTTGATATAAAATTGATTCTTTTTTGTCTATAACAAACAATGAGTTCGTTCGAGGTAGGTAAGCGGAGCGGCTCATCTCCCGATTACATGCTCTTTGTATACGATAAAATCAAGGACGAAATTATGGTAGCTTTGGAGTGCAGCAGTGAGGATGACCGCGAAACCATGTACGCGGAATTAGTTTCCGATGTTCTAAACACATTCGATCCGTCCGATGAGGTTAGAGTATATAAGGGTCATATGAGCGGCGATACAATCAATTTGTTCGGCTATGAAGATGAATGCACCGAGTGTCAGAAAGTACGCAGCTGCGAGTGCGTTCATGAACAATGATTAGTGAACAAGGTTGTACATTGACGCACATGTCATATTTTTTTGTATTTGTTATTAAGGGTAATTAAGACCACCGAGGTAAAAAATAGTAGATGGTGATTCTACCAATTTATTGTCCGAAAAGGCGCGCATAACGTTGATTGATTTCCCAATCAAACGCGTTAGGATTTATATCCACAAATGGTAGTTCTGGTGCAAACACGGTATCGCCAAAATTAGCCGATCTGTATAACGGATATACTCTTTTGGCGGAAAAGTACACCTCTTCGATCTCTTCGGATATCTCTTGCACGTTCTGCTTGATGTAGGTCCATGCGAATGTAGCTTCGTATATGAGTTTTGGCCTCAGCGTGGTTTTGCTCCTGTAAATAGGATCATTCTCATACAAACTCGCGGGTACAAATTTTGCTATGTAATCACGGTACTGTTCTGAGTTCTTGTACATTTCCCTGAAATATACAAGCTTGTTCACGGGAAATTTTCCTTCGCCGATAAGATCGGTTCCCAACGATAATATTTCAATCTCGAATAGATACTTCGGGCGACTATACCTGAGCGCATGGGTGTAGTACGACATTATCATCCATTTTATTTCCGGCGGAAGATACCAGAATATGAATATACTATCAAACTTTGGCGGATACTCCATTTACAAACTGATTCGTCCATTTCAATTTTATATAAAAAAGTAAATGTATAATTGTGCAATCACGACGACACATTATTTTTATACTTGTGATTAAATCAAGGTCCACCAAAGGTCACCTTCATGTCCTTGTAATCCGGCCGCGCAATCGCTTCTTCGTATGTCAGCGCGCGTGACTTTCTCGGGTTGGTGAAACTGATTACGCGATTTACAGTCTCGTTTGACAAATCAATGTGAAACGTATGTAAGAATTCGATAAAGTATTCTCGCGTCTCCGGGCGAAAAGCTCTCGTGAAGCGATGTTTGGTCATCATGCCCACTTTCGGCAAGTTCCCATGACGCCTATAGACATAAGGCGTCTCCTGTTTTACCTGCGCGCAAACGGCAAGTTTGTCACGTATTACATCGGAAATGATCGCGTCGATGTCCGCGGGGATAACCATCTTGGAGATCGCTTTTATTCTTAAGGCGCGAGCCAACGCAAACTCTTCATCCTGCCTCAGCATCAAATTGGAAAGATCCTCGATGTTTTCATGCGTGTCAAGTACAACTCCCATACATAATCCAACCAACGAACACATTTGGTCGAACCGCAATTGTAAAATACAATTCGACCAATTCAATTTTTACACAAAAAATATAAGTCTTATCGATCAGACTTATCGCTTATCGCTTATTGATCAAGTTCATCACCTTGATCCATCAATGTAAACCGTAGATTAGTTTGGTTATTTGGGTCGCTCGCATGTTGTATATATTCGCGCGGTATCATCATCGGACGAATAGAAATAGCAGGACTTGTAAGATCTTTAATACGATCAATCGCAGCGAGCCATTGTTGCCGGGTGAGCCCGTCATCTTGATCCATCACTTGATATTATCAATGCGTTCAATTCAATTTTACACAAAAAATCAATCGATTTAATCAGACTGATCACGCGTGTGGAAATAGAAAAAATAATACGTGGTCAATACGATTTATACTATACATCAGTGATTGCGAGGCGTCTTCTTTTTTGCGGTCCAGATCCCCTTTGTTCATATAATCTCATTTTAATATCATCGATCATCCGAATGAATGTGATTTCATTAAATCTCTCGAGTCGCGTTGTTAACACGTCAATGAATTCATCAAAGAAATCACCGGCCGATTCAAAATCGGGATCGTCACTATCAATTATGCTGTTATACAATTCACCATCTTCATCTACAACTTCACCTACAAAGGAATTCAATCTCTGTTTATCCAGCAACACAGCATCGCTACAATTCTTCGCGCGATCAATAAACTCCTTCATAACGTCAGTTTTGTTTTTAGGCCCGGTAATCATTGCAACAAGACGTCCGGCCACAGTTGTAAAACCATCCATCAAACTTTGAGGTCGTTTATTATCTTCGATTGCTCGAATAGTTTCCATTTGTAATTGCATTTGCTCTCTATGAGTATTCATAAGGAGTAGAGCCATACCATCTTGTTTCCTTTCAACTCTTTCAAATCCCTCAACTACTGTTTCGGACAAATTGTTCAATTTATCCTTCATTTCATCATTAGATTTGAGAACTTCACTAATGAATTTGGTGAGTTCAGATTGCTTCTTACTCATAGCGTCCATTTGATTCATCATTCGATCGGCAAATATCTTGATGTTATCAGGGGTTGCACCATTATTCAAAGCCGTTCGATAATCTGCTTGTAGAGCTTTCAAATCGTCAGACATTTGCTCAACTTGAAGTCGCAAGTTTTCCTCGGTAGCCCTATTTCTTTCGACGGCGGACTCACATGAAATGCGACATGTTTTGACGTGTGCCTTAAAGCTAGGGCAGTTAGTTTTATAGGGAGATGTGTTGCAATAAACGCAAATCGGCATTGTTATAATTGATATATTCGACTATTAATATTCAATTTTATCAACGGGTCGATCCAACATAAAAAATTAATACGCGCGGGGGAGGGTATCAAGTCTATCCGCTTTCAGTATCAAAGAGCAACACTAGCACGGTTTTATCCTGGTAGGTGTACTGGCGGATTTCCTGAATGTATTGGAGTTCAAAGAACGCACAGTGGTTGTAAGCAGTTAGCTCACTGCACATTGTCATTGCGGTGGAAAGTGTGTCACATTCGTAAACGACCGAGTCGTCGATTCGACACATCCCTTGTCCAGCCAGAAACTCAAACAGGTCATCGATGTCAATGTCGGTCGTATTATAGGCGTCGGGGCCAATTTGTAGCAGTTGCGCATCCCAAGACTCAGCATCAGACTTGATCTTTTCGACGTGTTCGATCAACCGGTTGGTGTACCTGCAATTGATAACAACATAATCAATATCGCAGATGACGACAGTCGATTGCATTTTCACACGCTACGATTTGTTGTTTGTGTGATTGTATAATCGTATAACCGTATAACCGCAAATTCAATTTTCTAAAATTGAAAGATAAACTATTAACATTATCACTATGGAGGCGGCAAACGCTGAAATTCAGGAACTTCGAGGTCATATCTTTGACCAGCAAATTAACCACGCTCGTCAAATGACCGAGCTTAGGATTGAAAATAACAGGTTAATGCGTAAACTCGAAACATTCGAACGGGTCCTTACCATGGTCGGTATAAAACCCGACCAAATCCACGTCGGTCCCAACATGGAACAGTTGCAATCAGTAAGATCGCGCGTTCCGCTGCCGCAAATACTACCCATGGCCACTACAGCAATTACATCACGCGCAGAAACAATCGATCCAACTTTGGCCGAAGAAACTCTCGTCCGGATGAAGAAACGTCGTCGCATTGATACAAGCGAGGCCATCAAACTGACCCGTTAACGCGCCGAATATCATGCGTCTATTTTTTCTGCGTTTGCGCCCGAGTGTAAAAAAAATATAAGTTGTAAGTTGTAAGTTGTAAGTTGTAAGTTGTAAGTTGTAAGTTGTAAGTTGTAAGTTGTAAGTTGTAAGTTGTAAGTTGTAAGTTGTAAGTTGGTGATTATCAACTTACTCAAATCAATCGGTGGGCGAATCCAACTGCTCCCGCTGATGTTCAGCCCGTGCATCTTGGAACATTTGGTCGATCATGCGCAACACTCGTTGGTCTTCCTTTACGATCAACCAAATCATGTTGGAGTAGTCTCCGGCCGGATCGACAAACTTCACATCGCCGGGCAGATTATCCAGGACAACCTTTCTAAATTCCTCCGAGCGCTTGTAGTTGGACTTGAAGTAAACGAGCAGGTTAACAGTTACCTTGACCGGCTCCATTTTGATATATGTGCGTTCTCCCAATTCAATTTTTTATAAAAAAGATGCATGGAATTGTCGATTGTTAATCAGACAAGTCCATCACGTTCCCGTTTTTTTCCTCGACGGCCGCGTTATACATGTCAAAAATCTCAGCGTTCAATTGTTCATGATTGTTAATATACCTCCAAGTCCACGACAACTCGAAGATGAGCTTTTGCACATCCGACTTGGAAATGTACAGTTCGTCGGTCTCCAGTTGGTGCATAGGAAGTCTTTGTTTGATATTATGCCTGAATTCAGACGATCCCTTGTATTGAGTTCGGTAGAACAGTGTCACTTTTAACTGATGACGCGCATCAGTTTCCATAATGATCGCTGTGTGATAATCATATATCGGTCCGCTTCAATTTTTTCTCTCTCAATGTCCAAACCGCAACCTCGTATAAAGTTTGGGTTGGTTGGTAGTTTCACTATCATCGATACGGTATCGACAACGGCGAAGTTTCTTCTGGACCCGGCACATATCAATAACTAATTTGTGCAACCGAATGTCTTTTATCAAGTAAGAGAATACAACTGATTTCTCGCGATGCAATTCCATGCGATCGCCAATCAATTCAGCGGGTATTCTCGATCGGATATAATCGCGAAATCTCGGCACGTCAACATACAAGCGCGCAAATAGCGGCCAAGTATCATATGTGAACGCGGGAACTCTCAACGCTTCAATCTCAAATAAATAATCCGGAGAGGGTTTACCTGTGTATGTTAAGAACGAATCTATCTGTTCTATTAATTCACCGGGCAACTGATCCCACAGAGACTCCATTGTTAATTGGCAACTGGTAATTATAATATCCCATTGAGAAATTCACTTTTATCTTAAAAATTGAAGTCGACAAATATTAAAAATAATCATGTGGTCGGTAAACAACCAGTATGTGGATCTTCGGGCGAGGATAGACACTTTCCATCGTTCGCGATTGAATGTCTTCATAAGAGAACTGCGAAACTATGCCTTTGAGGTAGTTGCTGATACCTCTGATACTTCAAAGGAGGAACTGCAAGCGATCGGCGAAGGCTTCAAGGAAGAAGCAAGCGAGATGTACATCGAACTATTCAAGTATCAACACGAACTCATCGAGCTGACTAAACAGCTCAACTCGATCAAAAAAACCAGTGCTTGTGTCGGTGCGAGGTCCACCGAAACGACACAATTGTGCGAAAAGATCTCGATCGCGTTCACCGAAGTTGAGAACTACATGCTGCAGATGATGGTCGTCTCGACTTGTGATGAGTTTTAGCACTCGCGTACTCATCGCATTCACATACTTATTTTTTACCATTTGCGATAATTTACGACCATTTATGTGCGGCCGCGCGACTTAAGAATAGATACCATCTGCGGATGCGAACCATAAAAATGCAATTCCTTCAATCGTGCATCGCTTTCAATCTTAGCCCGATCATATTTATATCCGTAATACACGTGCACGCTCGACCCTACGCAAAGTGAAATACTCGCCGTCGAAAGGAAACCGTAAAAAGTGGTCGGCCCGAAGCAGATAAACTTATTCATCGCGCTGTACTACCGCGCAGATTATATACTAGATCATTTATCTATCGGTTTAACTGAAAATTGAATTCGGTATAACAGAATATATAAAGTCGGCACAATGGGTTATGATACATATTACACGCTTACTGTTGATGATCGTGGCGACGAAATTTGGAAATTTATTACCGATGTTAGACAGGGATTGAAGCAAATTGATGAATTACCTGCGAGCGAGAGTAGCGACTTCTGCTGGCTATTTACCGAGTACGCGAATGGTGAATTCTTTGCTGATACCTGCGGAGGTTGGTCCGATTGTGACCGTGATATGACTGAACTTTCTAAAGCGTTTCCCGATGTTACATTTACACTTGAGGGTCATGGCGAAGGTGCGAGTGATATTTGGATACATGAATATCTGGATAACAACATTACTTCTTACCATCTCGAGTATATGCGTGATGATTTAAAGATCAATCGTGAACCCGCATTTGAAAGTCACGCTGAAAAACTATCCGATATTTGTTTGAGGGCGCTTGCAAATAATCCCGTGTTAATCAACTACTCGGCAATACCCTCCGAATTATGGGAACGTTTGACTGTGAAAATCATCGAAGAGAATTTCACCAGATTGTGCTCGGGTGGAAATCAATTTGCTTAATTTTGCTTAATTTTGCTTGTTTTTTTTAATTAAACGGACACAAATCACCAATTATAGTTAATAGAAATTTAATTCAAATGAAGGTAATTTGTCCGCGCTGTAAGAAAGTGCTGTGTGAGGATTCGCGTGGGGAAGTTCAATATTTCTGTCCGCAGTGTGATGCCGGCGCGATTGTATTTCTACCGAGAATTACACGTAGAAAACTAAAAATTTAACATTATAAAGAATTATTAACAAATTAAGTGAGTAAATTCATTACTTGCTGTTTATCACTTGCCGTTTACCCAACTTACAAGATGTCTCGGAAAGAACCGCGCGCAGGATGTATTCTAGTTAATACCAACGATGATATTCTTATAGTACATAACGTTTCGAGTGATTTCTGGGGATTTCCTAAAGGCGGGAAATACGATTATGAAAATCACCTAGAGGCCGCACTGCGCGAACTTCGCGAGGAAACCGGGATTAAACTTGATGAAAAATTAATAGTAACTAGTTTCAGTTCAAATAAATCCAGACTGTTTATTGCCCGAGGTGATTTTAAACAAAAGTGTCGTGTTGACCGCCGGGAAATCGATGCATACAAGTGGATATCACTTAGCGAACTAAAAAAATTAAAAACGTCAAAGTTCACTCAAGCATTCTTCGGCCGCGTAGAGAAGTTCCTAAGTGGGAGCGTTAATCCTTCAATTCCACAAATCGGACCTCCGACTTGATAGCACATGAAACTCCGGGGATGAGGTACGTAATGACTTCAATGTATTTTTTACCCTTACACCTGACACTCACGATCACCGGCACTGATGTTTTAGGATCGTACTCTGAAACGCATTTCGTCAGATCTTTATCACCGGCGAAGAGTTTTTCAGGGTAGAAAGTCACATTGAATTCCGCTTTTTTCCCTCCGCGGAATTCTTCCGTGATGCTCTCGATCGTGTCGTGACAATCTCCGACACTTTCAAACTTAAATCCGTAGAGACCACGTTCGTTTCTAGCAATGCTTAGCTGAACAAGTCTACGGTCAAAGTTTGTGGAATTAACCGCGGTGAGAAATTCACGGATCGCATCAAACTGTTTACAATCGAACGCCTCCATATTGATATATATCAGATAATTCCAATTCAATTTTAATTTTAATTTTTACGCAATTTGATAAACCGCGAGGTCCCATTGACCAATTATATTACCCGCGGAGTCTTTGACTATACAGTCAGTAGCCTTACCATGTTTGTTATAACTGTCGCCGTACCAACAAGTACCAGTGTTACCGTTCGGTTCGCCCTGATAACCTATATATTTAACGCCCGCGTTGTTTCCAACGGTAAAGCAGGTGTTCAAGTCAACATCCTGACGGAATTTATTATCGAATGCACGATCAGACCCGTTATCCGCGTAACAACCCATGTACGTAGGGCCGCCACGAGAAGTGGTTTTCACGTTGAGAGTGATCACGACAACGATAATAATAAGGATTACAATAGCAGCGGCCGCGATAACTTTGATCATTTTTTTTACTTAATTACTTACTTATTTGATTTACTCGCCCACTATATAATAAATACACGACGAAAGAATTAATAAATATATTTAATAAGGTAGGACTGACGACTTCATGTAACCGTCCCAAACGGTGTTGGCACCGGGGGCGCGGCTGCTGTAACCCTCAGCGGCGCTGCTCATTCCGAGACGACGTTGAAGAGTGTTCGAGAAAGTGCTCGCAACATCCTGAGCCCGATACAGATAATCGGCGGGGAGGAAACCCTCAGGGACTCCGCTTTTCGGGATTACGAGCGGTACTTGAGGAGTCTTGCGAAGTTTAATGACGATGAGATAGCCGATCATCACGACGGCGAGGATAATAAAAGCCAGAATCAGTCCGTGCATTGCGAAAATTAATATCTATATTATACCGGCGACAAAAAATAGAAATTTGTTTTTTAATAACTTTTTTAAATTCACAATCGCCCCGCTGGATCAGTTGGGTGATAAGCAAGCCCATCCTCAGGGTCGCTCAACGCCACCATCTGCTCGTAATACTTATCATTTTTAATTACGGTTTCGCGACTTTGTAAATGAATGTAATCGAGCAATCTCAATTTTTCCGGGTTGTTCTCGAACGTATGCTCGACTATTTTATAAATAAAATACGGATAATAAGGTTTATTACCTCCGTCCGGGTTAACAATATCATACAATCTCATAGCTTTATCAAAGCGAATTTCAGTTGACCGGTTCTCTTGAAAGTCCAGAATCGGCGGCGGTTTCCCTCCAAAAATCTTAACAAGCAACGGCGCATGATCGTTCAAATTGGTCGCACCGACTTTTGGATCTTTTAATATTTCGCGCATAACTTCGCAAGTTAGTTCCCGACGCTCGTAACCGTCGCGACCGATCACATATTCTATATTGGCCAGGTCCTTATCATTGAATGTTTTAGTTTCCAACGCTTGGAGCCGCTCCATCCAAAACCGATAGTGTCTCGACGTATCATAGCCACCGTGCTTTGTCTTTTGACCTTCTTGCGGGTAAAACTGATCGTCCCGAAACACCGCCCCGATAATAGTTTTTACTTTCAAACATACTGGATTTTCGCAATGTAACTCGGAAAGTTCGGGAACCACAGTCATTCTAGTTCCGCATTTACAAACTTCATAAGAACGTTTTTCCAGTGCGATGTTCACTTCGATATTTTGTGCATGATCTACTTTCTTCGAAATATCATCGAGTTCGTATTCGGTTTCTTTTGATTCTGCCCGAGAAACAACATGTGATTGTAATACACTGTGGATCGAATTAATAATAGCTCGCGTACGCCCAATCGCTTCCTCGATTCCCGCAATAATATTTTCACTGGATATAATTCGATAATATTCTCGAGTGTTCTTCTCCTCACGTTCATTACTCTCGTAATAGTCGGCTAGAATAATAACCACCGCCAAATTATAGTTGATCTCCAACGACTCAAGTGAATCATAAGTAAGATTAATTCGCAGATTGTCGATCGCGCGAACGCATTCTGTATATTTACGACCGGTTCGGGCCGTGGCGATAGTTCGATAATTATCAGAAATATCCCGTAACGAATCCAGGGCGGTCCTAATCAAGAATATTTTGTCTATAATTTTAGTATGGGTACTCTCGATAGTGCCAAACATTTTACAACTTCCAAGTGTTTGATGGGTCGCCTATTAATTTATATTAAACTTTCATTATATGTTTAGTATAATTTCTTGAAATAATCTCGAAGAACCGTAAATATTAATCTAACAATCAAATTATATTCAATATGAGCTTGTCCATTGAGCAACTGAGGGACTTGGGACAGCAGATTGCTAGCGATCCTGATTCGATTTACAATCTTGACCCGGAGCAGGCGATTGAAGTGCGCAAGTATCTTAACCCGCTCGGCAACATCGTTACGGCTAAGAAGACCTATGCGAATATTTCACTTGTTAACTGGCGAGACAAGTATCTGCGTCGTATCCACACCACCGCGCTGGTCGGTTATCTTTACCGTACCCTTGAGGAGTACGAGCCCGAGGAGGAACTCGAGCGCGAAAGGTCCGCATTTAAGAAGGCTGTCGAAGGTCTTGGTCCGAACCCCGATCAGTCAGTGCTGCAATCGATGACTCGCGAACACGATGCGAGGATGTCACTTCTTAAATCGACCGCTCAGGGTATTGTGAGACGTTTCCTCAACCGTAACTTTAATTACAATCCTGATCAACACCTTCGTGGTAGCCACAGTGAAAATAAGTCTGATCCCGAGCGCGTACCTAAGGATGATGCTATTCGTGCGGCTTGCGAAGTTGTCACGAGCGCTCCCGGCATCGAGTCAAAGCTCCGCTCGAAGCCCGAGGCCACCTACAAGTATCTGAGAAGCCATCTTCTTACTACTTATCAGGCTACGATCGAAGCGACCAACACTGTCAAGGCGACTATTGGTGTTATTCTTAACCCGGATCTTGATAACGCTGACAAGCAGGGTATTCTTATTAAGAAATATAAGCAGTTGAGTGATCAGCTCGCTGACATGAAGAAGGTTGTTGAACCTATTGCCGCCGCTGAGACGCTCGACGCGTGGAAGGTTAACCCGCCCGTGGATGTTTTCCATCAGTTCGATCGATATCTTACTAATCATTATGAACAGCTGAGGGAAGTGGTTCAGGCGCTCTATAACGAGAAGCCCGATTTCGAGTACGCGGCGATCCTTTATGATTCGTTTAAGACTCCCGAAGCCGCACGCGATTATCGTGTGCAACATGAGAATGAGTTCCGTACTGAAGTGTTTACGATCGAGAATAGCGCAGTGAGTCTTATCGGCCCGTTCAAGGAGAATCGTCAGCGCGTTGATTTCTATAATAAGAATACCGAGGTGATGAAGCGCATGATGGAACAGCTCGAGAGCGATCATAAGCTTGGTAAGGATCTTATGGAGAAGCAGGTACGCGCCAAGAAGAAGAAGAATATCGAGGAAGCCGGTCCCGATGACCCTGCTCTTGCCGCTTATGCTAAGACGATGAACACTGTTCAGGAACTCGGCGCCAAGAAGATTCTTACTCGCGAAGAACAGGAAGCTCTTTCCCGAGCTAACGAGGCGGCGCGTCTGATCAAGGAAGATTACGAGGTACCCGATGATGCAATTCAAGTTGACATGTTCTTCCCGAAGCAAGACGATAGCGGTAACACCACGTTGGAGAAGACCAAGTTCTTTTCGCTAGCTGAAGCTCCGCTCCATATGCAAGAAGGAAGTCAATTCAACGAGACTTATCAACCGAAGCGCGCCGAAGGCGAATCGCTCACCGAGGCTTACAAGACCAAGGTTATTGTTGATCGCAATGGCAAGAAGAGGGAGATCAAGGTGCCCGTTAAGAAGTCAGATTAAAAAAGCAATTAACTAATTAACGCATAAATAAACTGACAACTGACAACTGACAATTGTTAAACCGTCAAATAACATTTATTTTTTATATAAATTCCCCGATAAACTTGTTGCTGGTATTAATCGCTCCGGCCTCCGCCTGAATCTGTTTACAATATTCCCAAATGACAGGACTTCCAAATTTAAAGTTCTCGTGTGAAGTCGCAGTGAACTTGTAAAACTTATTCTCTTCGCGCAACCAGACCAATTTTTGATGTTTAGCCAGCGGACTGAACGCCGCTTTACATGCGGAATTCGCGCGAGCCTTTTCTTCTTTATCCAAATCATTACTCGATCGACCGAAATAAGAATGTGCGGACTTTTCACCTGTGAAAATATTCACAAACGTGTTCTTTTTTAATTCGGGGTCGAGAGCCTTATCTGTATGACATGCGATAAGAGCGGTAATAAAAGCCCATCGCCCTTGATAGAAGAGCTTTTGCATAACCGGATGTGATCTATTTTTCTTGAGTAGATCTGTACAATCATCAAAGATAAGTACAAGTCTCGGATTAAGATTTAAAAATTTCAACGTGAACTGTTCATCTTTGGACAATACGATCTTTTGCAATTTTGAACGATTTTCATTAATATAATGTTTATAAATGAGTATGATGAGTTTCTTACATTCACGGTCCATTTCAGCGATTTTCGCCTTTGTCGTCGATTCATCATGATTTTCTTCATTTATTTCATCCTCATAATCTCGACGCTTCCTGTGAATGTTATCAATGACACTTCGCGCATATGAATTACCTTGGATTTTATCGAATAGTTGTTTAAGTATTTCAGGCTTATTCGCCCTTGTATAAACTGTACTCAAAGCGGTCTGTCGTTCCCAAATATCATCGAGAAGTTTAGGTGTTAAATTATAATGAATACAAGGTAATGGGACAATTCCTTTGTCGTACGTATGATTTTGCCTATCAGTCGGGGATATCACAATAATCTGATCGACATACGGTTTAATGATATGTAGAATATCAACCATAACGAAACTCTTACCCGTACCAGATTCGCCATAAAGCACCGTTGTCTTATCGACAAATTTTGTCGGAGAGAAATCAAAATCCTGCAGCGACGACATAGTTAAAAATAAACTTATTTGTAAATCTCTCACTATATATAAAAAAGTAAAAAAATATGTTAAAAATGCAATTTTTAAGTTGTTTTCTCGTGATGAAGCGTTTACTTTGTAAAAATGACTTCGTAAAGTTGGTCAAAGTTGGAACCGGTCACATGTAGGAAAAAGTCAGTGGATGAGGAACTCCTGCTATAATATCGAAGTGTATACTTGTTGTTGGTACAATTATACGAGAAGTCCTTGTTCGAGCAAAGACAAATGTCATCGCCTTGTCCAAACTTAAATTTAAAGGTCACCACGGAGACACCATCTTCGTAAATATCAAGATTGTAAACTTTGGAACGAGGATCTTGAGTCACTTGCTTGCTGGCAAGGCTGGTCGAACTGCTAGATTGTGACTGAGGCCTAACAAAGAACTTGTCACCGATGTTCGAATATGAACCCTCGCAAACACATGAGATTCTGGCCGTTCGCATTGTAAGTTTACCCGCTTACTAATTATATAATATCACACGAGTAATTATTCAATAGAGAATTTAAAACGAAGTGAAATCGGTATTAATGCGCACGGGCACAATAGAGTCTTCTAGGCCCGAGGGGATACTATGACCGGGTACATTTACTCCGGAATAGCCACCGGAAAATACGCTGTCGTATGCTCCATTTTTAATTTCATCAAAATTCTCAATTCCCAATACTTTGTTGTGCAAGAAAAGTACACCCAACATCATAAAGAAAATCCAAAATCCGCTTCGCAAACACATCACAAGCAAAGATTCGTCAGTGTCAGCATCCCTAAATATAAACATTATAACAAGCACGATAATGAATGTTATTAACAGCGCCGTGTAAATGGGGTTCTTAACAATCGTATGCACCAACGGCGCCTTCAGAATAGAATCTGCAAAGTAATTAATAGTTTGGCCAACTTCCAAAGGCATGTTTGTCGTTAATGTTAATTTATATAATCGGCTATATAATATTTATTTATTTTAAACACCCCACGGGTCGTCATCGAGCGAATTGTAAGCGCTGATCGCAGGATTGTCGGCGGATTCGGTTTCTATATTATCTTCGTCGCGTACAGATGGACGCGTTACCGGCGTTTGTCTACGTTGAGCAATAAGTTCACGTTGCTTGCGATAAATCTCATCCGGGTCTTCATCGTCACTTGAACTTTCGCTGGGAGAATCTGACTCATCGGAAGGTTCGGGTGTTTTAGGTTTTGGCGGCGGTACGTTTTTCCTGGGACGGCCCGCAGATCTGCGTTGTGTTTTCGGCGGCTGAAGATCGGACATAATATTCATTGTTGGACTGGTTTCAACGGGTGGTTCCGGACGAGATTTCAATTGGGTGATTGTCGATTCTAGTTGCGAAATTTTGTTCAACAATTGCGAAACAATAGCGAGAGCGCGTTCATGTTCGGTTTCTAATTCACATCGCTTTCGCTTTTCCTCGACGAACGCCGCCTTGAGTTTTTCCACCAATTTCTTACTAACCTTATCGTTGCCGTTGCTCTTGCTAATTTCGCGTACAAATCTCGCGTAGTAATCCTCGCGCTGAATAATAAAGATATCCATTATGCGATCTTGCAACACACGCACGTTGGCTATGTTTTGATGATCATCGATGATTTTTGTCAGCAAGTCTCGTTTCAAAACAGTTTCGCCGAACGCATTGACTGTTTTAATCACAATCTCGTGCAGCGTCATATCCTTGTTCCTCTCGGAAAAGTCTTTGTAGTAATATTCGGGAATAAATTGACTGAGAACCTTATTTTCAAAATCAGCAAATACAATAGTTCCAAATCCGCTTATCTTCTGATAATATTCATGCAATTTCTTTACAATTCTCATGTATATATCATCGCGCTCTGCAATCCCGCGCATATAAGTAAGGATGATATTTTTGTATTCGTCGGTGATCGACGTTGCGTAACCATCCTTGACCAAATGCTTTGCTTTCAGATACAGGTCATTATAAAATATATCAACGAAAAACGTGCCGATGTTTTCGAATACACCGATTACTTCGGCGCTATAATTCCTCTTGTCCATTCGAGATCACTATTACTGATATAATATCGCGATTGGTATCTCTAAATAACAAAAATAAAAAAGGTAAAAAATAGAAATTTACCACGGGAATTCAAGGTGTTAACCGACAATTTGGTTTTAATCAATACACAACCGCGATATGGTAGTTTTCGCCGATCATTGCCGATTCGTATATCATCCAAGAACTAGTCTTGTATTTGTGAGCACGTGAAGTCATTCGCGCCCGCGATCCGACCATGTTATTCAAACGCTCGCTAATAATGCTCTTAACTTGTTCATACGTGGCCGGGCGACTACACCACAGCTCGCCGACTGGTGTGCTACTTTCTGGGGAACTGTTATAGAATACTATATGTAGCATCACCGGTACGATTTATATTAACTGTAATTGATTCTTCAAATTTGCAAATTAATTATCCCCGAAAGTTTCCGTGGATTTGGAATCACGGTCAATAAATCGGTTCATGTACTTGGTACCCATCGCCGCGGTGTGTCGTTCTTTACTTGCGTTGTCAAGGAAGTTAATCCCGGTAACATTGTCATTGGCGTTTGGATTACGATAGTTAGTATGATTGGGGCGACGATTTTGGGAGTTATCCGACTCCTTTTTGTAATCTTCGCCGGACGTTATCCGGATGCGTCGATCTCCGTTAGGATCAAGTTTATGTTTGTAATTGACCGTGTTAAACGATTCTTGCTTTTCAGCGTCATCGGTCGTTTTCAATTTGGCGCCGGACGTCATCTTGAGTTTGGCCGTTTTACCAGCGACCGTATTAAGATCGCGCAATATCGGTGCGCTCGCATCAGTAATAATTTGATCTTTAATCTTGCGAGTGTCAGCTCCCGGCTTAACTGATTTGTAAAGCACTTCCGCGTTCAAATAATGGTGGGCCGGCGCAACATGATTGTAAACAACTTGTCTGGCAAGATGCTCCATGATCGTTGGAGCGGCCGTTTTGGTTATCATGGTCATGTCGCCGGTCGCAAATTCGCCATCGACCGCAATTGATTTCAGAATCAAAGCAAGATCACGTGCGAACGGTTCAGTTTTTCTCGCCACTGTATTCTTGGCCTCGCTAAATTCAATATCTGAGTTCTTAACCAAGTCCAGACATTGGCGCTTACCCCGGATAATATTTGCCATGAGGAGGCCCGCCGCCTTAAAGCACTTGCTCGTGTCCGCGTCGGCGAATTTTGTGTCGGACCCCATTTGTGCGGTACTGATCGCCCGATGGGTGGTACGAGTTTGTGCGCGACGACAAAGTTGCGAATATTTGGCTACGTTAAACTCGGCCTCGGCACATTCATCGCGATACGCCTGCGAATCCCTGAGCACTTGCTTACATATAATGTTAGCACGGCGCTGCGGATTAAGTGCATAGTCACGAAGATAATCGCCGTACGATTGAACCAAAATTTGCTTGGGGATACTCGATTTCTTTTTGTGTGTTCGAGACGTTTGGGGCGTTCGACCGTCAATTTGCCTTTCGAAAACCTTAAGTCGGTCTCGCGTTATTTTGAAAAGAGTTTGTTGATCTTGCATCACTTTGTCATCACTGCGATGGCCGCCGGTGACATGATCCGATCCATCGGCGTCCCAGCGAATAAATCGCATGCGAGCGTCTTCTTGCGCGCGCAATTGCTTCATGTCCGGATCAACGTTGTTACCACGGGGATCGCGGGACTCGGGGCCGCCTTCACCTAGAAAGATCTCCGGTTTGTAGACTTCCGCATAGCTGACATTTCCGCGATTACCGTTATGTATCAAGTTAAGATAACCGGATCGGCGAGATACAGCGCCCCTTCCCTCCTCGTGTTCGAATTTGTTCTGGTCCGGCCGCTGATCTACAAGGGTTGACCTCGCATAGGACTCATAGGCCATTTCGTCATTGTCATCTAAAACAGTTTCCTCGAACTTAGCCATTAGCATCGAACTGGGCATCCCACCAAATTCATTGCCTTCACGAGCGTATTCCTGGTCGATTTCAGTAGGTACGGTTTTAATCAAATTATAATCCATCGATAAATCGTAGAGTCGGACTCTTATTAAGAATAGATACTATATATAGTAAATTAAATTTCAATACAAATAATTGACAGAAAATTGAATCGTACATCTATCAAATATATGAGAATACAATGTGCGACGGAAATAGAGTAAAACTTTGCACCGGCGATCAATGTCAAGATTGTTTTAATAAGAGCTTCGCGAGTCATATCAGATCAGGCCTATGGTCTGCAAGAAATGAACTGACCCCGAGGCAAGTGTTCAAAGCATCACATACAAAATATTGGTTTGACTGCGACATTTGCAATCATGAATTTGAATCATCTCTCAATAACATTACCAGTTGTAACTCGTGGTGTCCATATTGCGTGATACCCTCAAAGAAACTATGTTCAGATGAAGACTGTGCTGAGTGTTTTGATAAGAGCTTTGCGAATCACAATAGATCAGGTAGCTGGTCTGCGAAAAACAGATTGACCCCAAGACAAATATTTAAATATTCGAAAACTCGATTTTGGTTTGATTGCGACGTTTGCAATCATGATTTTGAAACACCGCTTAACAGCGTTGTTGGTAAGAATTCATGGTGTCCATATTGCGTGATAACGCCTAAAATATTATGTCAGAATGAAGATTGCGCTGAATGTTTTGATAGAAGCTTCGCGAGTCACAATAGATCAGATAACTGGTCCGCGAGAAATACATTGAGCCCGAGACAAGTGTTTAGATGCACTGGAAGTCGGTTTTGGTTTGATTGTGACGTTTGCAATCACGATTTTGAAACAACGCCTAATCACATTACTATTTGTAATTCGTGGTGTCCTTACTGCGCTGTACCTTCAAGAAAAATATGCTCGGATGAAGATTGTACTGGATGCTTTGATAAAAGTTTTCAATCACATGAGAGATCGGCTTATTGGTCTAAAAAGAATGCATTGACACCGAGACAAGTGTTCAAATCATCAGGCACCAAATACAAATTTGTTTGCGTGAAAAACCATGAATTTGAAACAAAGCCAAATGATATAAATAATGGTCGATGGTGCCCATTCTGTATAAACAAGTCCGAAGCCAAACTGTTTGATAGACTTATATCAAGCGGATATACGTTGACGAGCCAATTTTATGCTGATTGGTGTAAAAATCCAGAAACTGACAGATATTTACCATTTGATTTCGTGATGGAAGAATACAAGTTGATTATTGAATTGGATGGACGACAGCACTTTGAACAAGTGAGTGATTGGAAATCGCCCGAGATAACACGACAACGAGATCTATATAAAATGGATTGTGCGAATTCTCAGGGATATACCGTGATTAGAATTTTACAGGAAGATGTATGGAATGATCGCAACGATTGGTTTGAAAAATTGGAATTGGAGTTATATGAGCGTGATAACCCCACTCGCGTTTACATATCATCGGGAAATCAGTACGTGAATTATTGATATTTGTTTTTTTGAAAGCAAATTAACACGTGAAAAAATAAATTTACTTCTCAATTACTGTTTTGGTGAGCAAGTGCAATTGCAAATGTAAACTTTAGTTGTTCAACGAGGCAATCTCTTCGTTGACCGCGGTTAACTTGGCCAGAATGTCGGCACTTTCTTCCATTAGTTTGCGCAATTCAGTCGAGCTTCTCAAACACACGCGCTTGTTCTGCGGCGAAACCTGTTTCTTCGGCGGGGATTCACGTTTGCGACTTACCCAGTTGGCCAAGTTGAAATCGATGGCGTTCAAGGAGATCCCCATGCGAGACCCCTTGAGATCGTCATTCATCAGGTAGATCGTAGTGTAAAGATTCTCAACACCGCTGCAGGCAATCTTCAGGTGGAACCGTTCGCCGATTCTTTTCTCGATGACCTCCGCGATCGGAATGAGACCATTCTTGGTGAGAACGTCCAATTGGTCACTTCGGTATTCAATCGGAGCGTTGTTGAGGTCGATACACCCGCGAATAAACCAATCAACGGGTATACCGTCGATCGCTTGGTAACGAGCATACGTAAACAGCTTCTGAGAACCAGCGAGCATCGACCAATCGGCGTCTCTGAGCGCGACGAAACGGTCCATCATAACGTCGAGAAGTTTGTGGTACGCGGTGCGAATGCGCTGGGGAAATGAATCGACGGTGTTATTGCGATGCATGATGATAATTGATAATTCGTCGATTCAATTTTTACGATTGTTATTGTGTGATTGCTCGGCCGGGTAAAAATAAGAAAAAAATAAAGTAATTGTTACTTTGTTACCTATTACTTTGAGGACGTATGTCAACTTTATAGATGATCCGAAAGTGATGCGAGAAGCTTGTGAGCAAGTTCCTTCGGATCGGTAGGTTCTTTCTTGACCGTGATCAATTTCACCAATTCCGCGAACACATCTTGCACGGTGTTGTTTACGCGCGGGGTTCTCGATTCTTCACGCGAACGAGAACGCGACCTCGATCGTGAACGCGAACGTCTTGAACGCTTAGAACGCTTAGACCGCTTGGATCTCTTCTTTCTCGGGCTGCGACTGCGACTGCGACTACGCTCACGTTCACGTTTCGCGGGCGGCGTCTTCGAGCGAGACCTCGAAGGTGAATGCGACGGCGACTTCTTGCGTGCGATGGTCCGGAGGCGCGAACGATCCGCGACCAGTGTCAACGACCCATCAATGCTGGTAGTGGGAACACTCGCGTATCTACTGGACAATGAGCGTTTGGAGAAGTTGAGAAAGATGGTGACGATTTTGGGAGAATCGCAATTGATGAACAACCTCGGGGTAAAGTCAGGAGCGACCAGATCCTCGAGATAATCCATCAACGGGATAATCTTGTTCATAGCAAGAACATCCCACCGATCACCGCGGTACGCGGCAGGTGCTTCGTAGAGGCGGAGGCATCCGCGAACGAACCAATCAAGGGGGATTCCGTCGATGGCTTCATCCTCACTGTAGCAGAAGAGCTTCTGAGATCCCTTGAAGAATGACCAGTCGGCATTACGATATTCATCGTAGCGCCTGAAGACGGAATTCTTGATGGTGCGGTCAGCATCCAGCATACGTTGCTCAAACGAAGTCGGCAGCATATTGATATAATAGATTTGATCAGATTCAATTTTTAATGGGATGATCGTCTTAATGGTTATGTAAAATTGAATCGATCATAGCAATAAATACTGATATACAACTTACAATGGAACCTCCCGTGAACAATAAGAAGTGTACTGACTGTGGAAAAGTATTCACGCTGGTCACGGATTTGCAAAGGCATAAAAATCGTAAAACACCGTGTGTAATTCGCGAATTAACTTTTGAGCAATTGAATAATCCGAATAAATGTGAGTTTTGTAACAGAACTTTCGTACAACCGCAAACGTTGACAAGACATTTGAAAATTTGCAAAATCAAAATAGCCCGTGAATGTCACGCAAGAATCGATGTAGTTGATGTTAGAGCTACAAATGTACAAGATCAACTTAAGCAAGTGAATGTGAGACTTGATACTTTAGAGAAAAAGGTCGACGGTGAGGAAGTTGGTCATCTCTACTTTATAGTTGAAATGCCTTTTAGAAACTTTGTGAAAATTGGAATGAGTAAGGATCCTGTAGGCCGTTTGAAACAGTTGCAAACTGGTAACCCTAGCCGGTTGGTGATTTACCATACGTTTGAGTCGACTGATTATAAACTGCTTGAGAGAACGATGCATAATATTTGCCAGGACTTGAGAGCCGTCGGTGAGTGGTTTGAGATGAATCAAAGTCAACTGGACAGTATTATTGGTAGCGAATTCACGTCCGGTTAAAAATATTCTCGTAACAACTCGGACTGCGCCTAGAAAAATAATTTGAAACCTGCCTCATTTTTTCTCAATTTTATTTTTTGAGAATCTTAATTTTCTCTCTCTGTAAAAAATCACATAGTCACTCCACTCCCGATTAGAGGATCTTAAAAAGAAAACAAACTAAGGGTTAATATACAATATTAAGGTCTGATACAATGATTATTTAAGTCAATAATTCACTTCCAATTAGAGTGTCATAAATACGTTATTTAATATTAAAGACTTCTTATGTGTATACTTATATTAACTAATCACTCCCAATTAGGGGAATTAGTCCTCTAAAAATCCTCAAAAAGAGTAAATTCGGCAAACAAGATGCAGGAAGTCGGGAAGGATAAATTCAAATGCTACTCTTGCGGTAAAACGTTCAAAGATAATGCCCACCTGACAAGTCATAAAAATAGGAAAACTCCCTGTCTAATTCGCGAAGTCCCCCTTGAACAAATAAATAATCCAAACCGATGTATATATTGTAATAAGATCTTTTCCAAGAAGGAAAATCTTACTAGACATTATAAAATATGTAAGATAAAGAACGGTGGAATGGAAATTCTCGTTGACAAAGTGAAATATGAACAAAAAATCAGGATTTTGGAGGAGCGCGATAGAATTCGCGATCAGAAAGATAAAGAAAAGGATGAACAAATCAAACAATTGCGTGAGGAAATGGACGCGTTAAAGAAAGCGATCGCACATACGCCAAATCAGCAAAATCCACAAACGATCAATAACAACAATACCAACAATTTCAATGCGCCAATCAACATTACCATTAACAATTATCTCAAACCGAACATCAATCATCTTGCAATCGACGATCTATTTAAAAACACTTTCAAGGAAAATCTTGTTCAGACACCTATGGCAATTATCCCGTTGATTTGGTTTAATCCGGAACATCCTGAGAATTTTTCCATCTATCTTGTGAACAAGTCTACCAAGGAAACACTTACTTACACCGGTAACAAATGGGACGTCACCACCGCCGACAAAGTAACCAAGGATGTCCGCGACCGCGCATACGCGATTACCAACGGAATACTTGGTAATCCCAATCTTAAAGTGTTGACCCCGTACACGCAAAATATTCCCGCGGCCATCGCCGCCAACACGACCGATGAAGAACTGATCAAAGCCGAATGTGAAAAAATATATAACGTGTTTATGCAAAACCGCAAACATCGCGAGCTAGTAAAACCATACGCACAACCGTGAATCACTCCTGAGACAACCTGAACAGTTCGGCGATCACACTGTCGGGCACACCTTCAGTGTGCACGCGCCTGATCGTTTTGCGCATAATGCCTACGCATCTTCCACCGTTCACAGCGCGGTAACAAATCTCCGACCCGTGAGTATTGTTATGTTTCGCCGCGCAAATGTTGTACTGCCTTTCTACCACGTAGATTTCATTGCAACCGTGATAAATGCATGGGCGAGTTGGCAGTATAAGCTTGCCACCACATGTATCACACTCTACGCGAGCAAACTTATTTGTCAAGTGTTCCTTGAAAGTTGTCAAAGCCGCCTGTTTCATGCCGGGCAGCGTCTCATCGGCGTCAGCGTACACTCGTGCACACGTTTCCACACAGGTTGATAGCTCACGTATGCGATGTTCCGCAAAGTTTATCAACTCCGGGGTCGACTCTGATCTTGCACCGCGTAGAATTTCGAACGTCACGCCGGCGCCCAAGTTTAATGTTCCCAACTTGAGTACGGCTGATCCCAGTACGTTTCGTAGTCTCAATCTGAATGTTTCGCTTTTGGTCTCGTCAAGAGAAAGTGTCTTGCTTAGTCTGGTTATCATAAACACTAACACGTGAGACAGTACGTCCGGCGGTAACGGTAGAGCAATGTTGTTCCTGATAGCGCGCACCACACGCGTCGCGGCGTAAGAACAGCAAGTTTTGCACACTATTATGTGATGGTGGTCAATAGCCGGATCAATTCCGCTCGAACACTCGTATTTTTTCTCCTCGATCTTCACGCGTTTGATCGGCGGTCCAGTCAGTTCAGACTCATCGTCGGTGCAGTCCTCGTCGATGATCAAGTGATTGTCGTTATCATCTTCAAGTTCCCTTTTAACACGCACGAGCTTCTTTTCACCGTCCATGTTGATGTATTAGTGTTATTCTACTTCAATTTTTATTTAATTACTGCGACCACAGGTTGTCGATTTCAAGGTTGTCAACCGAATTCAAATCGGCAAGTTCTTTTTCCCCAAATGCGATTTTCTTTTGTCGCGGCGCCGGTTTGTAATACATCGTATCGACTGCACGTTCACCCTCGGACATAGTAGGCGGGCGCATTCGTTCGGCGAGTTGGTCAAGTTTCGCACTGATAATTTCTAGTCGCCGTTGATGATTCTCGAGGTGATTTTGACAAATTACCAGCCGGCTTTCCAGCGATTTTAGCTTCTGATTGTAATTCATTGGTACAATCTAAAGGCGTATAATCAAATATACTCAATTATTTTTTAATACAATTTATCACCGGGCGTATTTTACGATTTAAATATTTAAGGTGGTTAAAAGTAACCGACAACTCGCCACAGCAATGGAACAAAAGACCGCTTGTGTTCTTATCGCTGATACGCGCGAACGTCATGTAACCCGCCACGAACACGAATTGAGAAACACCACGTATGAAATCAAACAGATTACCACCGGCGACTATGTAATTTTGACTCCGACTGGCAATATTCTCGCGGTAATCGAGCGAAAGTCATTGGAAGACTTCGGAGCTTCGATTAAAGACGGTCGCCATCAAAACAAGTCCAAGTTGAATGAACTCCGATCGCAAACTGGTTGCCGGATCATTTACATTATCGAAGGCCCGGAGTTCCCAGGCCCCGATCAATATTTCGCAAATGTACCGTACCGATACATCGAATCGAGTATTTTCCACCTGATGATTCGCGACGGCGTTTCAGTGTTGCGCACCCGAGACTCTCTTCATACCGCCAGAACACTTGCCAACTTTACCGCGTCGATGGATTCGCTTATCCGCAAGCTCGGTGAAGTGGAAACTATGCACGCGCCCGAACCGATGCCTATCAACGCGCTCGCCGATCCGCAGGCGCAACCGGTTCCCCGCGAAGCCGTAGTCGAGATGCTCACTCGCAAACACGATAAAACCGATCATGAAATTGCACGTGAACTTTGGAGTTGTTTCCCAGGTATTTCTGTTGAATCGGCAGACGATTATATGCGCAAATACAGTATCGGTGATATCGTTAGCGGGCGAATTCCTCGAGATGAGATTGTCAACTTTAAAATGGCATCGGGTCGTGCTATCAGCAAAAAAGTAGTTACAAGTCTCACCGGAATAAGCAAACTGATCGAAGTGAGATTACTTTCATCGATTCCCACGATTTCGCACGCGATGGCGGTCGAGATTACCAACGCATCATCGTTGCGCCAAATACTCACTTATAGTGTTGGTGCTATCAGCATTATTAAAGTCGGTAAGTCCAAGCGGAATCTTGGTGAGCCTCGCGCGGAAAAGATTCTACGTTATCTTAATTACAAATACGTGCCGACTGTACCAGCTGGACCGCCGGTGCAAGCCAACCCAATTGTACCCGACGTAGACGTTAATGATCCGGAAGTTGCAGCACTTCTGGATGCTATCTAAGCAAATTAAAAACTACCCGCGTAAAGTTATAAAGATCATAATACTATAATTGCGGTAACTGGTTATCAAGTATGTTCAACCTAATTATAATAGCCGTGATGATCTTCATTGCGTTACTTACCACAATTATTATTTGCGGTGATCAAACTAACGTATCACGATTAGACGATGTAACGAATACCAGATTAAGCTCTGGTCCGCCCGCGTATGGATTTACTTATTAAAATTGGTATTTTGCCAAATAATTTATTTTTTATAGTATATATAAACTGAATAAACTGAACGCGATAACAATCAAACATGGGTTTGATTAATTGGCTAAAGAAACTAGCGTGTGTGCGTGTTGAAAAACCTCTACAGTCCGGTGCAACTACCGACCAAATTAAAGAGTTTCTGGCGAATGTTCGCCCGATGGACCTACTTGTGTTCCGCAGCAGTGATGTAGTTTCGCAGTTGATTTCGGATATGCAAAATAGACAAGTTGGTCACGGCGAAGTTTCGCATGTGGAAATCGCGATCACCCGCGAATGGTGTCCTCGCATTGAAGAAATCCGCGCGATCACTGGTGAAATTGACAACGACAAAACACTTTTCGCTTGGGGATCAACTTTGTCCGGACCGCTGAACGATAATGTTTCCGACGCGGAATCCGGTGGAACCACGTTTGGTGTACAAATTCGCGTGCTCGCCGATCTTGTTCGCGAATATTTGAACAACCCCGGTGCGAATATTGGTGTTTGTAGATTGATAAATAACCCGACGGTTAAGCTTGAGAGTGAATCGGCCGCAGATTATATTTCCAGATCACTCGAACTCAAAAACAAAATCGCGACCGCATACGATGTGTACAATGGTAGGATGTATGATGTAAATCCGCTTGCGCTACTCGGTTCCATATTCCCTAGTCTAAGACCGTTGCGCGCGGCCACCGACGAAATACTCAAGCAGTTTATTAACTCGAACGAATGGCTTTTCTGCAGTGAATGGGTCGCAGTGATATACGAGGCCATCGGAGTGATCGACGATAGTACTGACGGAATTGTTGACGGTCGGACCCTCAACCCGAAGGATGTGCTTCCGGTGGATTTTATTGGAGGGGAAACCGACCATGACGGCATTATTAAACCGATTTGCGAACTCCCGCCGCGATGGGTAAAAAATTGAAACGCTCCCGCTTAAGATTTATAAAAATCACAATGGATAACGTTTGTGAATTTTGCTATGGTGATCGCAACTCTTTCGGCTGCACCGGGTGTGAATTCGTCAATTGCAACTCCTTCGGTTGTGATTCCTGGACCTCGCGTGGAAGTCTTTACTGTTCCGACTGTAGCAAATACAAATGCGCTTGCGGTGCACCCCGCGGCCTCGACGGGGTGTGTGATGACTGTGAACTGACCGCATCGATACGCCGCTGGGAACGACAGTGTAGATTCAATCGCATGGGATGTTCCAACAACACCTCGGTGAAAGACAGCTCGATGTAAAAAACAATCCGTCGCAAGAATAGGTAGTCACTGGTTTTTTTTGGCAAATTCCACCAATCCGTATACAGCACTTTTCACGTAAAAGAGTTAAAAAACAATTGAATCGGTTTAATGGCATATTAACAATCGCATTAACAAATGGATAATACCACCTGTGATGGATGTAAACAGCCGTTCGACGAACTCGGATGTGAATGCCCATTGTACCGCTGTGGACATTGCGGATGTATCAGCGATCGAACTGTTTGTATCCGATGCGAGCACTTGCTTTGCAACTCCCTCAAGTGTGGCAACTACGTGACCCGCGGAACTCCGTTTTGCATCGACTGTGTCAAAATCAAATGCCGGTGCGGAGCTACACGAGGTCGAGCTAAACTATGTGATCGATGCATGTATTGCAAGTATATGCTTCTAAGCCAAATTGAGACCTTTGATAACTTCAGAATCACAGGCATACCTGGCGGTCGCTTGTATGAGGATGCCCGCGCCGAGTGGGAAGATCTTCGCAGAGAATAATGTCTCGTCGCCGTGTTATTTTTTTTTACCAATGCCGATCGGTATTAAAAAATTGAAACGTGTTATTTATTATTTATCAATCACAATGGATAGCTATCAGTGTGATAACTGCGGAACAATCTGCACCAGCCTCGATTGCCTCGAATGCAAGTACCATTACTGCGCCTCATACGGGTGTATCAAACGCATCCCTGGCGACAAAAGCTTCTGCGACCGCTGCAAGGTCTTCACTTGCTACTGCGGAAAGCGGAAAGGTTCCGACGCACGATGCGTCGATTGCTTTGCGCGAATCAAGTTCATCTGCCAGAGCATTATTGCTCATAAAGACAACGCGGCAACACGCATGATCTAAAGGAATAAAATCACATTCTTTATTTTTTGACTAATCGAGGCCTAGCGATTCACCTACTTTCCACTCATTGTCATTATCGTCCGCATCTCTATCAGGATCATATGCTTCTTCGGTGTCGAACCCAGGATCGAATGGTTTCGATGTATCACCGAAATCTTCTTCGTGTTCTTCAGTATCTTCGTATTCGCGATCGGTTTCGCCTTCAAGATCTTGTGCGGTGTTTGAATCGTATGATTCTTTTTCCCGCACTTCCTTCTCACCGTAAAGTAGCGCCCAACTAAAATGTCCAGGTTTCGAAAGTAGCTCTTCCGCTCGCAATATCTTTTTAACCAAATAGCTGACAAAATCATGACGGAGTTTTTCGGTTTCTTTATCAGTATCATTCCAAATCTTCAAACACATTTCACAGAAAGTTTCAATACAGAATGAAACAACTTCTCGAGGCTTCTTATATTTTTGCATATATGCGAAACGCCCATTGTAATCGTTATAAATATCCGGGAGCTTTTTATTCAAGTCGGCAATCTTATGCTTGTTGATTCCCGAATTGTCAATGAGCGCAGAAAGATCCATCGGGGGTTTTGTCAATCTGTGGAAAAACTTTACTTGATTGTATTCGGTGATAAGGTTCTTAACATGAGTGTCCACAACGTAAACGCGAGTATCATATCTATATTCAGCCTCCGGCGGTATATAAACTCCCGATTGGACTTCCGCGTATTCTTGTTTTTCAACAGCTCCGAACGCGCTAATCAATCGATGATTAATTTTCAACTTGTTGGCGAGATCCAAGATCAAGTTGAAATTAAAGGTCCACTTGCTATAATCGGTGTCATACTTGCTCACGTCGGGCACGGGTTTCGCTGGAACACTCACGAGAGCAATTTCGCCGATAGCAAACTCTTCTCGTTCACGCGTGTAAACGTTACGGAACTCGCGATAATAATTCAACGATTCTTTAGCGGTCGGGTTAAGTATGTATGAGCTTCCGATCAGACATTTCGAACACTTGTCGCCTTCGCCAAAATCATGCAACCCACCTTTGGGACATCTGTTTTCGTAAAATCTAAAGAAGTTAGAAATTGAGTGTCTGGCATCAAGCGATTCCTGTATTTTAGCCTCATCGAGAGTATCCGCTTGTGACCAAAGAACGCCGCAACCACTACATTTCTTGTCTGTAATCGTATCCGTGAATTTAGTACCGGCTTCGGTGCTTTTAGCAATATCGGCAGTTTTGATCTCGACACGAGTTAGTTTACCATCGGCGGTTTTTTCTACTATGTATATGTTCCACACATGTGTATTTCCGTCTTCATCAAATAGTCGACCTAGTGTTACCGGGGGTCGCGTCCACCTTCGGGAGTTTTTACCTTGCAACCACGTCCAATTTTTCGCAGCTTCCATCTGACGATATTTCATCAACATGATTTCTTTTTCCTGGAGTTTTAAGAATTCCGCATGATGCTTTTCGTGTGGCGGTCGGAACCTGACATCCATAGGGGCGTTAGGATCACCCTTACCACCAACGCTTACATCAATGTACATCGATTCGTTATACAATCGCTTTTTGAGCGTTTCACTGAATACTTCAAAACTACGTGCGGCGTAACCTCGGTAAGCTTCCGCGTATATAGATTTACCGTTAATTATAGCTCGACCGTGTACCATCGGTTTAAGATCATCAAACGCTTTCAGATTCCAACGATTATCTAACTTGGGGAGCTTAATTCTAGCAAAGATATCGTTGGCCCGTTCTAGTTTTGCAACGGGTTCACCCATTATTTCATCGACCCGGTCAACAATATCGAATTTGCTTTTGCTCGGTTTGCGGCCGCTAAGAATATCGTCTAAAATATTTATCGTGTACAGGTATTTGTACACGGGATCGAGCATCAATGTAGTTAAGAGGTCCTCAGCTTCACCCGAGTACGTGATCACTTGCGCGCCTGCAGATTGCATCGACTTGTACGCTTCGATCAATTTATTTTTAATAATATCGCCGGTAATACCTGGGATTTCGCGAATGATTACATTCCTAGACAAGATGATTATTTCTAGCACATGCTTGATCATATCGACAATCGCACTTTTCGAGTTTTTCGGCGTGAAGTTCTTAAATGAGAGTTCGGCGCCTCCTCGCCCACGGTTACTCAAAATCAGATGAATCATATACGCAAACGCATATATGGTAATGAATAGACGTTTCTTCGCCTTGATTTCCTCGGCCGAATTTGTCTTGGACTTGAGTATTTGTTTCTCAATCTCGAAGATATAAGGATAACATGCGTCGCGGATCGCGGTAATAAGTTGAGGTACGTTTATTAGCGTGCCAAATTTGAGGTATTTTGTCAGAATTGCAATCTCCCCCCACATAAAATTCTTAAGATCTTCGTTCATCATCGACGCAGGATCGCGCGTTTGACTTATTTCGCCGAAAGCCTCGAGAGAAGAAATCATCTCACCGCAGATCTTGCAATAATACTGATCTTTCACAACTGCTTTATCAATATACTTTGTAAGTTTGGCCTTGATTTCACCATATTGTTTGCCTGCAAAATCAAGCTCGGTAAATTCACGTATATGTGGACAAACAATATCGAAACCGCAATTGTTACATGTTATCATATTATTGGTTTCTGTTGGATTTTTAAAGAATTGCTTAAGATCACCATACAATTTCTTAGACCGATCATCTGTTTTAGCCAGTCTGAACTGTCTATACAATTTAACATGCGGACACTTGTTATTGAGAACCGATTCAAGATATTTTTCCCTCCGCGTGAACTCTAATTCGACCGGTTTCCTTTCGGCCGACGAAAGCAAGTCGAGAATGTTCTTGGCGGCGACAGTAATTGATGGTTTACGAGCAATCTCTTGTTCCACCTGAGCAAGTCTTTTAGCACCGAGTTTCTTCTCGATGATTATCTTATACGCGTTAAGCTTGTTACGTTCATCTAGCAACTTAACCTTGATACCATTTTGGAAAGTATTGCGAGCTTGTCTGGCTTTATATACATCCAGTTGTTCCTTAACCGAAGGGTCGTCCTTACCCTTGATGCTAGCTTTGTAATAAGTGCGCGAAAACCCTCGCATATCAATATCGGCGAGTAATGCTGTCAAATATACAGGACTAAATCTACCATAGTGCAAAGTTTCAAGGATTGAAACAATATCAGATTTAGCCGGTTCCTTTGAGCGGACCGATGTAATTTCGCGCGTCCGCTTAATATTTTCTATCTTCGAATTAAGATTCGGCCTCAACGCGAGTGATTTGCCTTGCAACGCAACATCCAATTGAGTATGTACAAATTGAGCCGATTCGATACTGGTGTGATGTGACTCAAAACCTGCCAAATACTCAAAAATTGTATTGAGAACCGTTAGTACACGTTTGTCATCGAGATCGCGGAACATCACTCGGGTAACAGAATCAAACGTTTCACCGGCAATGTCGATTGAATAATTCGGTTTTATAAAATAATCATCACATGCCGCGCTAGCATCCGGATAAGTATAATTTCCCAATTCGATGCGGCCGTTAATTTCGGGCGGAGTTACCTCTACCGCGGTCAACGGTTTCATACGATCGGGTCCATTAACTACCTGTAGTGGTGAGCAAATAGGATTAATAATAATACCGATAACTTCTATTTCCTCGTTAGACGGTGTAATGTAATCGATACCATCATCGGTCATCGCAAAAATCTTTTGATCAAATCGCACTTTGATCGATCCGGGTAACGCCTCTTTGCGCACAACTTCCTGAGGGCGAGCGCGTCGCATCGGTGGGATAGCGCCACCGCGCGCGACTTCACGCGGTCGTCTACCATTGACCGCTACAAAAGTTGGGATTATTGGTACGACAATTGTGTTAAAGTCACTGCCATGATTTCTTCCTAATTGGATTACTTTTCTCAAAAGTAGTTCTTTTAAATCCGGCTTAAGAAGTTTCGCATTGATATCCAGCGATTCTACCTGCATATCAATAAAACTATCAAATATGACTTTTGGTATATCGGGATTATCTTTGGCGAGCTGCTCAAACAGTAGTTCACGCTCTTCTTCATTGAGTGTTGATAGGTCACTAAGCGGACCTTCATCGAGGATTACTTTAATCTCTGTCATTGTCTTAAACGCACAGAACTAATTGTTACTGTTATATTTTAACGTAGGGAAATACGCGAGAATTTACGTTATTATATTAAAAGTATGATCTTTTTTCTAATCGAATTAATTGTCATAAGTTTATAATGACCCGACGCATTAAAAAAATTTGATTATTCGATAACATATAATCATATATATCAAACACGATGGAGTTTGATTATTTCGAAGAGAAGGTCTACTCGGAAATATCAGGGACTCGATATATCATCGGGTTCGTTTCAAAACGCTCGATTGTTTCCGAAAGGTTAGCTTCGAATCGCCGCTCAACCGACGCGTATCTGCACTTGAGTAAAAATGGATTGCTGGAGCGCCGAACCGCGCTAATAAACTGGGTGCGCAACACTATACAACATCCATATTTATCCGACGCGAGTATCAGCAACGCTGTTGAACTCATTGACAAATATGTACTCGAACATACTTTTGACGATCGGACAATGTATTCGATCGGAGCCGCAGCTCTTTTGATTTCGAGTAAATGGCACGACGACAATAATTTACAAATCGGTGACATACCTAGTATTCGCAAAGAATTGAGTGTGAGCCGCGCACATCGGGCCGAAGTGAAAATGGTGAACTATTTTGATTGGAAAATTGAAGAAGTCACCCCGTACGCATACTTGGCCAACTGTAATCTTCAACCTAAGGTGAGACCGTTGGCGCTATATCTTTCAAGACTGTTCTCGATCACTGACATGTATCTGGTCAACTCACCTCTTGAAATCGCAGCCATTTGCGTGTTTATCGCAAACAGATTATATAATGTCGCGCCGGCTGGTATTGACCTGATTGAAGTGGAAATGCTAATTGATGTTTCTGCGAATGAGCTTGAAGAGACGTTTGACATAATATCCGTCTATTCCCGCAAGTATAAATCTATTGATAGTAAAGCATGGGAAGATTTGATGGGAAAGTACCTATCCTTTGAATAAAAGCTTAGCCGGCTCTAAAAGCCATCTTTTTTTACACCGGTATTTTCCATATAAAAAATTGAACATGGGTTATTGTAAAAGTATAATCAAATCGCTGACACGCGCAAATACTAATAATACATAATTAACTAATCAACTATATCCAATGGAAAACAAAGTAGCCAACAACCTCGTTGAATTGTGCCGCCAATTGCGCGCGACCACCTCGGGCAAGACCAATGAGGAGTCGTTCAATATTCTCCAGAAGCTTGTCGGCAGAAACATTAAAATCAGGTATGAGGTCACCGGAAAGAACACGAGTGATCAGGTTGACGACAGCAACAAAGCGCCTGAAAAGAAACGTGAACAGTTTGCCCACTTGAATGGTTTGAACGTGAGCCGTGTCCTATTGACAACTAACCGCGCCAAAGCCAACTTCGCGCGTGAACTGATTCGCACATGTAACGGCGTTGTGTTGGAATATCCCAGCTGGAAGGTACTAAGTGTACCCGCCCCGATGTTCAACCTTCGCTTTAGAATGACCGACGTGGTCAACAACATTGACTCGTACTCAATCTATGAAATTAAGGATGGTACCACTGTCACACTGTATTGGTATGGTGAGAAGTGGTGTATGTCCTCAACTAATGGATTTGATGTGAGTGATTATGAATGGATGGGACCTACTCCCTATATGAAGGCGTTGACTGCAATCACCAAGATGTATCCTGACTTTAGTTTCGATAAGCTTGATCGTGATCGCACGTACACCGTTGGGTTCCGTCATCATGAATTCCACCCGCTTCTTAGCGACAGTGAAAAGATGTGGCTGATCCAATCGTGTGATCTCAACGCACTTAACGCTGAAAATCCGTCGCTTGATATTTCATTGACGACTAACATCGGTATCCCTCTTCAAACTAATGCTACGTTCTCGGGTCTTCGAGGTAGTCGATTGTTTGATATGATGTGTGATAAAAATAACAATGCTTTCATGCAATACATGAGCACTATTCGCACTTCGCAGCCTGAGATTCATTATGGTTACGTCCTGCGAAGCGATTCGACGGACACCTATGTTTCCAACGTGATGCTTGAGAGTGAACTTCTTAAGAAGGTCCGTACGTTGATGTACAACTTACCCAAGCGTACATACGCCGAGGCGGTACCTGTAACTGCGATCAACCGTCTCAAGTATACAATCCTGCGTGCGTATTTGAGTTGCCCGAACAAATATGACTTCCTGAACCTGTTCCCGCAATTCACTGAGCAATATCGTACGTATGACACACTCTTCAGCAAGTTGTCTAACCGTATTATTAGCGCTCTCAGAAACCGCAACACTCGTAACACCATCACCGACTCCGCCTTCAAGAATGCGCGCAGCGACATGAATGCTCGCATTGATAAGCTCGCGTTCTCACTGGTCAAGCACATTGAAGATTGTGGTCGTATCAACGCGATGGACCCTCAAGGTCCTAACATCGTCCTTGATTTCATGATGGATAGAAAGCATCTCGACCTCTACTACACTTACTTATTCTCGGATTAAACTCTGATTGAAAATCAACACATAAAAATAAAAAAAACAAATTCCACTTTTTATTTTTTATCCTCGATTATATATAGTATTAAATATATATAACACTGATTAATATTAGAGAGATGTCTCAAGACGAAAGACGTAACGATGCGACTCTTCGCCATTTTCAATCCCGTAGCCAACAGCCTAAGCTTCTAGCCGGCGGACCTATTGCCTCGACTGGTATACCCTCTGCTCCGGTGAATGTGTTTGTTGTATATGAACAGGGTTTTGGTAGCGTCACTGATCAAATCGACGATACCCGATTTAAGTATATGGGAACTAATCCTCAGGTGAGCAGGTTCGAAAAGATGTCGGGCCGCAGACTCAATCAAGCGACTATGAGGGAGAGCTTCGACTGGTCGTAAGTAAATAAAGCGCAGGTAAGCAAGTAAGTAATTAAGTAATTAAGTAAGTGGATAAAAAATAAATTGACAACTCGGCGCGAAAACTGATTTTATTTTTTACTTACGATTTCGCGAGAGATCGCGCGGTTCAGTATATTCACCCAATTCTATTAACAATTTTGTAATCTTGCTTACATGATCACTGATCTCGCCGATCAACGGCTTGAGATACGCGAGTACGTTCGCGTCGTCGCAATATGTTTCGCAAATATTATCAATACCATAATTAGCCTCGGATAGATTGCTGCGGATTCTTTTAACTTCGTTGATTCGCTCATCGCGTTTACTTATCGGTCGCACAACTGTAACCGCGATATCACAATTATCTGTGATCGCCGGCGTATCATTTTCCAAGTAAATGTATCGCGATTCCATTATGTATTCGGATAATTTAATGGTAGTTCTAACTTCTCGGCATATTGCTTGTACGGCCTTGTCTCGCGTATCACCGGCGCGCCACCGCAACACAGGTTGTAGCACAGAATCTTCATCGATGATAATAAATTCCTTTGCCGTGCTAATGCGCTTGCCTTTGGGGATACTGGCAATAGTTTGCAGATTAAACAATAGCTTTTCTAGAACGTCCATATGATGATTATGTTTATGATTATAATTACTTATACATATATATCAGATTTAAAAGAAAAAAGATGGCGATGTCCGCCTAAATTTAAAACAGTCTATCCGCGCAAAATTTGTTCTCGGGCGCGTACTTGTTGTAAATATGATTCATCCATGCGACACCGCATGCGAGATCGTGATGATTCGCAGCGAGTTCATATTCTTGTGAGAGATCGGTCAGCAATTCACTCAACTCGTGCATCGCGGTGACAGGTGAAACTCCCTTCGATATAATTTGCTCCCAAAGATTAGGTTTATCGGCCCAATTTTCAATCCAGTATTCGTTGATCTGCGGAACATCTTGTGGAGTGATGTACCATTGGCGATTAACCTCAGGAAATTTATTCGTACGGGTGCATCCGAGAACACAGACTGATATAACCGTACCGGTTTCCGGCGAATTACCGGTGGTCAACAATTTAAAGTACAGGACCATCCTGGGTTTAATATCCTCTACAATCGACCTGAATTGTATAAGCGGCGTCTCAGATTTCTTTTTGACAACCTTCGGAGCGACAACTGGAACAGGTGCCGATTTCGCAGCCTTACATGCCGGACAAAGCTTATCTTCGGTGTGAACATAATATCCGTTGTAATTACAATCGGGACACGTGGCTTTGCGAGCGGTAATACGAGATTTACGCGCGGTCTCACAAAGGTTACACTCGGCGTTTGGCGCGCTAGACGCCAGTGTTTCAACCACTTGTTCAACCACATTATGTTCGCCCGTAATACTTTTCTCCTTGGCCGGCGTAGGCAGCGTATCCGCGTCAAGATACTTTTCTACATAAGTGCTACCCTTGGGGCCGCACCGGCTTAGCTTCGGACATGCGTGATTGATCAATACGATTTCATAATCTCGTGTACAACTCGGACAGTGTACACGATCTTTCATAACCTTTTCCACATACTTGCAACTGCTCATGTTATGTCAATTGTAAATTGTCAACTGTAAACTGTAAACTGTAAACTGTAAACTGTAAACTATACAATTGCACATACGTGTTTTTATATAAAAATTCTATCGGCGAAGCAACGCCGCCTCGAGTTTCTTAACTCGCTCATTCAATTCCTCGATTTGCTTTTTCTTTTGCGCCAACGACATAGATATAAGATGGATTTCCACGAATGCGTTGCGATCATATTTTTTCCATAGTTCTTCAATGTCTTCGTATGCCACTGGGAATGAGACGTATCCGAATTGACCAGCTTTACCACCGGGTTTAGTCTCGATCATCAACATTTTCTTTCCTTGGTCTGTGGTAAAATGGTTGCGAATAAATCCTCCCGGTTTAAAACGCTCTTCGCGGGAAAGTCCCGCCTTCGCAACATCTTTCTTTACATAACGAATGTGCGACCCCGTCGGGATATAATCCCAGAGACTCGGGTGTACACCAATATATCCTTCGCTGAGCAATTCCTGAATATCAGCTTCGGTATATTTCTTACCCTCGGGTTTACGAGCGGCGCCGCCAGTTACTTTGACCGGCACCGGTGCGACAATTTTATTAACCGCGGTCGGAGTCGTCGGTTTTGCCGGGGCGGGGCTTATGCGAGGTGCGACTACTACGCGTCCGTTGGGAGTAGCAGGTTTATTTAATTTCTTACGTTCGAGCGAATAATCCATAGTACGGTATATAATAATAACGCTATCATGCTTTAATAAACAAAAAATAAGTGAAGAATGTTCAGCACTTAATTTATTTTTTGATCACCGGTGATCTATAGTCATATACTACTTGCATGTAAGCATCGAGTATTTATTGTGGAGACGTACAATATGAGTCGGCACAATTTGCAGTATGTGTGGTTCGCATGGAAGCGCTGTAAATATCTGTTGTATACGATTTGTATAATTATGTTATTGCATTATTGCGTTATATTAATAGTTTATTAGCAATTGACGCGAACGTCGCGGATCGGATGATGTGCACTACATCACGACCCATTGCAATGACCAGTCGTAGGAGAGTTAGCGACCGCCACCACCGCTTCCGATGTTAACGACGATTAAGATAGCTCCGTCTCCTCCAGTCATTTTGTATGATATGACTTATTAGCTGTGATTGCGTAAGTAAGTGATTGTAATCTCGAAAATTCAATTTTTTATATAAAAAATAATCCCACACATGGGATTAGGTTGAGGATGATAGGTTGCGTCATTAATGAAATTAGCGACCGCCACCACCGGTTCCGATGTCGACAATAATCACAGTAGAACCATCTCCTCCAGTCATTTTGTATGATATGACTTATTAGCTGTGGCTGCGTAAGTGGTGTTTTAAGTTAATTATAACACTCTCAATTTCAATTTTTTATTGCAAAAAATAATCCTGCGCGTAGGATTAGTCCATGAGAGGGTAGAGTGTGCCAATTGATGAGATTAACGACCGCCACCGCCACTTGCGATATTGATAACGATTACGATCGAACCATCGCCGCCAGTAGGAAGAGTCGAAGTGTTCAGTTGCATATTGGGTTTTAGGCGTTGTTTTCTTAGGTTCAGAGATAACTATAGGATTACCATATTCAATTTTATTACAAAAAATATAATCGTCGAATTTACGATTCTTCATAGTTACACACAGCACTTATTCCTGGCAGTAGCAATAAGCATCTAATATTTGATGTTCATAATTGAGTGAGAGCGGGCGACATATTATGGCAGCTTATTGCTACTGCACAGGTCGCGCCTAGTGACCTTGCGGATTCAAATTGGAAATCAAGCTTTGAAAGCGAGCCTTCAAATTGTTACCGCAATTCAGGGTAATATTGTATATTTTGCGGGGTGAGCGGGGAGACTTACGAGGGGATGCCACTTGCGGTTCATCCGCTTGCACGGTCGTAAGTGAATCGGGCAGAGCGATGCGGGTAAACTTAAACCCTCTGATTATCACAAACCCGCCTTCTCCAGTCGACATTATAAATATCACAAACAACTGCCAGGTATTTAAGCTGTGCGGATAAGATACTACTGAACTAGCGTATCTTGATAATCAATCAGCCGACCCAAATTCAATTTTTTATACGTCAAGATATCACAAATTAATATAAAAAGATACCTCGCTTGTATATAGATAAAATAAATAAAAATGAGTAAGGGTGTTGAATCAGTAAATAGACAGGAATATTTAACCGCTATACGTAATTATTACAGTGAAGAATATGATAAAATCCTTAATTTGGACAGTGTTGAAGATAAAACAATCCGTACATACTTAAAGAGCGCAGATTTGACAACGTGGAGCCATAGAAATAGGATTGTTCGTAACATTCAGATACTCAAACATACATATGCTTCAAACAAAACCAATATAGTAACCACTTGTTTCAAGGTTAGTTTTGATTCGACCAGTTGTATTTATGGTTACTTACATTCGCAGTTTATCCCCGGTAAGAAGCCGGATATACAACATCAATTTGTATGTACCGGTCCAACATATCGATCACAAGATGGTGAATATCGCGCTCGGATGATAACTTGGGATCAATTTAATCAATTATTTGAGAAATACGCAGAAGAATTTGATCAAGTTGAAGCTGCAGTAATAGCAAAATTGGAATCGGGTAAACTTGAATTCCAAACTGATTTCTATTATCCTACCGGATTCACTTATAATGAACGTAAGTTCGAAGATAACATTAATAACTTGAGACTTCCGATCAAATTATATATACTTTGTTGGATTTACGATTACTATCAGATCCATCACAAAGTGATTGAAAATCACGTTAATCCCGCCTATCAATATATTATTTATCAACCTGATGATCTTCCTGTTTTTGAATCTATTCTCGGTCGAATCGGTCAAAATGATTACTGGAAATTAATGTCCCGCATCAGCCAAACATATACGGATGTTAATGAACCCGATTATCATGTACTTAATGCACAATGTGGGCAAAAAATCTTCCCATTGACTGTTTTTGAGGCGATAAGACATGACGATATAAACTTTAATGTTTGGCGAGAGATTTATATTACCAACATGGCGTCGAATCTTGTACTCAATTTGATTTCGCCGAGCTTTCCGTTTATCAATAATTGGTTTTATATACAGAATGCACACGGTGGTATATTTGACAACATTGCCATGCATGATAAATACGTACATTCGAGCGTTGCAACTAATATTTCAACGCAACTAAAGGCGACTGATAAACTTAATTATGTTAACGGTGATCGAACCAAAGGAACAATAAGCAATAAATTCGCTAGATTGTCTCGATCAATACAAAAGTCAATCGTTTATGCAGATTCTAATATCAGATTGACAGAACTAGCAGTATGTTTGACCAGCGAATATGTCGGCAGGACATTGCGAGATTTACCCGCGTTGATTGTAAACAAAGAGCATTTACCCGGCCTTGAACTTGCATTTACCGATACTGGCATTTTTACCAAGCATATGTTTGAATACGTTTATTCGTTTTATTGTATGAATTCCAAAATTGGTATGATGCATGGTGATTTACATATGAACAATGCGACGATCTCGCGACTTTATCATATGCAAGATTTGCAAGGTAAGCCTTACATGCAGAATCCTCATATCGCGTATATTATTGCCGACGAAGCTTATATGTTTCCACACTATGGATTAATTGGAACTATCATTGATTTCTCGCGGGCGATACTCGGTGATTATAAGAAGATCGAACATGAGTTTTCAGAAAGGTTTGCCGAACTGTACTTTAAGGAGCAGCGTATTCGGGTTATGTATATGATTTATCATTATTTTCCCAAGTTGATGAGTAAGTATCAAGATAAAATCGAGGCGTTGTTGATCTCGTCGTACCCGCTGATGTTTAAGATACTTACTGCGGTTGACACGTACGTGATCATGAGTAATATCGGCGCGATGTTTTCCATCGATGATGCGTTCACTCATGGTAAGATCAAGATTGCACCCGGTGCGATTAAACTTCTCTCTAAATTGGCGGATCAAGCCGAACATTCGGTGGTAACCAACGTTCAAGCGGCTATTGAAGGCCGGATTACACTGCCCGACGACATTGAATGGCCGAATCTTGAAATCTTACAAAGGAACTTTACCGATTTCAAGATCACGCCGGAACGAATGAAAGATCCGTCTATTACCGTCGTTGACATATTTAACTCGAATAACGACGTTGTGTATGATGTCGACGATTATGATAGTTGGGGGCCGCTGCTTTCACTTGAAAAGGAGATAGAACTCCGGCGTAAATACAAGCAAGAGATTCACGGAGGTATCAAACATTGGCTAGAATATAAAGCCACCGATGAGTCGGCGGTTATCGACTCGCTCACGTCCAAATATGAGCAGCAAGAACGCGAAGTACTTCAATTCGAATCATGGATGTTGATTTGAATTTGTAAAAAATCACTTAAACTTATATTTTTTGTTATATATAATTTCGAGAAATGTCAACGCAAAGAAAAACTCGGACCAAAAATGAAAAAGGTACCGCGCGAGGCGGTAGCGATGTCGCGGTAGATCCGACCGCCGACATTACCGCGGTTGTTGCCAAATATACTGAATTTGGTTGGCAGGCGATCCGCGCTCCCCGCGGTGGAATGAATGATATTGTCGCGAGCAAAGGTACTCGCTTCCATTTTGTGCAAATTGTAACGAAAGAAACTTTGGAGGATCCTAAATTTCATGGTAATCCCAAGAATAACTTTATTCAGAACGCATTTAGTAACGGCGCCGCGCCGATCTACGCACATGTTGTTAAGAGCTCGTGCAAGAATGTCGATGGCACTCGTGGCCAACGAGTCAAGATCACTTTCGAAGATGTAAACTTGGGCGGTCGTGTAATCATCGGAGGTAATCGTCGCGCCGAGGATGTCGGTGACAAAAATGACAAGGGTGATAAATCCGAGAAATCTGAGAAAAAATAAATCGACGAGTGTCAATTAAATGAATTTACTTGGCCGAGGTTTCCTTGACCAGATCGGTATGAGTGAGATGAAGTGCGCAAACCCTACGTCCCCTGCGCACAGGATCGGTGCACTTCAGGATAGCATTGCCCGATGCAAAGAGCGCATCGCAAATGTTTTCCTGATGGAGACTGGGATCAGCATCGATTTGATTGTTAGTTTGCACTTGCACTTGCACCTGTGAGTGCGGTTGCGCAGTTGCCATCTTGGGCGAGGATTGCAGCATCGCCGCGGCTTGAGCGGGAGTAGGTGAGACCTTCTTTGCCGCCAGATGAAGCTTGAGCTTGCTGAGCTCGGCTTCGAGCTGCGCAATCTTGGTGGTTGCCTTCAGATTCTTGACAACCTCCTTTTCCCTGCATTCCCAACCGAATTCACCCCAGATTCTGAGATGATCCTGGTGGATGTGGTCCATGTCGATTTTGTCGAGCGGAAGATCTCCCTTCTTCGGGGCGTGACGATTCCTCAGCGACTGGTAGTCGAGGCAGGTATCGTGGTTGCAGTTGATGTTGAATCCGGGTCGCGAAGCCATCCTGAAGGTAAATTAAAGTAGATCTTCTGGTAGATATATTAGAATAAATACGATTTCAATTTTTTATTTAAGTGGATATCGTGTATATGTATATACACGACCGAACCCATGGACATTTATATTGAGAATGTCATCATTGGCGAAAGATATAGCCGTGATAGTGAAAAAATACACTCGGAGAATATCCCTGTGTTAGCCGGGGATCTTAGAGAGCCCTCGATTATGCTGCTGCACGGTGATAGCCTGAGTATTGCTGAATCGATGGCTGCCGCGGGTATAACGCCGTGTATACTTAATTTCGCAAATAATGACATCGCCGGCGGTGGGTTCGCTCTCAAGGGTAGTACCCAGGAGGAGGTATTACTCAAGCGAACTACACTTGGAGGGTCCTTATCAAAGGAATATTACCCGATAGATAAAATCGTTGACAAGTATCAATATTGGGATTATCAAGATCTGGCACTTATTTATTCGCCCGATGTCATGTTGATACGTAACGCCGATTATGAAATTATACCGGTTCATTACAAAATGTCGGTAGTTACATGTGCACCCATCAACAATCCAAGGGCTACTAGTGGCCGATATATGTTCGCGAGTGATCGAGAGGTTACTCGTAGAAAAATACAAATGATACTAGACGCGGCTACGTTGCGCGGTCATAAAAATCTTATTGCGGGTCAATGGGGGTGTGGTGCATTCGGAAATCCGTTGGAAATTTGTTCAATTTGGATTGATGAAATCACCCGCCGGGATATCAAAGTGGTATTCCCGATTTTCGATAATGCTTTCGGCGATACTATGCGCGAACTTATTGAGCAAATTACACGCGGCGAAACCAAAAATAATAAATAACAACCAGCGTGCAAGCGGTATACACTCGCGCGATAAAAGCGGCAATTGCTCGCGTGCCCGCACAAAGTGTGCAATTGCACATAATGCTTGTAATTTCATCGATCGAATGCATTTTATATTGTAGTTGCGGTGCGTTAAAATTCAAATTTGAATTTATAAATAATATTATATTAATACATAAACAAATAGTAAGTTGTAGCAAGAACAAAGATCCCGCCATGAAATTCTGTCCCGAATGTTCGTCCGTTATGACTAAAAGTACCACTGCGACAGGTGCGATTGTGTTCCGTTGCCGCTGTCAATACACGATCGACGGTGAACCCGATGACACGTTGATGGGTGAAGGATTCTTGGAAGCGCAAAGCAACTTGAAGCACGATGTCTTTATTGAGAACGCGCCATTTGATGCGGCCGCCAACATTGTAATGAAGGACTGTCCTCAGTGCGGTCTCAACTTTATGGTGATGATTCGCGTCGGCACCTCGGAAACGACCATGTACTCGTGTTCGTGTAATTTCAGAGCCACACACAGTGAATACATGAAGTTGATCAGCCAAGGTGAAAGAAAGTCGGAAAACACCGTTAAGACCAAAAAATAAATAGATTAATTGATCAATTAATCATTTGTTGTTAACAACCAATTATTTTTTACCGGTTTGGTCGAGGTTCTACCACAACGCTACGAATAGAATTTAATAAAATCGAATTGGCTTTATCAATAAAATTGGCGATTGTTACAACGACAATAGCGACAATTATTATAAACCAAATAGCCGATCTGATCATGATCGGAGTTTCCCCCCATATAGTCATAATATCTTCCATCAACTTCCCTAGATCGTTGAACATTTTGATGCGAACGCTCTTTATATCCACTTATATATTAAAAAATAACGATATAATTATTTTTTAAGTTGTCGCATCGATATAAAAAAGAAATCAAATGTAAATTTCATCCCGTGCTACCAACATTCTTTACCTTCGAGTTTCATCGCGAGTACAAATGCATGGCCCATTTTTTTGTTTGGATTGTTCAACACTTGCTCGTAAGTTTGATCACGTTTGTCATATCCATCAAAATCTCTCAAGTACAACTTGGCGTTGGTTCTCAAACACATATTATAAACCTCAACCAGCTGTTCCCAAGCCGGTGTTTCTTCAACATAAGTACTGTACAACTGACAATAAATCTTCTTTCTCGCTTCAACGTATCCAAGCTTTTCACCTTCCCAAAGTGAATACAACGGTTTAGCTCCACGACCCATCGGGAATCTCACAGCGACTGGATTGTTCCAACCGGCGCGAGCCCATTCAAAATATGCAGGTGTTGGATTACCGTCAGCATCTGCATGAATCGCGTACAATTTACAAAATTGCCAACTTGATTCAAATGTCTGTGAGGTATAACCATTGTACAACTCGATCGGGCCAAGAAAGAACGGCGAGAGATCTTTAGACCAATTGTTACTTTTCGACGTTGTATTTATTATTATCCCGTCGGCGGGTACTTTCGCGCGATAATTAACGACTTTGACGAGCGAACGGTCTTGCATCGGGCGGTGTTAACTTATTAAATTATAGATACTATCGAATATCCAGTAATCAATTTTTAATGGAAAAAATAAGTATCTGCGGTGAGCGTGGCGGAGATGTGCCACTATTCGCTGCAAATAAACCATACCTGCATAGGCGCGGTCAGCCAATATGTTTCCGGTGAGATCGTGAGTGTGTTATTTATATCGCCGGGAGTAAACTCTTCCGGGTTACTGACTAGAATTTCAACCTCCCTTTCACCAGAGAACAGTTTTTGCGTGGTAATGTCATTTATCACACATGTGACCTTATCAACGCCGACCGAAGATACAATCTTGAACCCGATAAATCCTTTGGGCGTTTGACGGATCATACACCAATGATCGGAAGGCCAGTTCAGATGACCTTCGCGACCGTAACCGTTCGCCAGTTGTAGAGTATTACTCACGATCGTCGACATTTAACTATATAAATGTTGTATATTCAAATTTAAAAGCAAATAAAGTGCTTAATTTTATGTTAAATGTATTCCGGCGCTGTTATATTAGAGTTTGTAAAAGCAAATGCAGCTACATGTGCCGGAGAGTGGTGTCGATGATATTTATATGACTGTACCCGCGCTGTTTTTCACCGGGAGATTCGACCCGGATGATGTACTCAAGTGCGAGGAAATTCATTACGAAGATGATCAGTGTATTTCATCCTTTGATGCGATCGAGATGAATGTTACCGATCCGTACGCATACATTGATAATCAACACGGTGGAATTAAGTTGCCGTTGGGCCGTATTGTTCTTGCCCTGGCATCGACCACATTTCAAATCAATCGTATTAAACATGTCGGCGGCATTACCGTCAACCACTACTTGTTTAAACAACAACCTCTTATGTTTGACTACGTACAGAAAGTTGGCGATCGATTTTATATTACTAACGCTGGTATTTGTCGTGAGTATTTTCTACGCAGAGGATTCACTAAGCGAATCGATGGATGTTATCATGTGAGAACAGTTCTCTCCGAGAACAAACAGGGTTTTCTACGTAGCGAGAAAGTTAGCGCTGTGCAGCGTGATCCGGAAATGGCTAAATATTGTGTCGATTGGGATCGCGACTGGGTCCGAGCGTCATACCCGCCTTGCATTTCCGTGGTTATTCACAAAGATAAAATAGAGCCGTTTAATGAATGGCTTCGCACTAAATATAGTATCTACGATTATACACATTTTACTACTTGTATCGAAGAAATACCCACGCCGGCCGAACAGATCCGCGAGGAAAAAATTAAATCGCTGGTTCGTCAACGTGATGAAATTCAAGCGGCTGTAAACAGCGGAATGTACGCGTGGTTGCAGGATCAGTTTTAACGCATGTAGAACTTGATGGCGTAATGGTTATATTCGCGGCCAAATACGTGTTCGGCAAAGCAGGTCGCGTACGCGAGGGCCTCGGCGCCGCCGGCAACTTCTTTTATTTTTTTGATCTTGGTAATTTCGACAGTGAATGCATCGTGGTATTTCTTTGCAGTCAAACCCAAATTAACACGATCTCGCGGCGGAAGAAACTTCACAATAAATCCAAGCATCTCAGCTGGCAGATCTTCCATTTTGTAATTTGATAATAGAGGAACCTACAAATCAATTTTTGAATTGAAAATTGAATGTGCTTTATACTATGATTATATAGCTGTCTTTAGCTGTCTTTACTACCACATTGCAATGGAAAAGGACATGTTCGCCGCGGTGCTCGCTGATGTCAACAGCATCCACTATGAACTCGCCACTGAACATTCGGACGAAGCATCTTGCGCGAGTTATCGTGAAATTGACGCACAAAAAATCCGCGTGATCGCTGGTAAAGAACATAAAGATGCTGTTCAACGTGTCGCGTACGAATTGATTCATCCTTGTGATCGACGTGGAAAAATCAGTGGTCGTGATCATTACTCGGAGATTTTGGTTTCGCGGTCAAACTTGGTATTCGGAGAAACAAAGGTAGGTCGCAATTGGATGCAATTTAACTCGTTGAGTCAGACAACATATCGCAGGTATGAAATCATGGATACTCACGAATACAAGTGGACACGTCATATAAAGTGTTCGGTTGAACCGTTTTGCAGCGTACACGCGTCCATTGAAATCGGTTGTTCAGATTTGTACAATCCGTTGAGCGTTGGTGCGCGAATTGAATATCGGCACGTACTCGCCGGTGTATTGCAAATGCGGTGGACTCCAATGGAAGAAATTATCGCGGCGAGCGACGCGCTCAAGGCAAAAAGAAAGGCCCGGCTTGATAACGGTGACAGTGAAGACAGTGAAGACAGTGAAGACAGTGAAGACAGTGATTAAAGTTGATTTTAGTAATTAAAGTTGATTAGGGTAGATTTATTTTTTGTACAATCGACACAAAAAACATGTAATAAAATGTAAAAAATAAATGTTTAGTATCGATTACGATTCAATTGCAGATTACAGGTCTACATTCGCCTCCCATTCGTCAAGTATATCGATGACACATTGGAACGATTCCAGACAACGATCGCGGACAATCGAAAAGTGTGTACTTCCGATTCCGTCCGCGTTGTTAGAAGTTGAGAAGCTGACCTCGGTACCGTCAAAAGTGATAGATGATCCACCGTTGTCATTACTGAAATCAAGATTGTCAGGTATGATCAACCCGAGATTATGTGCGAACCTGCGCCAGTCATCCGCGTCAACTCTACCATATTCACTGTATTCGGCTGAGCATCTTATACCATCGGCCGAGTAAACAAATGTGAAGGTCGGAGGATATTCGTAAACATCATATTCAACCTCGACGTGCAAGCTCATGGTATGGAATTGCGTAATTGTGTATCTGAAGGCTTATAATAAAGTATAATCAAATATTCAATTTTGTTAAAAATGAATACTCGATTACTAAAGGTATCAATGGAGCCGACTAAAATAGAGCTCGAAACCGCGAACAGGATGTATCAGCAAATCATTGAATACACCGAACGTGTTAATGAATTACTGCAACCTCCCGAAGAACTGCTGAAGGACAAGAAGAAGATGGATGATGTTCGCAAGTTCTACGACGAATTCGACAACGATCGGCTGCGCGGGCTTATGTTGATGAACCCGTTTGGTTACTACGCGAAGTATATGATCGGTCTTGCGGATAAGTACGGGAGGTGATTGTGACCGTGTGAATACGTTTACTTTTTTTACAATTGATAACTGGTAAAAAATTGAATACCAATTGATATAATTATCAAACGACTGCTAGAATGTCTCAGCGAGTCGGTTTCATTGAAATGGGAAACGGGTATAGTGCGATCGCACAGGACGAAATGCGCATTAGCGATCTTATCGAGGTTCTAACCGTGATCAAGAACCGGAACGGCGACCTCAAATTGAAGACGGAAGTCGATGATGATTTGTTTTCAATTGACCACATCGATGTGACCACCGTGAGAAAATATCACGAGGAACCTGAAACATGCGAGAGAGCGGAGTTGCCCGTTGACGAGTCTAAGTCACATCAATATAGCTACGAGACTGTAGTTATTATCAATTGATTACCCGAGGATAAATGAGTTATAATTTAATAGTTCGGGCTATTATTTTTTTCCAGATTTGATCCGTCCTCCGCTATACGACTTTACGCAGTGGGTAAGCAAAACATACAAATGCGATTAGAATAAATTATTAGATCGGGCCGTTGAAAAAGAACGCGTGATTACAAAATTGATATTTTTTATAAAATTGAAAGCGATGGCTTTATAAATTAAAATGGCTACCGAACTAGTAAGTGAGGCTCTCAAGTCTATAGATGCTCTAATTAAGGCCAACAAATCTCAACTACCCCTCCCCGAAGTTAAGGGTAAAACTCTATTTCAAGTAGTCGATGTTTTCAAAACGTACCGCTACACAGCCCCCGGTCACTTTAGTTGTGACGTCGAAGGTGAGATCGCAGTCAAGAGGATTGTCAACATCTGCAAAGACCTTGTCGCGGATCTTGTCGCATCCATTCAACTCAGTATCACCCTCGCCAACAAGAGAAGGGATAGCGATGAGAGTAGGGCGCGAGTATTGGAATTGATTGCGGAACGCGAGAAAGCCGAATACGATTTCGATGAAGCAAGACGCGAACTCGATATCTCTATGAGGCTTCTTGAGGAGGGATCCGCGAAGTTGAAAGCGAACTTGAAGCAAAATAAGAATGTCGACAAGCAATTGTCAGACTAGTCCGAGTCCGACAGGAACAAGCGCAACCATTATTTTTTCATACTTTATACACTAAATACAAAAAATAAACTCATTTGTTATTTCAGAGTTTGTTAAATTTGGGTACTACTTTGACGGATTCACCAGTATATGGTAGAAGCTTACAATACGTCTGGGTAAGTCACGGAGAATTGCATCTCGTTGGGTGACCAGAACTCATAGAAACTCTCAACGATTCCTTTTTCCTTGTTCAACAGATCACCTACGTGGCGGCGCACGATCAAGGGAGATTTCCGTGCCATGAGTTCGCGTTTTGCCATTTTGATAGGGTCGTCCAAGCCAGTGATATCAACCAGACAATTATTGTGTTGGCCGATCTGAGTCGCGCGTATACTGACAATTTCTGTCATTTCGAACTTACTCAGGATGTGCGAAGTGCGACGATTCTCAGGTTTAATCACAATAATTTCTTTATTGTAGTCACTTACTTTTTTCAAGTCGAGTTCATCTTCTTCATACTCTTCTTCGATTTCACCCTCGCGAGGTTCTTCAGCGTCGGACTCGTAATACTCGGTCTCCGATTCTTCGTCGGCGCCTTCATCAGGATCTGCCGGTGCGACAAGCTGTTCCGCCGAGTCAAAGTCATCCTTGGCACCGCCAAGTTTGCCGGTCCAATTATCATCGTCACTGAAATCACTGAAATCACTTTCGTGGTCGGACACCTCGTATTCGAAGTCACTCATTTTAATTTTAATGTTTGATCGGTCACTTATATATTTCGGTGACGTTAATTTGTATAGTTTATATATAAGTAAATATGACTTTTCAAATTTCTAAATTGAAGGCTTGGGCGGTTCAATCGCAAATCGTGTCCTGGGTTATCGCGGCGGTATTGTGGCTTCAGGACCTTTACATTGACACGCTCGCGTTGATCAACCGCGCTTGGATTTACACGCTGGTATCACTTATTTGCTTGGCAACTCGACTTAACCGCTCGCGCGAGCGAATCATCTATGCGACCAGTCATAAATCAGGTGCCGATATTACCTTGGCCATCAAATGTTATTATGCGTGTGACAAGGTTAAATCGTGTGGAAGTCTTTACCGATGGATGGCTAAATTTGGTGAAGTTGATCCGCAAATCAATCTGGTGATTGCGAACATCGATCACAATTACATTTGTGCGGCCCGAATTAATATCGATGATGAAGTTGAAGAACTCACGTCAAAACCCCTGGATGATCTATGTCTAGAAGACCTACCAACGATAATTTTGCATCGGGTTGCTTCGTCACGCCCTGAAAAATTCACTCCGGTCAAAGAAAATGTAATCGAGTCACTTCATGACTCCAGCGACGACTATCATCAAAAAATGTGTGACCATGATGACTAGTGCGTAAAGTCGACAGATAATACCTTGAAATAAAGAAAATACAAATTTATAGTACGCGGGACTTTTCCAATTTTTTTCCCAATTAAACTATGTCACCGTAATAATAATACAAGGTCTAGCCGACTAGTAATTTCTATAAACAATGTCCATGGAAGCTCAGAGATATGAAACAGCGGCTCCTATTGATGAATTTGATGTGACCGATGACGCCGCTGAATCACCGGCTGTGAACTTTGACTCGGAACTGTACGATGATCTTGAGAACGCCGAGAACTATGGTCCCGATTGCGATGACGATCCAAACGATTTTATGACCGTTGATGAGATCGTTCAGATGAAAGTGAGTAAAAGAATTCGTGACTTCAAACATTTCTTCAGTTCTAATAATTTTGTAACCGAAAAGGGTGACCAGAAAACCAACATCATCAATGTTTCGGAAAAGAAAACATATTTCATTCCTGAATCACACACCGAAGAGTTCTTTACCTTGGCCGATGAATGTAGAAAAGAGGGTCGGATGATTCATTATAGCGAGCGTCAAGAAACATCAACCACTGCGAAATCCGGTATTATGATTGATTTTGATCGTTATCAGAAAAGCAAGGACGCTCAGATAAATGACAGGCATTTCGAAGCGCTTACTCGCCATATTGCTAAGCTGCTTAATGAATTCATTGACTTTGGACAGTACGCGATCGATGGAAAGTTCACATTTAAGATTGGTTATATCCGTAAACCCGGCGTCGCCCTTGTACCGCCGAAGCTTCCCAACGAACCGACAGTTTATAAAGATGGGTTCCACATCCTGATTCCGGAGATCCAAGTAACCAAGGGGTTGAAGCGTCATCTGTCTCAAGAGTTGATCAATCGCGGACTGATGAAAACTATCTTTAAGGACATCGACCATATGGAAGATCCTGATAAAATGCTCGATAAAATGAGTTCGAGCAACCCGGTACATTTTCTTGGTAACTCGAAACCGGGTAAGCCCGCATACAAGCTCACTCACGTGTACGAGGTGATCATTTATGTTGACGAAGATGACATTGATCGCCGGCTTCTTGACATCGATATGATTAACTCTGGTAAAATCAAGAGAAATGTCAACGCGGAACCTACCCCGATTAACTTGTCTTACGAGTTCTCGCTTAGCTTTTACACGCGCACCTTTGGCGGTCATCCAACTTGGTTGCGCAAGGTGCAAATGGATTATAAGCCTTCGTTGGAAACTAAGATTCAGTTGCTCGTCGAGAAAACATCCAAGGATATTTTGCCCGATGATGACATTATGCAGGCGGAAAATTCCGTAGATATTCTCGCGATGGGTAATGCCGAGGCGAACCATCTTAAGAAGCTTTTGGAAATTCTTGACATTTCCTACGCGACCGAATATGAGAAATGGTTTAAAGTTATCTGTGCGATCGCACACACTAACATCAACTACAAGCCGCTGGCTATTTGGTTTTCTCACCGTAAGCCCGAGTCTTGGTCACCCAGCGAGATTGATCGCGTTTGGGCCGAAGCTGCCAATGGTCGTTTCGGTCGCAAGCCCGTGACTAAGCGATCGATCATTCACTGGGCGAAGGAATCCAGTCCGCAGAGATTTCGCGAAGTTGATAAGGAACATTACTTCCAAGTGCTCGCGCGCAGCGCATATGATAACGAAGGTCGTGTTGAACACGCGCAAGCCGCGAAGGTGTGTCATTCAATGATCGGTGATAAGTTTGTTGTTGACGTCGGTTTTAACGAGAAAACCGGAAAGACCGGATATTGTTGGTATGAATTTGTGACGCCGGGTCAGGCGATGCGTAAGGGTGAGGTCTACAAATGGCGAAAGGAGCTTGAACCTGACAATATCCATTTGTTTATTTCCGACCAGATGCCGAAGGTTTACGCACAACTCGGCGCGAACATTAAAGATCGCAAGGATAATGCGGCAAACGAAGGTGAAGCTAAATATTGGGCCAATGTCGAGCGTAACTTCCGACTTTATATGACCAAGTTGGGCAACGACGTGTTTCAAAACGGCATCGTTAAGCAATCCCAATACAAGTTTCGTCAGCGCGGCTTCGCCGAGGAGCTTGATTCATATGAAGATGTTATTGGCGTAGGTAATGGCGTACTTAAGATCGGATTGGAGCCGCAAATTATTAAGGGGTTCCATGAATTTAAGATTAGCAAGTTCACCGAGACCGATTATGTACCGTACGATCCTGAGAATCCTCTTATTAAAACTCTCTTGCGAGCATTCGCCGAGATCTTTCCTGAAAAGGATGTTCTTAACTTTATGCTCTTCCACGCGAGTACGGGTCTTGATTTTAAGGAAAGCGCGTGTTTGCTAGTGTTGTTGGTAGGCGGTGGTCAGAACGGTAAGTCATTCTTCGCCAAGATGATTCACAATACTTTGGGACATCAGTATTGCGCCGCGGGTAAATCGGCGTTGTTGACAGCTCCAATGGAACGCGCCGAGTCCGCGAACTCCGCCCAGATGCAAATGAAAGACAAAAGATACTTTTACTTTGACGAGTTTAATAAGTGCGAATTATTGAATACTGGACGAGTAAAGGGTATTGTTAATCCGGGATGGCAGAGCGGCCGCGACCTTCACTCGAGACAGGGTAACTTTAAAAACACATGCAATCCGATCGCACTTAGTAACTTTGATTTCATCATTGACACGACCGATCACGGTACTTGGCGCCGTATTTATTATTATCGTAACAAAGTTAAATTCTGTAAGAATCCTAACCCCGCCAATCCCTATGAGAAAAGGGTCGATTCAAAGTTCATTGACGAGTGTACGAATGATCCACTATACAAGCAAGCGATGCTCAGTATACTGGTGCATTACTACCAACGACTTTGCCGTGAATATCGGGGCGATATTAAGAACGTCCCTGTACCAACTATTGAGAAAGAAACCGAAGAATTTCGTAATCGTCAAGATGCTCTTAACCGTTTCATTACTCAGATGATTGTTAAGTCGCCCTGTGCCGATGCTACCGGACTACCCACAATTGCGCAAAAGTATATTGAGTGGTATATCAGAAACATTAAACCGGCTGCTCAGACTATTACTGATGTTCAGGCGCAATTTGAAAACTCGCGTGTGGCTACAAGTCTCGAAAGAAGAATTTCTGGAGTTAGCTTCCTTATTGGTCATCGTCTTAAGTCATGTCCGGAAGAAGAGCTTCAGGAAGGTGAAGAGCATCTCTGCGTACAGACTGTAGAGAAAACAACGGCGTCCACCGATAATGTAGTTGCCGCCGAGACGAAATTTGTGGCGCCTCGCGAGGGAACTGATGCGTTTATTCGCGATCTGGTGAGGAATGCACCGACCTATATCCAGTCGAGAGAGCGTGACAACATCGATGACTCGGATAACGTTGATATTATTGATGAATTTTTGAGCACGTTGGAGAACATTTAAAAAAATAATAGTGATAATATATTACAATTCACATTTAATTTTTTGACATTTGTCTCGAACGATCATGGATGTACATGATATTACGCCGCCGGTTTATAGACTTAACGGATTCGAAATTGCCGTGTTAACTATTATAATTATATTAATTATCGCCTGCTTTGTTTGGAAATGGTGGACGCAATTTAGCGATGAAGAATTAAGCGAGCTCAGCGACACAATGATGTACTTTTATAAAAATCCAAATCGCGATGACTTTATGCAAGTGTGGGGAGAACGTACTCGGCTTATTAGACATACTGGTCGCCCCGTGCGCTTTTGGTGTTATGGGGTGTATTTAAAGCATCCAGAGTTTTACACCGACGAACAAAAACACGAACTTGTTCCGTGGATTCATGAAATCGAACGTGGGTTGAGACGTGTTAAAAATAATCCATCGAGTCTTGACCTTGATTGCGTTTGGTCACTTTACTTTGCAACCGGCGATATCATTTATTCTAATATAATCAAAAACATAGCTCTTGATGAATCACTACCTTATCACATTAGAAGCGGCGCACGGTGGTCGTATCGTAGTATAATGAAGCAAAAACCAGATTCGCCCGCACCCGCTCAAACACCAGATGAACCAACTGAACCTGCGGATGCTCCTGATGTTATTATTCTCCCCGATGCGCCGGCGGAAGAACCTGTTGAGAAACCGCGGTTGGAAGTAAGCATTATGGCTGCTCGATAAAAAAATGAATTTGCTTTTTAGATAATTATCTATTGACCATGGCAACTTCTCTTTCCGCGGTTATTGCTCAGCTCAATGCTATCTATGCTCAATGCGGTGATATCCCGGTGTTGTTCGAGACTCCCGAAGGTGCCGCTGAAGTACATAGCATCAGCGTCAGCAATTTTACCGAAGTCAACGGACTTTACAAGTTCGCGCTTGGGGTGAACGGTCCTAACATTCAAACGGCAGTGATTGTAAAGAATCCTTGATAGATCCGTAGTTAAGGATAACTCTCGGTTATTTATTTTTTTACAATTGAATTCGCAAATATCATATAGTAAAATGCCGACGATCACCGAAGAAAATAGTGATATAGTAGTTATATCCGGGCGTGCACATCACATGCGTGACTTAATCACACACGATGGTTATATCATTCACCCGCCGCTACCGCTGTACACTGCTGATTTTGACGGATGATATGCAGTGAGTCGCCGAGTCCTAATTAATTTTTAGCGCGTTATATTCAACCAATGACAATAACACGTTTGTCGTCGTTAGAGGAACCGCCGATGACGTTCTCTCTGGGAACCCATACCCCGTCTTGTTTGCGCAGATAAAGCAAAATCTCTTTTTTGGTAAAGATCAGCTCTAGCTTCTTATCCGGGAGTTCATTGACAAGATGACGTCGTTCGCCGAGACGAATTGAACTTAGCAAGTAGTATTTGATTATCTGCGTATGCGACATATTGATATCCACGCGAGTATATTATATAGGATAGATATATCTCTATATATTCAATTAGAACTATCTCTTTTATAATTTTAATATATCAGGTCTAACATAATTACACATAGCGATAAAGTAAATTAATAAAGTGAGTAAAAAATATTTGTCCGTGTAGTTATAATCATATAATAAACCTCTCTGACTATGGGTTCTGATCTTGTGTTTTTCAAAGTACTGTACGGATCGAGTGTGGCGAAATCGATTTATCTCCCACTCAAAGTGGTATCATGCGTTGATGTCGCGCACTCGCATATGGTGCTTTCACAGATCGCGAACGACAGCGCGAAACTATCATACGGCGATAAATACGTAGGTGTGGTTACTCAAGATAAACTCGCTTCGCTGCAAGCGGGTGAATACGCGATCACTGTAGATTCCGAATGCGGTCATGTACACCGCGTCTGGCGCATTGAGAACAAAGTAGTCGAAGGTTGGTTTGTCAACGGCGAGGAAACTACGCCGGTTGAAATTGGATACTATGCATACGAGGGCGCCGTTGATGGCGTACACACTGATGCCCAGCGTAAATTCGAATTGGTCGAGCAAATGTTCAAGGAAGCTTCTCAAAAAATTGACGAGTTGACCAATCAAAACACCACTTATAAATTCGCTCTTGAATCTGAACAGGATCGCAGCAACAAGCTTTCGGCCGAATTGATTAATACCGAGCGGCTTCTTGACGACTCGCGCAGGTCGACGGTTACTCGCGCTGATGAATGTCGTAAGATGATGCTGGAAGTTGAGAAATTCCGCAAGAACGCTGATAAGGATCTTACCGCGTTGCAAGAACTAACGTCGGAACTTTCCGAACTTAAGCGTCAGTTGTATGAGAAAGATCGCGAGATTGCCAGTCTCCGCGAAGAAGCGATGTACTCTCATCGCGGTGGCAGTACGCCGATGAAGACATCCACGGTTCAGGCGACTCCGGAATACGATGAAATTATCGCCAGGATAAAAGTGTTTGATAAGACGCGTCTTCTGTCGCGTAAGGAACGCGATCAACTTCTCAAGGACAAGGCGCCCAAATGAAGTAAATTAACTCTGTCAACGAGCATGTAAATATCTGTTTGTATAATGTGTATAGTGTAGTGTGTAAAGTGTATTATAATGTAAATGTATAGTAAAAACACAAAAAAGTTTGTGTTTTTTGTGAGTAGCGGTGTTAGATTTTGATGAATAACGGTGTTAGAACGGTTTTAGGTTTTATCCAAAGTTCAAAGTTATTATCTCGATCAAAGCTTCTCGGTTAATACGGTGTTAGCACTGTAATTGCGAAGACGTTCAGACGGTTTTAGAGCGGTTTTAGGTTTTATCCAAAGCTCAAAGTCCAACTGTTCTTCCAATTACAATCCAAAGTATTAACTTGGTGGGGGGTGGTTGTGTATCTTCTATAAAGTTCTAGTATTCGTTCATATATGACCGGAGCGTGTCCATGCGATTGCATGCGCTCTTCGACGTCATCATATATAACCGGACACTATCGCTCGATAGTACGACTCGAGGTAACTACGTTGCGGGGCAACGCGTCTTCTCCTCTAGAACAGGGAAAGCGCTTTAGCATATTTAAAACCGTGAGGTTAGCTAACAGTGTATTCGTTGTGATTATTTGCATATGCAGTAATCGTAGCGAACACAAGGCTTTCGAAGTTCAACTGGTGTACTTTCCCAATGACCGGAGCGTGGCAGTGCATAAGCACCCGCTCTTCGACGTCATCATTGGTTAGTTGCATCAGATGCCTTACTATCTTACTTGGAGTAACTACGTTGCGGGGCAACGCGCCTTCTCTCCTATCACATGTGCGACGCTTTAGCATATTTAAAACCGTGAGGTTAGCTAACAACCATTCAGAATATCTGAGTGGAAGGTCATACATGCGCAAGCACAGTATAGTAGATATAGAACCTGTCCTGTCGGCATATGCCTGAGGACTGTATTTAGAAGTAGGGATTTCAATTTTTTAAAGCCCTAGCGGTCGAGCCCGCGGGGGCCTTGAGGCTCAACTTGTCCCTTTTTACCCCCGAGGTGTGTAAATACACAATGTCAATATATAAATAAAATAACCCGGATCTAATCTAGATATATAATTATACATAGTGATTATAAAGATATGTCTGTTCGCTTAGGCTATGCATGCCTGAGCGTACCCATGCGTGAAAAAGACATCTTTTGTTCGCGAACCTTAACCCTTAAATCGCTCGAACAAAAGGGTATAGCCGAGGCGAAAAGATTAGCCAAGTTGAATATAGCAGATATGATTAAAATCATAGAATACAATGAAAGCGTCGGATTACGTTTCTGGCGCCTTACATCAAATCTATTCCCGCATATGGAGAATCCGCGCGCCGCGGCCAAATACAACTTGGATTTTGCTAAGAAAGATCTTGCGGCCGCAGGTAAGCTCGCGCGGCAATATGGTCACCGTATATCGATGCACCCCGGTCAATTTGCGCAATTAGGTAGTCCGCGTAAGGAAGTGGTCACGCAGACATTTAAAGATCTCACGCTTCACGCGAAAATACTTGAATATATGGGACTTACGCCTGAAATGGGTTCCGTGCTCATTATACATGGAGGAGGTAGTTTTGGTGATAAACAAACTACTTTGGCTCGTTGGGAAGAGAACTTCCGTAATTTACCTGAGCATGTGCGTAGATATATATCACTGGAAAATGATGATTATCAGTACACGGTAACAGACCTGCTGCCAATGTGCGAACGTAACGGGATACCACTTTGCATTGATTTCTTTCACCACCAATGTCTCGGCCAGGATCAATTTGATATATTTGATCCGGCACTTATCAGACGGGTAATGAACACCTGGAAATTGCGAGGAATCAAACCAAAGTGTCACTGGAGCAATCAAAAACCCGGTGCACGAAAAGGATCACACAGCGACTGCGTAAAGGATATTCCGCGGGCAATTCTCAAAGTATGTGCTGAGAACAACTGTGATATCATGCTCGAATGTAAGCATAAGGACTTGTGTACGCTTGAAATATACAAAAAACATTTTAACCGTATTGTTAATAACGGCCGAGTCGAATGGTACTTAAAGTAAATTAAAATTGAATTGTACAACACTTATATAAAATGTCTCTCAACGTTATTATCTCGGGGACTTGCAAAGAAGATGCCGATTTATGTTTCTATGTTACCGGACAGGAACTTCCAGATAATGTTTGCGGTTACATCAACTCCGCGAGTTCTGACGATTGGCAGTGTGTTTTACACGCACTAATTAATGCGGGACATTTCAACCTCACACTCAGATCGGATAGTGGTAAAACTGTGATTTCAGTGGAGGGTGAGATTTGCAAAATCCTTTATAGCAAGGATACCTTGCGTTCTATTCAACTAGAAAGCAACAAGTGCGTTAACGCATTCAAATTGATCGCTGAATGGTTGACAATATTCGACTGAAAATAATAGCGTAAAAATATAACATTTTGATTTTTTATCACTTGATTAATATATTAATACGCAAATTGATCAATGAATTATCGTTTAATTTTTGCCGTACTTGTGGTACTAATTATTGTGGCCGTGGTAGTGTATACTAACGCTTCCGGTGAGCTAGATCTCGCGGCGCCGAGCGCACCGGACGTTTTTAAACCACCGGTGACATCACCAAAACCCACTACGTCTACGTCAGGTTCGCCAACAACATCTACATCCGCACCGGCATCTGGATCGACGAGTACGCCTACAACACCCAGCGAGACTTCATCTGGACCTGTGCTCACGCCGGATATACCATCGCCCGCACTTCCGTACGAAGAACAGGAAACAACGCCGGTACCCGCGCCCACAACGCCTGCGCCCGCGCCTACAACAACGCCGGTACAAACATATATACCCGTGGTCACCCCGGTGATGAACGCGATAAATAATTATCGTAAAGTTCTTAATGCGGAATTTTATGGTTTGGATCTTCCTAATGGCGGTTCTAGCGTAGCGACTGAGGAGCAATGTGCTATCGCATGTAATAGTCGACCCGACTGCGCATTCTTTTCATATAAACCCTCCAATGGAGGATGTTGGCTGAAAGCACCGACCGCGGAAGTTCACAATTCGGTTACCGGAATTAAGCGAGGTGATGGTGGGTATGTGTTATATCCGAAAACCGATGTGTTTGGTAACGATATAGCTGATTATTCAGGAATTACAATCGCCCAATGTGAACAAAAATGCACTGAAAATCCTAAATGTGATATATATCATTCTCTTAATAATAATAGTTGCTGGATCAAGGCGGCCGCCCCGACACAAGGTGTAAATGCATACTTTAGGAAATCCAAATACAATTAATAACCCGCCACTCAACATCAATTAAAAAATTGAAGTGGTCGCATCATGCTGTATCAAATGAGTCATCAAGAATACGTCCTTGGGGCGCTTGACTTCATCATGGTCAGCCTATACGGCGAGGCCCGTCAATTCAGACGAGAACATGTTCTCGCCATGGACACGTATGAAATAATCCAACTGCTAATCGAATTAAAAACCAAGTTGAGAAATTTGGATATCGAGCCGATCAAACGCAACACCGCAATGAAAATCTGTACAGAGGTTATCTTTGACCTGTGTGAATTCTCACTATATCCTACCAAATATAACTAGATCGAGCCGCGAGCAGATCTTATTTTTTTTATCACTTGTCCGCGTGGATCATAGCAAAAAATTGATTTTGTCTGATTGGTATTATCAAACACAACTCTATGATGAACATTCATAACCTCGATCAATATGATCTTACTGAAATCATCGGTAAATTGATTCGTCGGATGTATGTACACCCGGTGCGATTTGAAATGGTGTATGAAGATATCGATTTGGAAGATATCTCTGATCCGGATTGTGAAATTGACCCTGAAACCGTTGATGAGATGAAAACTCTCGGCTGGGATTGGATTCCATATCCTGGAATAAGTACGATCAAAGTCAGATCTAATCGCACCGGCAATGATGACTCTCGTGGCGGCGGTTGCGGTGGTTTATTGATCCCTGTGAATGAATTCAAATATACGATCACCCGTGAAACATCAGTGACGATTCGTGACATAGTTGAGTGCGTTTACCGAATGAAAGGTAGCAAATACGATTGGTGGTATGAATTGTTCTATGGCGTGAATGTCTTGAAAGTGACTGATACCAAGTTGACGCTCAAAGCGGAATTTGATTACGGTTCGTAAGCTACATTAATTGCACGGCAATTATTTTTTTAAACATTATGAAACTTTGCGAGATCGATCAAACTTTTATTAACGCGCGAAGCTTCAAGACCGTGCGTGGTAATTAGAAATTCGCGCAGCGAGTCAATATCTTCGGGATAGAGTTTTTTAACTTCCGGATCGAATTTTTCACGAGTTACTATCGGATTGATAAATTCATTTCTCGCTTCGACGAAGTTAAACTCGGCGGGCGCTTTTATTTTTTCTCCGGCGAGTATCTTTTCTATAGTTCCATATTCGCGTATAAGCGCGAGCGCTCGCTTCGGTCCGATTTTAGGAAGGCCAGAAGAATAATCGGAACCTAACAAAATACATAGATCGACAAACTGTCCCTGAGTCAGTTTTAATTCTTTAAGCAATTCATCATGATCTATCACCGTTACATTTTTCGCAGCGGTATCCAATCCTTTAATCATGCGTTTGGAACCAAATGCGAGTATGTCCGTATCGGCGGTCGCACCGGCGTTTAAAACATCCATCTGAGTGAGTACGGCGATTTCAGCCTCGGCTTCACTTGGTGCCTGAATAACCTTCACACCCATAAGCGTCAGGAGCTTTTTTACTTCATCAAACACTTCGCGAGGTACTCTAACATTAGTTCCTGCGTCACGGGCCGCTTTACGTTTGGCGAGCGTTGCGCCTTTGAGTTTTGGTGGTACGCCATCGAAGACCATCACAGGCGTCACACCGAACATAATCATTTTGAGCATACGAAAGAACACTCCACTGATATGATTAATATATTGACCTTGTTTATTCTTGATGTTATACTTGATACCAACGCTAACCATTTGATAAATGATCAAACTGGCGTCAAATCCGATAGCCCATAAATCGAACTCGGTTAAATCCTTTACTTGCTCGATACATCCCGGAGCGTTCTCCTTGATAAGCTTATTCAAGTTCTTAATACCCATTCTAGTCACAGTAAGTAGTATACTCAGCAGTATGTATTTTATAAATAACAATTTAAATTGTCGCGATACCTAAAAAATTAAATTGAGCCGATCGACTCAAATGTAAAACTTGTGGTAACGGCCAAAGCAGTCGTAATAATGATACCCGTCGTCACACATACATTGCTCTTTATCAATCTTGCTTTTCGATGAGAATCCTTGATCGGTGACAAATTTGAGAAATTTGGCAACATCGACGTGATGATACACCATTTTCTTGTCATAACGAGCATCCAACAACAACTCGTTTAATTGCGCAAGATGTCTCAGTTCAACCGCGCATTTGTTCTTACGAATTTTATTCATCGTGGTAAATACCCACGACCCGTTCCCCGAATTATATTCAAGCATCAACACGTCAAGTTTCAAATCGTCGTCGATCCCCTCAAGATTTGTGTCCTCGAATCGGAGGCTAGCATATTCATTGCATAGATTTCCCACCCTGAGCAATTCGTTCACGTGTCTCACAATCGTGCACCGATTGTACATGTACGCGGTGTTGAAAATGTCTGCAGTTATACAACCGGGACTCCATTCGGATTCCTCAATCACGTCGCTCTCAAACTGTTCAAGTTTCTTCCCGCCGTATTTGCAGTTAAACCGGTAGACTTCAAAAGTGTGTACTTGGTATGTAATGTATCGTGGGCGCGAATTATTGCACTGATTTTCGGGCAATAACCCCAACACATGTCGAACTTCTCTCACATCAAAATCAACCTTGATCGTGGATGTATCCGGAATCAAATGATCGAGAATAGTCGCGAAATCGTCCAATCGATCGGGAATCACATCAAGTTCGCACGCAGGGGTGTATCGTCCTTGACAAATAAGTTTAACTACTCTCATAGTTGGTATACTTGATCAGCTATGGTCTCTAATATAAAAATTGAAATTTTCAATTTTATGTTTATCATTTATACACGTGATCGATTAATTATTGATCAAGTATATACGTAGCATACAAAACACATGAATTGTTTTCGCCGGCGCAACGACTATCAGGAGTTTGACCAATCGACTTCGAAGAGTATCTTCACCGCGGAAAGACAATTCTACATCAGAGACTTGAAAATCAGACAAATGGAGGTTCTCAAGGCTACAATTCTGCAAGAACAAAAAAGAGTGTACTTGCTCGAGTTAAAGAAAAGAAAATGCTCGAATGTTTACATTCGAACTATTATTAATAACGCCGACACCATTGAGCACCTCAATGCGTTTTGGAACATTATTATCGCCGACGATTAGTCGAATTTTACAACGATCAGGGATTTCCCCATCGCCTTTGCTTTTTTTATCGAGTCGGCAGTTCCACGCGAGTGCCCATCGTAAAAGGCGACGACAAGATCACTCGCCGCGATAATGTCAGTGTTGCGCAGAATTCCTGCGTGTCTTCCAAGTGACCAATCTGGTTTGATCACGGTCATCTTGATTTCATATTCGCGCGCATATTGTTCGGCTAGCGCATCCGCACCGCGAGCGCCGCCACTTATTATTTCATCGACAATATTATTTTCCCTCAAATTGTCAAGGGTTTCGATCAATTGTTCGTAGTTGTTGAAGGTTCTTGAACCGACCACTGCTACTTTCATTGTTATGTATTATGTGTTGTATGTTACCTAAACTTAAATTCAGTTTTCACAGAAAAATAAAGCGCTCGGATATTCATCCGACGCAATTATTTCACAGGGTTACAACAATCGTCACATTTCAAACACGCGTACATTACGCAACTTAGACACGCCAATGCGCCCGCACACACTGCAAATGACGCGCCGAGAGCAAATGAACCGAATGGTAGTAAAATCATCGCATTGACAAGACTGAATGCTGTGAAGAATACAACTATTTTTAAATCTCCTACAAGTAATTCGCGAGACATCTTGTAGAAGTTTACCTAACTCTTAATTAATTTCAATTTTATAAGGAAAAAATAAAGTATCCGATACTTTTCCTATGAGCGGCGGTTGTTAGGTCTTCTTGAACAACCTGAAGAATAGCCCCAATTCGTTGTCAGGTTCACTAGCATTGCCAACGTGGACGAAAGAATCATCTTCGGTATTGTTCACCAATCGATCTCTGAGTCCGACTATCGTGCGTTTGAACTGGCAAATGCGCTTGTTCTTGGAAGCAAGTTGATCTCTGAGTTCGATGATTGCACCTTTGAGTTGCTTCACTCGATTGTTCTTGGAAGCAAGTTGATCTTGGAGATTCTTGATCTGCGAGTCTCTCTGTTCAAGCCTCTCCTGGAGTTTCTTGATTTCGTTCTTATGTCCGCGTTTTTCTTCGCGCTGTGCGACCATCATCTTGAGAACAGTGATATGTTGATCAATGACGTGTATGGCGACGCTACCACCGAACTCATCATCGTCGTCATATTCAGGTTGTGGACCGACATCCGGAACCGGCGATCCCTCGATATACGCGCGAAAGTAGTTGAGGCAGCTGAGAGCCCATTGTTTCTCATCAGCGGTTATAGACAATACTCCTTCGAATTCAGGGACCGTTTCGATCGCTATTTCCAAAGCATCCGTAAATATTTTAATTCCATCCAGTTGTTTCCCCATGACGGTTGTATATCATAAGCTTGATCGCATTCAATTTTATGAGGAAAAAACATAATTAGGTATGTTTTACATAGAGTAGAATGCATTGAGGATGAATTCGGGAACGATCGCCGGATTCTCCTCGAGAGGAAACGCGGGAAGGTCGTCTTCTGTCAGCGGTATCAGCTCGAAAATGGTAGGTGACCATCCGCGCTCGGTGATATCAGGCAACTCGCTAGACAGACACTCAAACACGTTGTCGAGTTCGTCAACCCCCGAGTATTCTTTTATTATTCCAACGGTCGGTACTTCCACGGCACGCGCTTTGTTCACGCGTTCCCGGAAAGGAGTTCCCTTGCGCTTATAGCGTCCTCCGAGAACAGTCCTGCCGCTGATGTAATCAATTACTTCCATTTGGTTTGATGATTTGATGATTTAACGATTAATTAGGTTAATTGCGCTGACTTCCGAGTGACTGGTCGCCTAGATATAAATCAAAGCACTCCATTTCAATTTTTATCAGCGTGTCAAGCTCAGTTAGTGAAGTCTGGATCTATTGAAACAAATCCATCGAGTGAGCTCACCCTGTCGGTAATCGCCTCGTACATAGATGTTTTTCGATTAGCCTTAAGAGCTAAACTATTATAAACGAGAAGCGACGGTATCGCCTCGAGAGCGAATCCGTACTCGGACTTTTCTATTTGCGTTTTCTCATCATCTTGGAAAATCTTTGGTTTGAGGACTTCTAACCCGTTGAGAGTTTTATATATCTCACCGTCGCGGATAAGTACATTACCACGATAACCGTCGTAAATACAGTGTTTTATTTTAGTGATAGTGTTCATAATATCGTCGGCGCTTGAATTGTTCAAACTGAATTCTTCGTTTGTAAAAAGATCTAATTCCGCTGTAAGCATTTGATCAATAATATCATCTCGAGTTTGTATAAAAGTGAGTATTTGTTCGTACGCGATATTGTTTTGTTGGCACCATACACGTAGATCAGTCACCGCGGTTTTCGAATCACCTTCACCGATAATACGTTTGACCGCGTTAAATAAAATTAATCCGTTGATAAAATCATCTGCGATTAGCAATCGCGTTTTATATAAAATAGACGAAGAGCTCCAAAACCCAGGTAACCCCATCTTATAAACTTGTGTCCAATTAATACCAATTTTAGGAGGTGGCTTACCGCTGGGATCCACCGGTTGCGCCGCCACGAAAAATCTTGAATCGATCGTCATATACGCGGCGATTGTAACCAAATCAAGAACAGACGCTCCCCACGAATATGCGGCTAATATCATTCGAGCGCTTTCCGGAACCATCAAAGAAAAGGCCTCGGCGATCGAACCTAATTTGGTAAGTGAAAACCTCTCACCGAGTTCATTTGCCAACAATACTTTTTGATCAGGATCCCAGGAGGGCGCGGTCGTTGAAATAAATCCGATCGTATACAATTTCTCAATACATGCGGCCAGTGCATCCGGTGTTGGAACGTCAATCATATCAATGTCATTAACATTAAATTGCGGATTCGAATCGCCGGTTAACGTTTTGACCTTTAACTGTTCACTAATAATACTAATAATAATTCCTGAAACGTCATCGATGAGTATCTGTGGGTATTGCAAGTCCGGCAATCTATCGTAAATATACTTGGGGTAAAGTGGGTAAAATACCCCGCTGAACTTTCTACCAACTCGACCACGCCGCTGTCGGATACGCGATTTCGGTGCGGGTTTAGTAAGAAGCGCGTGGATGCCGAAAATCGGATTGTATTCGATTTCGCGATTAAATCCACCGTCGATCACATACTTGAGATTTTCAAGAGTCAATCCGGTTTCAGCAACATTAGTTGAAATAATAACACGTCGACCAGGTATATGTTTGTGATTATCGATTATCACTTCTTGTTCACTCACCGGCACGTACAACGCCCACATAAAATCGCGACTGCGCTTTCTGACGACGTCACCGTCAATCTTCAGCGGGGAGAATATTTTCTTACCCGCCCGAGCCAATTTTACATTTATTTTATCCAACCAATCGGCGGTATCCTTTATTTCGGCAGCTCCTGGCATAAAGATAAGAATATCGCCGGCGCTCGGATCATCATCGGGGTTCTCATCGATGATCCTTTCGACGACAGATGCAGCCGCTCGCGGATAATCGTTGACGGTTCTTCCTTCATTCCAATCCCATCTTTCATCGATCGGCGCAGTCTCTCCGCGACACCAAATAAAGTTTTTAATCAAATCCAGTTTAAAGTAATCGAGGAAACTTTGCGGTTCAAATGTGGCGCTCATCAAAACAACAAATGGGCAATTGGTATTACCTTGATTACGCAAAAGTAGATTTTTAAGCATATAAATCGTCATATCCGTTTGCAAATCTCTCTCATGCGTCTCATCGATAAGAATATATCGATACTTTTTCATAATTTCCTCGTCGGTTTGTGTTTTTAGTATTTGAGTAAGCGTGCCAATGGTAGCCGACAACAGCGAGGCGGACACGGCAGGTCGTATTTTATTTGGTTTGGTACTCCATCCGAGTGTTTCACCGAGTCTAAGTACTTTCGAATAAAACTTCAACATCTCATTGACATTCTCAATCGCAGTCATAACACGCGGTTGCGTACAGATAATTCCCGGCGACATATCACCGGTACCTCTCACAAGTGCTTTATACAGTTCCGGCGGGAACATTGTACTTTTCCCACTCGCAGTTTCACTCTTGAGTATAAGTACACGATTGTCAATTCCAGTTCTATTCAATCGCGTTCTAAACCAATCAATTACATAATCGACGGGGACCCAGTCATCGAGTTCAGCTTGCAACGCCGTATCGCCGTTTGGTGCGACAAGCTTACCCTTGATCATAAGAGTAGGAAGCGGCATCACGATTAAAATATAATTACTATATAATGTAACCTATACAATACAAAAATAAACATTAAAATGACTATTTTTATCATTTTTCAAACCAAAAAAATAAATGATGTACGATATAATATAGTACAATATATACATTTACGCGAGTTGCAAATTATATCAAAAATGTGTTGGGTAATTGCACTTTGTATCGCAGTATTGATAGTGGTTGTTTGGGTTTGTCGGTGCGTTTGCTCAGGAGAGTCAATGGTAAACAGTACTCGGATGGTTACTCTTCACTATACTGAATGGTGCAGGTATTGTAAGGCGATGAAGCCGATTTGGGAACAAGTTAAAATTGCAACGGCGACTAGCGGTATTATATACAAAGAAGTAGACGAGGATAAGGCCAAAACGCCAGGGGTTACGGGTTATCCCACCATCACAATGATTGATGAACACGGTAAACGCTCGATATATCCTGGCCCGCCTGATTTTAATCAGTTGCGAAACTGGATAGTGTCGCGGCATTAATTTACCAATTTACTTAATAAATTAATTACCAATCTTTTTCACCCTCACCGGTGTACGGTTTACCGTGACCGTTTGCGATCATCCATTCGTTAACATTAATGCCGTTGATAGTAACAGTAATCAACGGTCTTCCATATTTGTCCATGGATTTTATGTTAAGAATAACAATTTTATCAAGAATCAAATCAGATAATGCTTTTTTTGACTCGGCCGCCTTCGTACGCTCTTCAGGAGAAGTTCCACGAATCTCTGCCGAATTGTAACCGAGTAGCCTACATGAGAACTTGAAAATTGGCGAACCTTCGTAAAGCCGCATAGCGAAAGTCGCGGTATCACCATCGTAACAACTAACACATTTGGCTTGTCTGGTACCGTCGACGTTAAACTTGGGAACTGATTTGCAGGTCGCGTCGAGAAGCTCTTGATCGCACTGCATTGTTTATATATAGTTAGTTTAATCTTTAATTGCTATTTTAAATAATTAAAATTGAATCGTTGTTGTTGATAAAATCAAAATGGATCGCGCACCGTGTGAATATTGTGGATCAAAGGCCGATATGTATATTTTGATCGACGTTGAACCGATCGAATGTTACGATATCAAAGATGATAACGATTACGCTTACGAATACTCTCACAGGGTTTCTCTCTGCTATGAGTGTTACGACTATTATTGGTACTGACGCTATTTGCGTCGGCTACTTATTTTTTATCAGTTTTATCAGCGGTAATCTCGCGACCAGATTCCAGGAAGAAAGGATTATCTTCGTATGTAAATTCAGGATGCGGTCGACCTTGTGGAATGGATCTTCCCGGATAATAATTTCTCGGGGTCACAAACAAAGGTTCTCCATCGAGATCGTGATAAAGATAACTCAATGCAACGCTTTTAGACAACGAGATATTTTCATTTCCATAGGTTTGTACCGATGGAAACAATGGTGATTTAAACAAAATATCATAAGCTTCATCGGTCGTATGTGATGAGACAATCGCCGCTTCATAACTGGATATCATGCGCAGCAACGAATCATAGTGCGCCAAATAGGTGTTTGCCAATTTGGGACTTTCCTTGTGAACAAATGACATAGCGACAAAATGCTTAAGTAAATATTGGGCATTCACCACTCGAAAGGTTTTACCATCGGTCTTAATATAATTTGTTGAAACTAGTCTATTTTTTGTACTATATACAGTTATATCACCAAAGTCAGCACGGCCCTCAAGTCGTTCCGGTATCACATGTATATATGTTTCATACTGCTTAGACCCGACCAGCGACAGTTCTCCACTGCATTTTTCCAAATCGAAGTGAACAATCTCAAATTTCTGATCGATCGTGTCAAAAGTAATTTCATTAGAGCTAGCAATAAATTTACCCTCGATGATACCGACCGGTAATTCGGTACCCGCCGCCTCCATAGATTTGATATAGTCGCTGTAAAGTATCGAATATGCGCAAAATCCCGCGACCACGTATTTGGAAACGTCAGCAGTAATTTTCATCGGGCGGGTCGGCAATGTGTCGCCGGATAGTTTTACCGGATAATGTTTATCAAGCAAATTAAAGCGCTTAATATCCTTACTCCATCGGGCAAAGATAACTTCGTTGGGAACGTTATCATAAGGAAAGGAAAGTGACGAATGAACATCCGCTCGCTGAATCATCGGGTGAATAATTTTCATCCCGTTGTAATTAAGAGTCGGGAGTTTATCAAAGATCTCCTTGGGTCGATACGTAATATCTGCGATAAAGTGATTATCACCGATATCCACACGCATAGTTTCCATATGCATAGCATTGATCGCTCGCGAATCTTTATACCCGCGAGTATAAAGCAAATCCGCGAGTTGGTATGCATGTTCGACGTTTTCCGGCGAGAAGAAATCCAAATCCGGTGGAAGATCATCAGGGTATATCTTATCGCCACGAAGACGCAGCGCGTAATCGATTGCAAGGCCTCCGTAAATGATAAGACCGTTATCGATGATAAACTTTTTTACCAACTCGATCGCGTCAATCATGTTATTGAATAATGGATCACTTTCGATTACAACCACTTCATACTCCTTGGCCCGCTCTAATATTTTCTCCATTTGATTTTTTACAGGCGACGCTACTATATACTATACATGAAATATTAATTAAAATTGAAGATAGTATTGTATTACTATATTACAACCGAGCAGCTTTATGGATCGCGAGGAAAAGCTTGTGATCGCCGGTGATTTGTTGACTATTAACAATGCATACATATGCCATCAATGTAATTGCACAAGTACAACCGGTCGTGGGCTTGCCGTTGACATTTTCAACAAGTACCCGTCGGCCAATGTATACAAGCAAAAACATAAACTCGGCGATTATTCGGCAGTTGGGACAATTGATGTATTTGACGCCGATGATAACCACGTGATAAACATGTATGCGCAGTATCGACCGGCAGGGATAGAGTCTGGAGGTGCTACTCGCGCTTTCCGCAAACAGTGGTTTAAAGAATGTCTGGACGACCTGCATGAATACCTGGTTGAGAACGCGCGCGATCATGCAACCGTTGCATTCCCGTACTTGATCGGCTGCGGTTTAGCCGGCGGAAATTGGTCTGAGTATCACGCGCTGATCCTCGATTTCGCGGAGAATATTTCCGATGTTGCCAAAGTTGTCATTGTGAAACGCAGGTGATAAATGATTTAAAGCCAAATTCTCATTTAAAGGTAAAATAGGTGATATAATATCGCCCGGATACCTCACTTATTTTTTAAATTTGAATACGCAGAACAAATTAGTAACAACTATTAGATCGTACGCGTGAATTCATAGGTGAGAAATAATGGCCGAACTAATTGATCTCTGCGGACAGTTCGATCAATTCACGTTGGTCGATGAAAGTCTTTTCAATCAGTTTTCCGAAGTGAGGCCCGAAATCGCTGATGCCAGCCAGTACAACTATTGCCCCGATTGTAAGATTCCTATGATTCTTGCGGGTAGTGAGTATCAGTGCGTCCAGTGCGGGCAGGTCCAACAGTACGCGGCCGACAGTTGCAAGGATCACGGTGAGACTGTCAGTGGTAGCATCCGTATCTCAACAGGTGCTAACAAGGGTAGGTTTTACAACATTACCGGCGACTACACCAAGACACAAAAGAAGTTTATCCTTGAACAGCTCTTGCAAAACCAGTCAGGTTTTACCGGAAACGCCTTCCCCTTGAACGTCCTGAATGCCGTGGCTACCCAGTACAATACCATCCAAAAGCTCATCACCGAAGATGACATTGACAGTGATGGTAAAGTACGAGGGCAAAAGAAGTTTGTTCGCCGAGGAAACATCAAGGATGAAGTTTTGGCAGCGTTGATCTACTTTGAGGCGATTCGTGAGAAGATGGTTCGAAAGAAGAAGGATATCGCATTGTTTATGAAGTTGCCAACCAACGGATTTTCACGAGGCGAAGACATCTTGCGGAACTTGGTGGCTGAATGCAGGATTTCTCTTCCCGTTGATGAGGAGCCGATCGAAGGCTACATCGACCGGTATCTTGACGAACTTAACATTGACAACCCGAGCTTCAGCAAGTTCGTGGTTGAAATGGTTGACGAGTCGGAACGCCGTAAGATCGGTATGTCCAGTCAGTTGTCGTCGAAAATCGTTGCGGGGGTTCACATCGCGATCACCCAAAACAAAATGAAGATCACCCCGATGGCATTTGAGAAGGCGTGTGATAACACAAAGAAAAATACCTATATGAAGTTCGTCCGTATAGTGACCAGCTTCCCGACAGTTTTCAAGCCGATCTTCATCAAGCATGGAATCCCAACCACCGGTTTCTTTTAGAGTTCTGATTTGACGTCGATGTCAGATTATTTTTTATTATAAATAATCGACAATACTCCTAATATAATCAACACCGTACAATGGAGGACAACATTGAAGAACCAACCCTCGCTGAAATGCAGGATTCGACGGCACCTGCAGCAGTTCCGCAACCTACCCGTGAATATTTTAACATTCATGAAGCCTGCGAACTTATTGCTCAACATTACGGCAGAGGATTTAAGCGTTTGAGTTTTAGCCCGCCAATGCAAATTGTCGACGGGTGCGTCGCTGAATTTATCGATGATGATATGAAGGTGATTGTCGCTGCGGCTCGCATGCGATTCCGCAATCGCGTTCACGTTGATAAGGAAAACGGGCAAATGCGATTGGAAATTGTGATGAGCGATCTAACATTTAACCGTTCGCGTCTAGAACTGAGTGTTGGCAACCCGGTTATGATGTAATTTGCATCGCCCGCGCAATTGTATAAATTCTATCCAAATTAGTTATTTTTTTTATTTGAATCGACATCAAATTAATTTATTATAGATATTTGTCGGCGATATGTTATGATCGATCGCAAGAAAGTTCCAATGGAGATTGAATTTCTATCTAAACAACTACAAGCCGTTAACTTGCAAACGCCGCTTAAGGCGAGCAGTCATTGTAAATTATCTGGCGGTGATATCATAGGTAATTATGAAGTAGGTGAAGCTCTCGGCAAGGGTAGATTTTCCACTGTATGGTCCGGTCGCAATATTAGAAATGGTAGCGTCGTCGCTATTAAAATATATCGTACCGGCGATGATAATAGTAGATTTTACGAAAACGAAGTAAAAATTCTTAATAGGATCTTCGAGTATTCGTTGGCCACGCAAACAATCCCCACGAATCTTATCGGGTACATGGGAACGTTCGCACACGTTACTATTGGCCATGATCGAGCCCCGCGCATTCACCCGTGCGTGCTATTTAATTTGGCCGGAGATAGCTTGAGCGATTTTATTAAATTTTGCAATCGAAATTATGGCAACGGTCTACCTTTGCCCATTGTAAAAAAGATTATGAAGGATTTGTTTACCGGGTTGGCATATCTTCATCGATGTAATATTATTCACACGGATATCAAGCCGAGCAATCTGCTGCTTAATGGAAGAGTTGAATCGCTTGATGAATCAGGGCTCTCTGTGAGTATTGGCGATCTAGGATCAAGTACATTCGCTGATGAATTGTTCAGCGATACCGTCGGCACAACCCAATATATTGCGCCGGAGCTAATTATTGAACTCGATTATACAACCGCGATTGATATTTGGTCAGCATTCGCCACTTGTTTTGAACTTATTACCGGTGAACTACTTTTCGATGTTTATGATGATTGTAGGATACAATATGGTGAACCGATGGAATCGGAAACTACAGATACTGATTCGGATCGGTCGGAAGAATCAATTTCACAACATTATGCGAATAGCGAGTCGTCGATTTCTGATTCGTCGGGTAGTGAGGATGATGAAGATATGCGGGCTACCAACTATCGTCATTTGTTCTTGATAGAGAAGGTGATCGGCCCTGCCCCTCGGGCGTTTACCGAGAACGCACGCCTTTACTACAATCGCCGCGATAAGCTTAAGAATAACCCGGACATTGATCATTTGGGTATCGCGCAATTGCTATACGCGAATTATGACATGTCTGTTGAAGATTGCACTTCCATCGAAGATTTTCTACTCACCGGTCTCAAATATATCCCTGAGGAGAGGATAACCGCCGAAGCCGCGCTTTGTCATCCATTTTTGAACTCGTAATATTTCACTTGTCGTTTTACCCACATGATAGCATCGAGATGTGTAAAATTGATTTTTTATTTTAAGATTAATCCGACAAAGACAAATACATTCAAAATGGATGATTATGCTCTAATACACGTACACGTTAACGATTCGCAAATCGAAAACTTAATGTTGACCTTTCACTTGGTACCTACCATCGAAGTATTTAACTATGTTATATTGAGTGACGGCGAGATGTATCGCGAGGACGAACCTGATCGAACCGATGAATTTTACATTGAATATGCAGATGAAGATTGGAAAACGCGCCGAGCGCGTATACGCGGATTGAAAAAGGAACTTGACGCTCGCAAGGGCAAACCAGTTGGGTCTCATCGCGCAAATTATTCTAACCCGTTGAAGTTAGCATGGGTCTGCGCAGCGGTCAAAGCGTTTCCTTGGTTGATTGATAAATGTGCGCGGCCGCTTTATATCGAGCGCGCATATAAGTTCACCGACAATAGTCTGTTCTACTTAACACAGCAAGTTGTCGCCGGACCTCTACCACGACAAAAGGTTGTACCCGGTGCTTGTGGCACACCCGTTAAAGACAGTGCATCTAGATGGGTAGAACAATGTAAGGCACTTGCAAGGATAAATTTGATGAGGTTTGGCGCCAGTGACAATCATTGGTATGTTGACAATATACGCGAGTCGGTAAAAGAAAGTGAGCGCGGACAATTCGCTCTCCACACGGTAGCCGTTGATGAATTTAACACGCACCTTTATTACGACTTTGATATTATGTATGAAAAAATTGAACCAAAAGAAAACGCCGTTGATCTCGCGGAGAAATTGATTCAACGTGCGCAGGATAAAATTGCACGGGTTCGTATTGATCTATAATTGAGATTCCGCTGTCTTATTTTTTCCTTTTAAATAATAGGGAACGTTATCTGTGAACGCGAATAAAAAACGATGCCTCCGTCTAACAATGAAGTCCGTGCTTGGTGTACGCTGGTGATGATCGGAGATACGTATGCAGCCGGCGCCGCAGTAATGTGCGCGTCTATCCGCAAAACCCAGTCAGTGTATCCGATCTGGTGCATGGTCGATGATAGCGTATCCGATGATTGCCAGCGGTTTCTTGAATCGCATTTTGATAAAGTTATTAAGGTGCCGTTGATCGAGTACCAATGCTCGCCGATGAAGTCAAAGAAGCAAAATGAGATTTATGGCTCGTGGATCGGTAAATCGTTTACCAAGTGGAATATTTTGAATCCGCAAGTGATGGGCGACGCTAGTAAAATCTGTTTTCTTGATGCAGATTGTATCATGGTGGAAAACAGCGATGATATCTTTGATTTGAGAACCCCCGCGCTAACATATTCAAGCCCTTGGGCGCGTACTTATGTAAAAAATAAGTCAAATACCAAATACAGTTTGCACGATCCGTATGGTCGCATGGTACATGGTCAAGAAGTACCTAGGAAATTAATTATGCGCGGATTCAACAACTCGTTTCTAGGCCTCGCGTGTATGGTATTGGTAAAACCGTCACAGACGCAATGGGATCTTTTCAATAAGATCTTGAGAATGGAACCGACGTATGGAAATAGTCGCTGCGTGTCCGGTCATGATGAACAGGTGATCACTGAAACCTTCTTGGCCACAATGAAACCTATTTACCATATTAACCAGCGATATAATTGTTTGATTGGAAAAGCAGACACTTGGCTTGAGCGGGGAGAGCAACCAAAGTTGCTGCAATGGTATGGCGAAAAACCATGGACCGAGTCACAGCGTGAAAGTGATTGGGACGATGTCAAACTCTGGTGGTCGTACGCGAATGCGATTATTGAGACCGATCCTGAGTCGCGTCGATGGTTTTATCAAGAAGCTTAATTTATATGTAAAAATTGAAATGGTTCCTTATAAACTATCCAGCAAACCATCGTAAGATGATTCGCAATTTGACAATACTCTGTGCACGCTCTCTCATTTACACTGAAACCGACCTCAGCAAGGCTACGGCCGATGTTGTAGAGATCATCAACGACTGCACTATCGAATATGATAGGCAATCACTCGCGGCCACGTACAGCCTGCTAATCACAGATTCTTACTTCAAAGACGACAATGAAAACCCTGTCTTTGATCTCGCCACCACCCGTCGCAGGATCAAAGACCTGCGCTTGATGCGGTTCTTGCACTACGTCGTTCTCAACCACGGTTCTCTCGGTACTATACAAAAGATACTCGGATTGTACGACATGGCGAGTCATTGCTACACCTTTGCCGAAATATATGCGAAAACGATCAAAGTAACCGACAAGTTCAGAAAGCACAATATCTTGGAAAAATACGAGACTGTGGACCACTCAAGGCTCTTTGAATAATAATCATACTCACGGGTGTGATTATTATCATTTTTCTAATATTTTTTGATAAAAAATTGAAACGGACTTGATTAAATCATAAACGTTTCAACATGGAAAAGATTGACTCGCTCATTACCCTCTGCGCTCAAAGGTGCAACGGTACCTCACTGCCCGTTGACGAAATCCCGTTCGATGATATCAAAAAATCATTGAGACGGTCTCGATTGCCGACCGCAAGAAGCGAGCCAATGCGCTAGCTCGCAGGATCGGTACCAACGTCTACCGCGAGGATGACACCGGCCGCCTTCACCTGCACCGCGAGTGTGCTGTATCGCATGCGATCTACGTCATGAGGGCGAAGCGTGCTGCAAGGTACACTCGTCGCAGTGGTCTCAACGGCGAAGCGCTGAACAAGCGTTCGTGGGAGATTCTGCAAGACCTGTACGGGCTGAACTCACTGAGCCAACCGCAGGAGTACATTGACCGCACTGAGAGCCGCATCCGTCACCTCAACTGGGCGGCGACTAACATCGGACAGTGAAACTAGACCTGGAAATATTTAAAATAATCTAATCGGATGGCCGATAGACTTATTTTTTGGAAAATTGAAGTGGTTGATTATCAAGTTATCAAACAGATCATAGCTATGATTCGTAATCTGACCACGTTGTGTGCGCGCACGATTGTAACCTCGCGCGTTCCAATTGACAATACTGTGGCGACCGCCGATGCTATCGAGATCATCAACGATTTCGAAATCGAATACGACAAGATGTCATTGGCGCGAACTTTCAACATGATGCTCGAATTCAGCAGCGATGACGAACTATCAGGTCACAGCGAAACATGCAGATGTGAGGATTGTAATTGTGAACCAGTTTCCGATTTCACGTTGGTTCGCCGTGAAATCAAAGACAAGCGGTTGATGCGGTTCCTACACCACGTTATTATTGACCATAGCAATCCTACGGCACGGCAAAACATGCTTGAGATTTACGACTTGACGTCGCTCTGCTATTCCCGCGATGAACTTGTCGCGAGAAAGTCCAAGATACTCCAGAAGATCCGCGATTACGGAATTGCAGAGGAGTACTTGAACACCGACCGTACAACACTCTTTTAACAGGCCCGCACGCGCGAATTGTTATTTTTTTTACACTTACCGTTAAACTAACTTACATCCGGCCGCGCGAATGGTTCCGAGTACCGCTTCGCGACCGCCGAGGAACACCTCGTACGCGTCATCGTGAGTAAGTTGATCTCGATACCGATTGAACTCTTGTAATTTAAATTGATCGGGTTGACTCAGTTTCATAAATTCAAGATCTGAGCCGCGGTAGGGTCCTAAATCACCATTGATCAATTGCGAACCGGTAATCGCCATGGTGTTATTAAGATTGGTTATCACCTCGGGAACGTTCGCACCGGTGACCGAGCGCCAGCTACCTTTATCATAAATGATCAGTGATTTATCTTTACGATTTTGCAAGTACATACAATGGTTCTGTGGGAGATCCGGATTAAAATACATTTTTTGTAACAACAACTTTGATAACTTGGCCGCGCTGGTTAGCTCTTCCGGGGAAATGGTGAGACCTTCGATGGTCGGCTGAGTGTAATTGTTAATGATAATGTTGAAAACCGGGGCGTTGTAATTATTGATAGTTTGCGCGGGAGCCTGCGGTGTAATAATAGCTTTCTTCAATGCATCCATTTCTTCACGCAATTGTTTGATTTGCTCGTCTTTTTCTTTTTTATCGGCTAGATGTTGTTCTTTCAGAATTCTAATTTCTTGATCATACTTGACTTTATCAACAAGTATATCCATACCACCGTTTTTTATCTTGCAAATTTTCAAATGTCTAGTGAGCGACTGGTGTTGAACAAACACTTTATTACAGAAAATACATCTATTAGGATTGTTAATTTGCTCCTGCGGAACTTCGCGAATGAGACACGGAGTCTTACGATTTCGATGAGCAAGCAAATTGGCAGGTGTTCTAAATACTTTACCACAAGAATAGCATTTCTTATTATTCTCTTCTTCTACGATTCGATTTATTAACGGCTCAGCCATTATGTCGATTTTGGCACAAATAGGTACGTGATAATGTCGATTTTGGTACGATCTATATAATAGTCATTATATTAATGTTTAATTCTAATTATAATTATATTTATCATATGACTTTTACAGTACTATAATTCTTAAAGTTAGTTATAATATATAAGGATTAACAAATCATAATAAAGCTTGTATAGTTATAATGTACCACATGTATATTTTGGTACGGTACGCGTCATAATTATTTATCAGGGGGAGATTTTGAAAATCAGATTCAAAAAATCCGAGAGAAAATTGTCGGTCAAAATATTTTTTTGCGTTAATACCTCCGAAGTCGGGTCAAAAATAAAATCCAAATTACCGGGTATAAAAAAATTAAACAAGTCAAATAAATTACTCAATTTAGTCAGAACTGCGACTGAAGAACTTATCCATCAACTCACACACATACTCCTCGCTCGGTATATATGTTGGAGAAGTTGTTTCGCGATGTCTATCAGATGAAAATTCCGCAACGTGAAACCTAAAAAGATTAGTTTCTTTGGTTACACCATCGGGAAGAGTTGCCAATCTTATATTAAGCCCTCGCCGGCGGGCTTTCGCATTATCAGCGGAAAGTTGTCCGAATGCGAACACCGTAAAATTCCAGGCGTTGACAAGATCATCCGTCGGTTCGATAAACTTCACCTTTATTCGACGACGAGGCATGATCTATCGATTATATAACTACTATATCGGTAACTTCAATTTTAAATTGATAAGTAGCTTTAAAATTGATTCGTAAATCACATTAACATATAATTGTTCAAACGCTCGGACAATGGAGATTGTTCTCAAGCGGCTCGAAGTCATGATGCTCGGCGTTGATAAGTTCATTGATGTGGGTGGTCTCGGGTTGACCGAATTACCCGAATCGGATCTTTGGAGCGCCGCGAGAATCGTCAACTGTTCCCGCAACAAGCTGAAATCGTTGCCGCGGAATCTCACGTCGGTGATTGTTTTGCATTGCAGCAACAATGAAATTGAATCATTGCCGGACAATATGTTCAAAATCGAGTACGCGCTTTGTTCGGATAATCGTCTTACAACACTTCCCAACATGCCAACTCTTGAAAGATTGTACTGCGGTAACAATCCCTTGACGCATATACCCGCGTTGCCGAACATCAAGATTCTATATTGTTTCAACAACCTGCTGACAATATTGCCTGATGTTCCCAAAGACACACAAATACGATGTGACGGTAATCGATTCCATTACAATCCCAGATATTACAAACGATACTGGGTGATTTGCAAAGTAACCACGCTGACAATGGTCGTTCGCAGATGGCGACGCACCGCCATGGTGAACGCTCGTGAAAGAAAGCGAGACTTACATGCAGAACTACTTTACTCACCTGACTTACCGTTCTACCGTCGTACACCTGAGGCCCTTCATTGGTTCGAGATGACTATCTCGCGCGGTTACTACGCACGACTCAACAAAAAATAAATTGTACTGTTGATAGTCTACAGCTGACACGTACAACTTTCCTTTTTTACTTGATTTTGCTTCTAATTACAGTCATTGTACTTGCTGAGCAACCATTGGTTATCCAGTTCATTCCACTTGGTGAACTCGCGTGTGTAAATGGTCGAGTCGGTTCTCATGACTACGCCGCGATCACCACAATCTTTGTCATACTTGTATTTTTTCACGAAGAATCCCAAACGCTGTGACATCGGAAGTTCATCCCAAGGTTTACCCGCGTCGCGCAACATGTCAAGCATCTTGATCGTGTCAACATGTTCAAGTTTCGCATGTCCGAACACAACTCGTGCATAATTGGCAACACTGTTCCGTCGAGCATCGTGATGACTGCGCCAAATGATGTAGTTGAGTACTTCATGCTCGGGCAAGTTGAATGCACGGCCGTCAAAATACGCATAACCCGCATCCATTTTATCACTGACTTTGTCCAGCGGGTACAAATTCTTCAACCGGCACATGTGGAAGTTAAACCTGGCCGTTGTAAATCCGGCGATCAACGATGCCATTTTCAACGTACGTCCGCCCGCGTAAACCTCAGGTTGTTTACAATCAGGCTCGGCCGGGGTGAAGAAGATCAAAGAAATCTCATCAGATTGCGAATAGATTGTTCTCGGGTGAAACTCCTTCATCAAATCAAGACAAGTTCGCTCGAATGCGATACTCAAACGTTCATCAAATGGTTTCTTGAATCCGCGGGTGAAACTCGAGAACTTCTTCCCGTCGACGCGCACGACAATAGGTGTTTCCGCACTGAGGGTTTTCACTGTCAACGCGGCCTCCTCGTATGTCTTGATGCGAGCTCCAAGGGTAAGCGGTACGGTAGATTCCATGGTAGTGTTTATATGAGCGCGTTAATTGTATCAGTTAAAAATAAGATTCAGTTTTTTAATTGTTAATTAGGCGATTAAGCAATTAAGTAATTACATTGTAAAGATAATACTCCAATCGTTTTCGGGCGGCGGTTGATCCTTTACCAGTGTGGAAAAATCTGTACCGTGCTTAAATGCCATCTGATATTGGTAATTATCAAATTGATATTTCACGGTGATCACAGATTGATCGACGCGCGTCGAATCCTCTACATAATTCAAATGAGCAAAGTGAAAGGTTTCAGTGCGACCACGACTACAGAATTCTTCAATGGTTTCTGTGATTTCGACAACAATCACACCGGGACCGTTCTTGGTAAATTTATGCGCGGCCATCGTGATAATATTACCGGCGATACGCACGTGCGCATGTTGGATATAATTAGCCCGCACAGTCTCAACGCGTTCAGTAACCACCTGTCCACAAGTTATCTTATGAGCGCGCCAGTCGCTTACTTGACATTCCTTACTACAATAATTGGCTTTTTTACATCGGCCACATCGCAACTCGGCGGCGCTTTTACATACTGAACACTCTTGAATTTCCATTTGTAATTTATAATTGGTGCGAACAGTCTCAGTAAATATATAAATTTATCACTCATTATTAAAATTGAATAATCGACTGTACCAATTACCATTTACCAACCCGATGAACATGGACGGAGGAATTGATAACCTATTTATCGATTTGAAGCTGCCGGGAGCCGAATGTCATTTCTATAAGAACTTTCTCTCGAAGGATCTTGCCGATTTCTACTTCGAAACATTTGAACTGTTGCCGTTCACACAAGGACGCGTGCGAATGGGACTTGAGCGCAGACTCACTTGCTTTTACAGCGATTTGACGAACGTCGACGGGACACCGCGCGAATATTACTACGCGGGTAAGATGAACACGCCGCTACAGTTTAGTGATGAATTGAGAACTCTCAAGGAGACTATTGAGGCTGTGACCGGTTATCAATTCAATTCGTGTCTCGTCAACTTATACCGCAATGGCCGCGACGTGATTGGTATGCATAGCGATTCTGAAGAATCGTTGGTACAGAGAAGTGCTATCGCTTCGATAAGTCTCGGCGCCGAACGCTGGTTTGATATCCGCGCGAAGGACCATGCGTCCGATCCCGACCGTGAGGAAAGTGTACGCGTGAAACATGGGTCGTTGATTATCATGGCCGGGTCCATGCAGCACAATTATAAACATGCAATCAGGCAAGAGGCTCGGGTTAAAGAACCTAGGATCAACCTGACGTTTAGGTTGTCAAAGTAAAGGCCTACCCGACCTTACTACTTATCCGCGCTTTATTTTTTGGTAGTGCGATTTGCTATCGAACGGGTAAAATTGAAATTGGGTGTTCTTATATTAATTCAAAAAAACAGACATGTCTTCCAACGTTCCCGCTATGATTATGGTCCCCTATAACCGCGCTCTAACTACAGGAGATCGAGTCTTTTCCCAGTGGGAACTCGCTGCGGCGCCACTTTCCGGTTTGGCGCTCAGAGTGGATAGCATCGCTCTGGGTTTTCAAACCATGAATTTCCAATTCGGGCACAGCACATACGGCGAATTCGTCAAATCAATGTGTTTCGCGTGGAATCGCATTGCGGACGCCGGCGAAGTATCCGCCAAGGGATACGACGCAGTGGTAAGCGATCTAAACCGTATGGCCGTTGCGCATTCTGAGCCAAAGATTCACGATGGGGTGATCAAGACCAAGGAAGAACTGATACGTTACAAATCCCAGAGTGAGTTTAACTCTGCGGATCTCACCGTGTTGGCGATTTACGCCAATGGGATATGCCGTGCTCACACCGAAGTGTCTTCCCTACTCATTGCACACTTGAAGAGTCAAATGACTGAACTGCCCACCGAAAACGCCTCATTGAGGCATCAGGTCACTGAACTCTCCACCGAGAACGCGCATTTGGAATGCCAGATTGAACAGATTGAGCCATTGAGACAACAATTGGCCGAACTTGCAGCCAGAATATCTCGCGTCGAGCAAGTGAACTACAACTTGCAATATACCAACGGACAGCTCACCGCAAAACTAGACATGTATGCTCAAGGAGAAGCGTCAAAGAAGATGGCTATGGTGCAGTTTGGCAAAGTAGCTGTTGAATCGCGTAGACGCTGCGGTCGTGTCAACGTTAACCTGAAACGCGAAAACGCTCACTTGAAACAGGAAACTGCAAAGGTGATTGAACTCGACAAGAATCTGGCGCTGACCAAACAGTCTGCGGAGCTCCAAGAGCAAATCGCCGAACTCAACCGTGATAAAGCGATGCTTGCCAGGGAGACGGAATTGAAGACTGAGTTTGACCAATTGCTGCAAACTAAGTTGCGCGAACAAAAAGAAAAGTACCAGGTGAAGATCAGAAAAATAAAGGCTGAGAGGAAGATGTACAAAGAGCAGTACTTGAGATCGGCGCTGAGAAAGTCCACCATGGACGACATCAGCGACTCCTTCACTGCGATCTGAACCTGATTACCGATCTACCAGGAGTAATTAATTTTTTCCTGCGATAGTAATTATTGAAAAAATAAATTTGGGACTGATTGCCCGTTTATCAATTAAACTTCTAAGTTATACATTGTGGATTAGCCAAATCTAGCTTTTTAACGCATCGGCGCTCGCGTGCAAATCCACACATGTGAATACATATCAGAATAATTATCACGATTGACAATGTAACTTGTATGCATGTTAGTACGATCAACGTGATGACAACCGGCTTGAGATAGTCGTATATCGAGTTGAGAAAATCATCTTGATATCGATCTATCGCCGAAGCAAAATCGGAAATCAGTCTGGGTTTAATATTAGTATTAAACTCCCGCGCGAAGTTTGCAGAAATGGCATCGGGTAACTGTTGTACCATATCAATGTGTGAAATATCTTCCTGAGCAGATACTTGAGCAATACTCAGTATAATCGCAACAATTACTATCAGCGTCTGCGCCTGCATTTGAGATTGCACTTGTAAAAAAGTAAAATTACAAACTACAGATAAACAATTACATATCTTTAATTAAACTACAGCTGAGGCTTAAGCGGGTATGTCGCCGATTTCCGTTATTTGCCAGGTGCGGTTATAAACATCACCACCTTCAAATACTCCACCGGCATCAAGTTGAACGCTTACATAATCACCAATGCTCATGGGTCGTATCCACGATCCGGAAAAGTTACTACGGACATTCAATGTGGTAAGTTGGAAATACCGCACTGCAATCTCATCGCCATTTGAATTTCTAACGTTAAAACTAACTGTACGACTTGTATCCGCGTTGGTGATTAGATAGTCCAATGATAAATCGAATCGATATAATTTCGTGGCAGGGGATATCCAAGATGTATAATTACCCGGAGTATTATCACCACCACGCGTTGAACCATAAGTTGTTCCACCGTATTCAACTCCGTCCCAGAAAATACTTTCATATTGAAACGCGGTAGTATTGGTAACACTTGATGACATTCCTAGAGCCAATTTGACTCCGCCACCGCCACCGGTAATCGCGGTGTCAATTGCCGCGACTGTGTTATTTGTTCCACCGGCTTTCTTAATAACGCCGTTGGAATCAATCGCAAGAAGTGTACCAGCGCCGTCTGCGGCCGAACCAAGTCCGACCATTTTCATTTGCGTTATAGTATCGGCGATCGCAAATTCGTTGTCGACCGATGTGACGGCATCGTGTCCGATCACAATAGATTTAAAACAATCGGCTTTACTAGTTCGCGCGTTGTAACCCAAGAATGTGTTGTAAAAAGCATTCGTCCCGCCGGCGCCCGAACTTTCACCGAGTGCTGTATTTGCCCGACCCGTGGTAAGATTGTACAGCGAATATGCACCGATCGAAGTATTTTCGAGAGTCGATGGACTAGGTACCGCTGAAAACAACGCGTGTGTTCCCACCGCGGTATTAAATCCGGCGTCATTTGTGGTCAATCCCGGCGCAATATCTGTACCAAGTGACGTAATCAAGTTACCAACGGCGGCCGATCCAACTACTATACCTGCGGTGGTCGTTGTCGCGATCGGTATATAATTGCTAATATTTGATTCGGTTACCACCATCCCACTTGAATTCGGGAATTCGTAGATACGATTCGCCGTGATATTTTTTGTGTCGAGGGTCACGGTAAAACCCGATGGAATTTTCCAAGACGGGTTATTATTACCATCGATATACACGGACGTACCGCCGACCGGAGTGTTCGGAGCGCTAACTTGCGAAACCATTTCGATAAATCCCGCACCGGATGCGCCGTTTATGCGAGCTGATCGCATAGTTGTAGCAGCACCCGTATCGTGCGTTTGTTGTGACATTTTGTGTATATACAGGAATATTTTTTACTTTTGGAAAACTAATAAATTAAGACCGGTTGCGCAAAAAATAATTTACCACTTACCGTTTACTATTTACCAGTACGGTAATCACTTTAATTCCATCGTATTATTCTCACGCGCACATCAACGATTCTATCAGTGGAGGCGTTAATCGCATCCAAACTCACACCCGCGGTGAAACCGCCGAGTTGATCTACATGAACAAATGTAGGACATGAAACGGTCTGCCCGCGACTGCTAGCGATCAAACCAAGTTCTTCTCGGAAAGATACTTGACTCGGAACGTTATCAATACCCATCGGTGTAAAGCTAATCATCCTACGTTCGCCAGTGCTTGCATCCTGTGACCAAACCGAATCAATCTTAAACTCGTATACGGTTCCAACGGCACCCATTGTGAACGTACCGGTTGCCAAGTCGACCGACATTTCACTGGTTGAATCAGGAGCGAATCCATTCAACGAAGCAAACGCGGCCGGCGGAGTGATTGTTAGTGCATTTACTTGTACAGTATTTCCGGCGGTGATTGTACATGTTGCATATAGCACACCGATTACACTAGGTGCGAAACCGGATATGCCCGCCGGTAATTGTTCAGACGGAACTTTACCATCGGTACCCAGCGAAGCATAGCCGAGCGGCTGCCCTTTCTTTGACTTATCTTCCTTAAGCACAAGTGAGTCAACCGTAGCCAACTCACTGCTGGAATCGGGCATTGTCCAAGTACGCGACGTCGTCGTCGAAACTACATTCAGCGTAAATATATTACCTTGCGCATTCTTCCAGGAGATGTTGTTATTACCATCGGCGTACAGTTTGCATCCGGTGGCCGGCTCTACCGGTGGAGAAATTTGAGGTTGCAAGATTATGAATCCGTTTCCACCGGCTCCGGAAATATTTATCGAACGGGCCGAGGAAACCGCATCATGAAGATCCGCTTGCGACATTTTTTAACTATATATTCGCGAATATAAAGTAAAAAATAATTTGTTATTGCACATCCGCGTGTAATTATAGTGTTCCCAAACCAAGGAACTTCAAATGAATATAAGTACCATCGGTTTTGACTAAAAATGATGAAACTCCTGTTGATCCCCAACCAAGACGCATTTTTATAGTATGTCCTGGACTCAATTGCAGAACGCGACTACCTCCTCGTCCCACATAATTTGTCGTGGAATTTGCACCCTCGAACGATGCGGCGATTACATCATTACGAAGGACATTCAATGCTACTGACGTTACCGTGGTCGAATTAGTTGTGTAAGCGAATGCAGTGACTTCCCACAGTCCGTTTGTTGGAAAACCACTCGGAATGGTGATTGTAGTTCCCGATGTAAGCCATGAAGAAGTGCTTCCAAATGATGCGACAAGTCCACTAATAAGAGCATTACTGCCGGATGCGCCGACCGCCTGAGAATAATCGCTTCCGAGAGATGCGCACCACACGTCACCTCCGGCTTGAGGGCGAATAATCTTGTTAGTTGCATCAAATATTAGTTTGGAATAACCCTTTGGCGCAATATTTGATAGACCTTCGCTTCGCCATTGAGTAACAAGTGGGGCGACTGCAAACTCATTACTCGCCTTGGCAAAACAATCCGCGCCGAGGGCAATTGAATTAGAATAACTGCCGTTATCCATATCAGCTGCCGCGCCAATGTAAGTGTTATTACTTCCAGTAGTTAATGTTACGCCGCTACCGTGACCAATTGCGGTATTTCGGTTGCCGGAAACAAAGTTGTACATAGAAACACAACCTAAAACTGTGTTTCCATAGCCCGACGTTGTAACTCCTGCGCCGGTCGCTTTATATCCGATTAATGTGTTTCCTTGATTTGTGCCAGAAGTGAGAATATCCGGAATTTGATAACCGACCGCCATTGAAAGCTCAGTGATTACTGAAGTATCAGTATTGATTTTACCATAAGTAGTACCCAATGTCGTTGAAGTTGCCGCGGATGGTACTGCCGACGCGATAGCAGCTTCTATAAGCGCCACCGTATTGCTCGTTCCCGCGGTTTTTCTGATGATTCCAGAGCTATCAATTGCAAGCAATGTTCCGTCGGCATCTGCGGCAGTCCCGAGCCCATCTGCTTTAATATGATCTATCGCAAACGCGAGTGCCAACTGATTACTCGCCGTAATATTTGCTCCGACGCCAAGTGCCGTCGAGTTAGTACAACCGACAACGGATGTCAATGTGCCTTGTCCGAGGAATGTGTTGTTACTACCAGTTGTGAGCGCCGTCGCTGAATTTCTACCGACTGCGGTGTTTCCATTACCGGTTGTTAAATCATAAAGAGCAAATGTGCCGATTGCGGTATTTGCGTTTGTACCAGCGGAGACTGAAAAGAGCGACTCCCGACCGATCGCAGTATTATCTTCAGAAGTCGCATCGCTAACCAATCCGGCCGCGGCATTGGAACCGAGAATTACATTACCGTCGGTCATGGTTTGACCGTACACAGTACCAAGAGTAGTCGGCGTCGCTGATACAGCTGCCGACGCTGCGATCTGATCAATCATCGCAACCGTGATATTGGTACCTGCGGTTTTCTTAATGATACCATTGCTATCGATACTCAAAAGTACACCAGTACCATCAGCATGCGAACTGGTTCCGACCAACTTGATACTCGAACATTCATCTGGAAAAGCAATTTGTCCGTCGGCGGTTGCAATCGCACCCGAACCGATGTTAATTCGGGCGTTCGTTGATGATTTACCGGTTGTGTAAACGGTTTCGGTTGCCATTTTGTCTGTGTATATGATACGCAAAAAAATAGTAAATGGTAAATAATAAATTATAGCGATCCCACACCGAGAAATTTCAGGTGGACATATGTAGAATTGGGTTTTATAGTGGCAGTGGTAGCGCCGGTTGTAGTCCAACCAAGTTGCATTTGAATAGTTTGACCCGGAGTCAATTGTACCAAACGAGTACCTCCGCGACTAATCCATTGACTCGACGTAATTACCGTTTCGAATCTGGCGAAAGTGGTACCGCCGCGAAGGATGTCAAGTGATAGCGCAGTTGTTGCGGCTGTAGAAGAAATATAAGCTTGCATGGTAACTTCCCAAATGCCAAGATTAGGGAATCCGCTCGGAATTGTAATTGTAGAACCGCTAGTAAGCCATGAGGATGTGCTCCCGTATAGCGGAATCAAACCGTTAAGAATCCCATTAGAAGTGCCCGACGATAGAGCTACTGAATATTCGGTTTGAACTTCAGCCGCCCAGAAATCACCGCCGGACATAGGTCGCATGATTTTATTAGTTGCGTCGTACACCATTTTAGAATAACCCTTCGGTGTGATGTTTGAAAGCCCTTCCGCGCGAATTTGTGTTATACTTGGCGCAACGGCAAATTCATTGTCTGCTTTCGCAACTGCTAAATAACCTATTGCGATACGATTAGTACTTGAAGCTGCGTTAGTATCAGCACCGGTGCCGATAAATACATTACCATTACCACCAGTAAGCGTAGCGCCAGCGCTAGAACCAAACGCATTATTCCAGTTGCCACTAGTGTAAGCGGTAAGTGCATTGTAACCGAACGCACTGTCCGACCATGTAGTGGTTGCACCGCCTGATGCAAATGCTCCTGAACCCATACCAGTACACCGTTGTGTTGTTGAATTCATAGTCGGACCGGCATTAAATCCGTACATTACATTACCTGTAACATTCGCAGGGTCATAACCATACACCATACCGCGAACTGTTGGTGTTGCGACTGCCGTGAGAGCTGCAATTGTAGTTTTAGAACCGGCGGTTCTCCTAATCATACCGCTACTATCAATCGACAGGAGCGTACCAGCATCATCTACTGCAGTACCTAGGCTGGTGCATTTAATATGCGTGATCGAATCAGAAATAGCAAGTTGATAATCAGCCGAAATATTCGCACCGGTACCAAGTGCAATAGATTGAACACAACCGGGTGCGCTTGTGGTTGAACCTTGGCCTAAGAAAACATTATTAGAACCAGTGGTAAGAGCTATCGCCGAATTTCTACCAATTGATGTATTTCCATTACCAGTTGTCAAATCATAAAGGGCAAATGTACCGACTGCGGTATTTGCGTTTGTACCAGCGGAAACTGAAAAGAGTGACTCGCGGCCGATCGCAGTATTGTCATTGCTAGTCGCATCGCTAACCAGCCCGGCAGCTGCATTTGATCCGAGAATTACATTACCATCGGTTACAGTTTGACCGTAAACCGTACCGTATGTAGTTGGCGTCGCCGGGTCGGATCCAACCGTTGCAATTGTTGTTTTCGAACCACCAGCCTTTTTAATTATACCCGAGCTATCAATTATCAATAGAGTACCAGACCCATCCGCGTGTGAGCCCGCACCGACCAATTTGATGCTACTACATTCATCGGGAAAAGCAATTTGCCCGTCAGCCGAACTCAGTGCACCAGAACCAATATTAATTCGGGCGTTTGTTGATGATTTACCGGTTGTGTAAACTGTCTCAGTCGCCATTGTGGTTATATTATACGCAAAAAATAAAAAATAGAACGCGCATATTATTTTAATTTTTGGCCCAATATTCGACACCGCCATGTTTCATGCGCTTACAATATCCATATGACTTAATTATCTTTGTTAAACCGGCTCGGCCAATTTTTATACCACGATACATATTTTCATACCGTGTATAATAAACAGTTGTAATTTCATTGTCATCGGGTAAATTTAAACCCACCCAATCAACGGTTGCCTGTTTAACCATTTGCCTTTCGTGTCCAGCGGATTTTGCTTCTTTTTTCTTTGATTTTTTGGTAATCACGGTTATATTGTCTGCCGCGGGCTGAATTTGTTCAAACGCGATATCCATATCATCTTGTGCGATGTTGTCCATCGATGTGTCGTCGACAATTGGTACTGTGACCGCGGGAATAATGTTTTGGCAATTGCATCGTACACCCTGTTCAATTTTCACCAGTTCGATTTTCAGCCGAAGATTTTCATTGTCAAGTTCTTTACTCCGGTTATCGATTTTCTTTCCGCGATTTATTTCCTTGAGCATTTTACGTTCAGATTCCTTTATCTTAAAAGTGTGTTGCCGTTCACTGAGAACATTAAGTTTTTCAACATAGTTTGTAACCTTATCGATTACCGCGTCGATATTATCAATAGTTATGATTTCCTTCTTCCCAAACATAGGCGTATAGAAATTATTTTGTATGGCCAAATTTTTGATCATTTTCTCGATTTTGTATGCGATGCTTGACGACTCGCACTTCCATATTTTCACAATGGATATTTTAGCATTGACTTTTTCAAAATCGTATCGATGTTTCACCAATCGTTCATTAATATCAGCGGTCACTCCGAATTTATAACTTGAGCCGATGACATGTGCCAAGTACACAACGGACTCGTCAAGGAAATCATTTATGTCAATATTATCACACAATGTTGTGCGCGGTGGGATAATCACTTGTGCGTTGTCAGGTTGTATTTCCACCGCGGTTTCAATGACATGTTCGATTACAGGCTGAATTTCTATTTCCTGTTGCGTTTCAATAACGTTGATATTAATATCACCGACTATCTCCTTTCTAGTGTTATCATCAAGTTTAACAGTGCCTTTTGTAATAAGTTCCTGTAAGGCATTCGCAGTCCAAAGGCGGAATTTTGCAGCAAGTGGCACTTGGGATAAATGAAGTACACGGATTAAGCCTTGCCAGGTAAGGAGAAGCATTTTCCTCGTGTATTCTTTCCCGTAAGCATTACTTACGGGGCGAGTTTTGATGGATCTTGTGACTTTATCTTCATCACTATATTCACTCACAGTGACTCTTATATTTTTGAGACCTAGTGCACTTTCAATATCTTTTGCAACAAACAGGGGTTTTTGCCCTTCAACTATAATTCTGATTTGGGTATTTCCGAATAACTCCCTTGAAACTTCAACAATTTCCATTTTAAGATTATCTATACTCTCTTGTATAAGTATTGTAGATTGGTGGTTCTCTCTGCATACTATATTTTTGATACGTATCTAAATGGAAATTCATAATACTGATAATAATAATCAAGTTTTAGGAAACGCACATGTATACAAAGTAAAACGACGCCGAGTGTTAAAGGACGGTACTGTTAAACTGTATGAAACATCTGTGAACTATATTCCTAAAACCGATCGCGAAGTAATTGACGATGAAACAAAACAAAAAATCATTGCCGATTACAATTTTGGACTTGCTAAAACCAAAATAGCAAAGAAATATAACATTACGCCTTACCGCGTTAACAATATAATCAAAAAAATTGAATAATTTGACCATTCACATTAAAAATGATTATCGCGATTATCATGTCGATTTTATACATATGTACGATTGCAGTATATATCCCTTTGATATTCCTAGTAGTTAAAGAAGTCAGGCGGTACATATAATCGCGTGATTATTATATTTTTTTGCGCTGTTGACACGACAACGGTTTAAGGCATGGCCGCAGTCCATGGTGAGAAAACGCGTATTATACCCGTTGCACTTGTTGATCCTGTGCCACCACTACCAGATCCTGTACCAGGAGTTCCGCCGCTAACACTAGCCGTAATAGTGAAATCTGCGGGGTTCATCAGCGTATGAATAATAATTACACCACCAGAACCAGCGCCGCCACCCCCGCAATCACCTATAGTCGCATTTCCACCATTACCGCCGATCGCATTTATTACACCTGTACCAGTTATGGTTTTAGCATTTATAAATACAATTCCTGCACCGCCACCCCCTGAACCTCCGTAATTAGTTCCATCACCCGAACCAGCGCCGCCGCCCGAACCGGCCCAAATATACCTACCTACTGCATCAAGAAGAGTATTACACCCGGGGTTTCGTTTCCAAATATAATAAGAATTATTTTGATTAGAAATGCCTGGCGTACCTAATCCACCCGCTGCGATTGTTCCAGCCCCACCGCCGCGGCCATAGAAAGCGCTATCAAACGCACCGCCGTAAAACGCTGTCGCGGCAGTTGGTTGTGTTGTGTTACTATCGGCTGAACCACCGGGCATACCACCACCAAATGTTGCAGCGGAAGCTCCCGCGCCCCCGGTGGAAGGTGATGCGCCGCCAACGCCACCATTCGACCCGTTGTTTGCGATGGTTCCATTGTCAACTAGTTTCTCACACCAAATACCATAACCTGCGGTTGTCAATGTGAAACCGGTGTCAACTGTCAATACTTTACAAATTATATCATTGGTCATGGTAGTATCAGCTGAAATTGTAACGTCGGAATCCTGAGTAAATGTAGCTGCACCATCCCAAGTACTGCTTGAATTACCAGTATATGTTCGCAATAGTTTATCAGAATCAAGTAGCGATGTTGAATCCAAACCGGCGTAACCGTTAGCAACATCTTTATTCGCAGTGAGTTCGCGCGCGCTCAACGCCGTATCAATCAACGCTACTGTTTTATTGGTACCAGCACTAGGTCTAATTATACCACTTGCATCAAACGAAAGAAGAGTTCCTGTACCATCAGAAGCTGCGGTAAGTCCCGGCGCATTAACGTGGGTGATAGCGGATGCGATTGCAAATTGTGCATCAGCAGTAAGTGTTGCACCATGACCTAATGCAATTGTGTCCGACCTAGCGCTACTTATTGTAATTGCAGTACCCAAGAGAACATTACGCGAACCGGTTTGGAGACCCGCCGCGGTTTCACTTCCAGCGATTACATTATTAATACCCGAACTAAGAAACGCAGCCGCAGACGCTCCGACTAGTGTATTATTAGTAGATCCCGTTGCCAGAGATTGACCTGCTCTCCAACCTATCGCAGTCACCTTACTATCCGCGCTAGTACTTGCACTGCCGGACGCTTGATATCCCAAAGATACAAGTGAATACTGATTACCAGTACCAGGGGCAATACCGCACAATGTTCCATCGAATGATTTAGTTGCGCGGGGTAAATATGTAGTTAATACTTTAGAGTCTGAACCGAGACCCACGTATCCGCTCGGCTGATTTTTATTTGCTGTAAGTTCGCGAGCGCTTAATGCTGTATCTATAAGTGCGACTGTGTTATTAGTACCAGCGGACGGTCTCATTATTGTGCTTGCAGCATCCCATGACATAATTACACCGGTACCATCAGCGGCTGCTGTAAGACCCGGTGCATTAATGTGGGTAATCGCAGGTGCAATTGCCAACTGAGCATCCGCAGTCGCACTCGCATTATAACCAATGGCGATTCTATCGTTACCAGCTGCGGATGTGGTATTTGAACCAGTAGAGATAAATGTATTTCTTGAACCAGTTGTTAACGTCAAACCTGCGTTATTACCAAGCGCGGCATTATTATCACCGGTTGTAATCGCCCCCAATGATCCTCGGCCAACTGCACTGTTCGAAGTACCACTTGTGAGAACTCGACAAGATTGATATCCAACTGCGGTGTTACTGTTTGCACCACTTCCCGCAGTTTGTAATGCAGCACTACCAACCGCCGTACAACCTATGAACCCGAGTAAATGATTCGGAATTGTATTTTGTCCTACGGACATGCTCGCAGTTACTGTATTCATAACACCATATACACCACCTATTGCAGTTGATGTAGCCGTGGGAATGTTAGAAGACGATACTTTAGAACCGCTGTCAAGACCTGCAATACCATTCGCAACGCCTTTCAACGCCGTAAGGGTGGCATCAGTTATTAGTTGACCGCTTGAATTTGGGAACTCAAACGTACGGTCACTCGTTATGTTTTGAGTATTAAGAGAAGCTATAAACCCGCTAGGTATTTTCCAAGCGAGATTATTATCAGAGTTAACATACAGCGCAGCACCACTAGCGGGCGTAGCCGGGGCTGTTGTTTGAGATGCAATCGCTACAAAACCTAAACCAGCCGTACCGTTGATCCGGGCTGACCGCATTATAGTTGCGGCCCCCGTATCATGAGTTTGCTGTGACATTCTTTACGTCTATAGTTATATATCTATAAATATATATGCGTTAAATTAATAAAAAACCAAAAAAAACTAGATCTGCGTCTATGTTTCCGCATCAATATAAGTTTAATTTTTATAAAATGCCATATATCCGGCGAAAACAAATGGTGCTCCAAGCACCGCCGCCATCAAAAGTAATCTAGCTCTCATCTGATAGTCGGTAGCGCCGTTATCGAATGTACTCAATGCAAATCCGGCCGTCATGGAAATTAAATAGATCGGGCCATAAAACACGCAAAGCAAGATAAATGCAATTAACCAACCGTCTATTTGATTGTAATTATATATAACACGGGACAAAAAATAATTTGTCAGCGCGTTAACATCTTAATCAGATTTTTTCTGAACCACCTCAATCATCGACTTGAGCTCGCTGATGTCAGTCGCGGCCTGGCAATATGCTTCTAAACTTGCCGGCGTAAACACATAATCGTGAACATTGTCAATGACACCATCAAAATAGTTCTTGATTAGTTTGTTCGCTTCGGTCGCGAGCATACGCTTTAGCTCGATAGTCATTGTGATACGACCAGGTCGTGTGAATGCGTCATCAAGCTTCTCCAAATGATTCGTAGTGAGTACGAGAACTGCGCCGTTAAGTTCGAGCACACCGTCGAGAACATTAAGAACTCCGGAAAGTGTAAGACCGCGTTTCATCATTTCCTTGTACAATTCATCCTCGGGACTCTTTTCATTGACCGGCGATTTATCCGTGGAAGACTCCTGTTTGGTTTCTGGTTTAGCTTCTTTGCGTTGATGAATTACATCGCATTCCGCATCAACATCCTCAAAGATATAAATGCGCTTGTTCAACGGGATGTAGTCGGTCATCAGCGAGAACTTTTCATCGTTGTTTTTGTAATACATGACCGCTTTATTGTGGAAAATGTCCATGAGTGCCGCATCGTTCATCATAAACGAGAGTTTTACTTCGATCACATGATATCCTAGTTTCTTAGCCAACGCCTTGATCACGGATGTTTTACCACAACCGGGTTTACCATGCAACATCAAGGATAACTTGCGAAGTTCACCCGCGTTCAATTTCTCGATCATTTCCATGATCTTTTCTTTTTCCGGGAAGAAGATACGATCAAACGAGGTCTCATTGTGAATCGGATACTTTTTAAAGCGCACACCATCCTTCGATGGCATTTGCTTGTACATGTACTGAGTATTATCGATCTTACCATAGTGGGTATTTATATACGCGTCATAACAACCGCGAACGAATTCCTCAATGTGTTTTACCGATTTCTTACTAGAAATGGTAATAGTGGTTGTGCGTTTTTCAGCTGCTTTTTCGGCGTTGCTAACGCTAGACTGAGAATAATTGATATAGAAGTCACCATATTTTACCTTGGTTGTCGGAATTGACTCAAACCCGCGTGACTTCATATACTGAACGTTGTCTTCGGTGTCATGATTGGGCATGCCCAAATTACACCTCATATTGTCGGGGTAAACTGAACTTGCCGACATGAACTCGAGCAGTGCATGGATCAGATGATGATTATGATTCTCATCAGGATCGGGCGCCCAGTAAGATGTTTTCTCACTGTAAGTCATAGTTCTGCGAATCGTCACGGAGTGATATTTCGGACCAAATAGTTTCTTGAACCAAGCGAGAATGCTCGGCTGCGAGCTCGTCAACGCGTTTATTATCGCGGTGGCGAATGAAGTGATCAGTGGAGTGAGAGTTGTCATTAAGACCATCATCATCACCTGATCGATGGGAAAACCCGCACGCGTATTCTCCGCCTTCATTGTGTGTTTGTAATATTTGGATTTCAATTCTATATTAAAATTGAATATCAGTGCAACTGTATATATACGTCATATAAGAACAATGTTAATATGAACAAGCATACTGCAGTAGACTTTACCGGAATGCGAGTAAATGTATTATATGAAAGCGGTTCGAAATCCGTAAATCCGGATCTTTGCGAATGCAAAAAACGATACAAAGAAGCGAATGCTGAATATTGCATCGCATGTCTTCGAGAACTTACTCATCGCTTAAGAGATAGGTTCTTTAAATTCCATCGGTACGCACATGGACTTGCGTATTCTAACTATAGGTGCAACTGTGAATGTTGTTACTACAGTTAAAAAATTAAGTTGTCCACGCTGACAATTATTTTTTAGTTACCCACGGCTAGAGGATTTTGCATTACAACTACACCATCTTGAAATGCTGAATTCATACAAATGTTATCAGGAACCTTATCAATACAATTAGAAGGTTGATCTGGCGTTTGAGTTTTATTAACCAAACGATAAACCAAATATCCCGCGGCGGCTACCAGCGCGGCTATAACGCCGACGGCCGCTACTGCACCGATGGTAATCCCAGTAATCGCGCCGGCTGATGAGCTTTTATCTTTAGCAGGAGGACTTGCATTTGCACTTACACTCGCACTTACTGAAGGTGACGATGTTGATGTTGCACTTACGGAAGGCGACGGAGTAATTGACGGTGACATACTTGTGGAAGGTGATGGAGTACGCGAAGGTACAATTGACGGTGTCGGTGACATACTTACGGTAGGCGACGGTGTCGGTGATACACTTGCGCTTGCAGTTACCGTGGGCGATGGCGTCGGTGGGCATGTAAACCACAAGTCGATTAAACATCGCAAACAATTATCAGCTCCGCCTTTAATACCAATCGATCCCGAATTGGTTAAAATTACTCCACTGATATTAAAAGTTACATATCTATCCACATCATATTTAACCGGCCATTCAAACCATGTTTCATAATCAGATGCGCAATACTGTTTGCCCGGCGTCGAATAACCAGTTGCCACCGCGCATCCGGGTAAATCAAATGCAAAATTAGATACATCGACACAATCCGAACCGGCTTTCTCAAATCGAATGTGAACCATATACAGATTATCAACCGCAGCCACATTAATATCCACGATAGTTCCAGCTAGACGACCGTCACCGGGACATGTTACCACGGTTGAAACTGTCGCTGCGGCCGTACAAATTAGAATACTCAAGAACAATGTTCGTAGCATTTTATACCTATATAAAGTACCGGATACTTATTATTTAACATATATGTTATTGGGATATCCAGGGTAAATAAAATTGAAGTTGTCTTTGTTTTATTATCAAAATGGATCGCGGTGTCAAGATCACATTCCTCAACATGCGTATCAACGCGATCCTTGCCGAGATGAAGGTTGCTCGACAGCAACTATACACTACCTACCGTAAATATAAGGACGCGGAAGATAAAAGCTGCGAATTCGCAACGTCCTGCGAACCTCCGATCAACTGGGCCGAAGTAAAACGCCTGGATGACATTCGAGATCAAGCATTCATCGAATACAGTACCGCGTGCAAGTACATGGAATCGCTCAAGCGTAACCTTCAAATGCACAACTGTGCGTTTGAGAAGCAACTATCGAAGATGGTTTGGCTGTGGAAGTAAAGCTTTGCAATATTAGAATATTGCACACCTTAATTTTTTGATTTGAAAATTGATTTAGCTAATTTACGGGTTACATTACTCACTTGAGAATGAACAGCGGATTTGTTATCAATCAGACGTTTCGTCGCAAGCGCTATGATTTAAGCGACTGCGATGACAAGTGCCTTTGGAATCTAGCATACGTGAAATCTTGCCGCGACGCATATGAATGGCATTTGAACAAGGTGAAGTCTGGAAATATCTTTGAGATACCGAACGTCATCGAAAACAAGATATGTGTTACCCAGCGCACACGTATTGCAAAGCAAACTTGTCCCGAAGGCGCATTGGATAGGTTATAATAACATCTAACAACGAAACCAAAGTGTTTATATTTTTTGACAAAAAATTAAGGTGTACCCCGGAAGACTCACTCCGTCGAACGGAAGTCCACGAAATCACATATCATATAAGAATTCGCCGCACAGGAAACCCCATAACAGTTAACCCGTCACTTCTTATCATGATTTAATCTATCTACACGTATGTACGTGCAGGACGTTATAGAATCAAAAGATCGTTATGATCTGTACACAATTGCTTGTGTGACAAATGCATGCGTCCCCATACTGGCGATCTGTCGTTCTCGTATGTAGTAAAGGTTTTTAGCCTCACCTGATCTATAACTAATTTAATAGTTATTAATCTTCAAATCGAAAAAAAGAATCGGTATAAAATATCAAAATTGCTTTTTTACATATCTACTAGTTCGGCGTCTTCAAGTTGCCGACAGCTATTAGTGGTATCATGTTGTTTGTGAAGTCGGGCGTAAACGGTATCGCCGCTATGTATTTTCATAGTACCGTCGCGCATATCAACGGTCACGCTGACGGTCTCCGGCCAAATATCCTCTTCATCAAATTCAACGTCCGCCCGAACACAATATTTTCCAACGCCGATACCAGTCCAACCGCAACGATAAGTAAGTTTAAAACCTTGATTACAAAGATCATTCATAATAATAATATAACACGTTCGCGTTTGAGAAACCCATCCGCGGTCAGGTTCGCCAATGAACACAAGCATCGAATCGATTTCCGCAGTCTCACAAAACTCATCACCCTCGGCCACCCAGAAACCGTACAAATAATCTTCGTATGAATTACAATTCCACGTTGCAAGATTGTATAACACTATTACAATTATAACAATCATCACCGCGTACATAATTTGTTGCATTTTTATCACGTTTACAAACGCAAGTTATATATATAAAGATCATGATTCTATTAAAAAAATAATCATAGTTACGATTGATGTTTAGATATCGTTGATAAATTCAGCGACGTCCAGGTCTATATCCGGAGCGGTAGTTGGTACCTGCGGAACTTCCTTCGACACTTCGGCAGGAGGAGACGCGGTCTCTGTCTTTTCCTTGTTCTTCGAGTCGGTCTTTGCCTTTCTCGGTTTCGCAGGAACCTTGGCGCGCAGGCCGCTGGAGAGTTCGTCTAGCATTACTTGTTCCATGCTTTGTTGCGCGAGTGTGCCGAGGAATAGTTCACTGTTCACCGATACTTCGTAGTACCAGATGAGTTTTCCGAAGAGCCAGGCGATCGCCTTGAGGAAGTTGTCGAATTCATCCGACACCATTCCGATGAGCACATGCCTGGTGGCATAGTCCGGCAGGAATCCAACAATCTGACTGTGGAACCAACGTTGTTGGTCGCCAGCAGCTTTCAGGGTCGCTCCGAACTTATCCTTGTAGCGGTTCCCAAGTTCAAACATGAATGCACTGAAGCAATCCGCGTTGGCATCATTGAGTTTCTCAATGACCGACTGTACGTTGTCCCCGTCGACCATTTGGATGTTCTTGAATTCTTCGACGAACTTGCCGAACATCAGAGTGAGGTATTGCCTCACCTCGCTGTAGATCGTGAAGCGAGACTTCAGACCTTCGCCGCGGGACTTCTTATCCAGCAGTAAGTTAGCGTAGTTCTGGAAGATCAAGGGGTTATGCTTGATCGCTCCGTTCCAATCCCTGGCAATGTCATCAAAGACGGCGTAAATGAGCTTGCTCAAGTACTCGTTGAATTGCTTCTCGTAGTTCTTAGCGTTCAGTGAGGCCATTTCGATGTTGAGACGTAAGGGTAACCGCGGGAATAATATCTTCTGACTTCGTAAATTCAATTTTCAAAAAATAGCAACCGTGGAGGTCACACAGTGGTTTGGTCACTTACCCTCATCAAAGCCGTCCAATTGCACGGTCTTCTTAACGGGTACTATCAACGGGATGCACTTCGCGACGGACTTTTTGACATCGGTCGTAAACATGTTGTTGGCCGTGAGGAAATATATGTCGGGATCACTCTTCTTGGAGATGATCTGCACCCCATACATCAGGGCGAGGATCTTATTGATAGGTTTGACCATCAAAGTAATCAATCTATCATCATTCTGTCGGTTGGCGGCGATAGTTTGGATGGCGGGGGTTCTAAGTTCGAACTCTCGGCACGCCAGTCTGATATTTTCACCATAGGCTTTTTCGCCGTTTCTTAGGTTATGTACCAGAATCAGCTTGTGGATGACCTGCGGATCATTAATGTGCGCCCATCCGCAAAGCTTGAGCAGCCCGATGGTATAACGGTGTTGGTCATACACATACTTGCGATACAAGTCTTGATGTTGGGATTTCTCACCCAGTTCCATCATATACAAATGAGTTGCACGTTCTTCGGCTTGGATCTGTTGAAGAGCTTCGTCAATATTATCAAATCCAGTGATCCGTGAGATGTTCTTGAACATCCGTCGGACTTTAGTGTCTCGATACTTATCAACGAATTTCTCATCAATCACACCCGAGTACTTGTAAGTTACCCGCAAACGGTGCTTTTCGTAGGCGAATCTTTGTTCTTCGGGGATATCCTGTTGGGCAATAATCGCCGACTGTATGTCTTCAAGCTCTCCCTCGGCGAGATCTCGCGCTTCGGCAATCTTTTTACAGACTTCCTCACGAATATCAGTTTTCGCAATTGCATGTGCATCGCGAATAGCTTCGAGGTCACTGTTCAATTCACCATCGATCATGGGGACTTCACCAGTAAACTCCGCAAAGATTTGATCGGTCAATTGTTCAACTTGCGCACCGGTAAAAGTCACGACTTCGATAAATCTTTGGATAAATGAATTCTTACTCAAGTTTTTCACCCGAGTGTTCTCCAGCCACATTTGGAAGAAGTCGCCGTATTTGTATTGGCGAACTCCATTTGGGCCGTACGTAACCGTGAGACCGATTTCATCATAGGTCTTAAAGAGGTTATCCCGCTTTTCAAGCACCCATTCACGAATTGCTTCGATGCTCGTAGGTAGATTGTTGCCGGTTGCGCTCAAACAGATATAGAATTTGTGATCGCGAACATCTCGAATGCGACCAATCATCTGGATACAGGTCTCGATAGGGCAGCTTTGATCGGTAAAGTAACCGAATACTTTGTCAAAATGCTTTAGTTCAAAGGAAACACCCGCAGAAACTGTCGGTGTGTACACGAGAACGTCATATTGACTCCAATGTTTGTTAACATCACTGAAGTGTTCACGCTTTTCAGACATTGTGGTCTCGCTCGAATACAGTTTGATGTTTTTGCTTGGATATTTTTGAATCAAGTTCTTCACGAGAATCTTAGCCTCGGTCAGGCTTGACATTGGGACGGCGATACGCTCGTCCGCTTCCAGACTAGAATACAATATTCCCAGCCAGTTTAGTTTGTCACCGGTGATATAGTATTGATCATCACGGGCGTTCTTATAGCGATTGCAATGATATACAATGCCATTGCTCGGTGAAGCAAATCCAGGTCTCATCGCTTGGAGGATTCTGAATGTGCGGTCGCCAACGTTAGCATCCATGCAAATCACATACTTACTGCATGCTAGCAGGTAATGAAACTTGCTAAAACACTCGAAGTTGTTGGTCAATCCCGCATGGAACTGCTCAAAGATGGATTCACACTCATCAAGAATGAGTAGATCCGGATCTTCATCACCCGGCTGAATGTCAAGCCGGTGTAGTGACTCAACCTGAACAATCAACTTCGGTTGATCAAGAGGTCCTTTGACATCACTGTACAGGGTAAAATCAGGGAATTTCTCCTTGATGTTGCCTGAAAAGGTCTGTCTGAATGACACGAACCGGATAACCTGCTTGCGCAAACCATCGGGAAAGTGTTTGTTAATGTATTCACGTAGGGCCTTTGTCTTACCCATCTTCATCATAGCATGTACGATCAAGGTGTGACTTAGTTCAAATTCCCCGAGAGTAGGTTCTTCGTAAACGTTCTTTTGCGTCGCTAGGAGATCATCAAATTGCAATTTCTGCGCATATAGATCCTTACCCTTGATACTCCGCTCGATAGCTTTGTCAGCCCAACTACCAACTTTCTTTTCCAGAATGCGTTGGTCAGGTTCGGCAGTTACTTCGGCCGGTGCCATGTTGGATGGAAACTCACCGATAACCGCAGAGTGACTACCATCTTTTCCATGTTCGTCAATGTATTTGCGGCATTGTTTGTATACGGTAATGATACCGTTAGTGTTAGAAGTTGTCACTACCAGCGTGTTGTCGCTATCGTGCATTCTAGAGCAGAAGTCACAGTAACTTCCGTGGATTCTCGAGAAGATGAACATACCGTTGCGGTTGAATTTGTAACTGTGATCACGATCAATCCCATTTTGTTTACAAACCGTCAACACGTTTGCCACATCATCCGGGTTCATATCCGAGCGGAAACCTTTTGCGATTTCTCTCACGGCGATGTCCGGTAGCAATGTGCAACCGTCAAGGTATGTAATGATTGAGCTCGAAAGCTCTTGTCCGCTGGTAATTGATTTAATTCGCATATCCTCGGCCTTGTGACAACCGACCAGTCTGAAATTCTGGATGCGTTTGTTCACGGCGATATCAAGAAATTGGCGATACCTCTGAGGTAGGAATCCGATGATTCTTCTGGTTAGTTCTTTACTTTGAACGAAACCGGAAACTTTGTGCTTGTCAATGATCACATGGTTAGAAAACTTAACGGTTTCTTTACCCGGATCGGATGATTCACAGATTACCAAACATTCTTCGGGAACGTCTCGACCATATGATACGAAGAAAGCATTCTTGATCGCGGTCAGGAGAGTGTTAAAGATATGACGATATTTCATCACGTTCGAATCAATGATATCAGGTTCGTCCGCCGCGATAGATTCGCCGATCGAGGCGATAAGTGCGGCGATTTCCGGGTCATCAATTTCGTCATCATCGATCGGTTGTTCAACCGGATCAGGCGTGTCAATTTCTTCGTCGGTCGGAATCTCAAATGAAATGAGTTTCTCAACGGGCGCGTCAATGTCAAACTTTAGTTTCTGTTCTACATCAAATATCACCTCGTGGAATACCCGTTCGGCGATAGTCATCATACCAAAGTGCTCCAAATAATCATGGTGTGATTTATACACACGATATCCAGCACCTGCCGAGTAAACAACGAACTTGCCGTTGAGAGACTCGATCGTCGAATACCTATTGTCGAGCACCGACGCGGGGTCGTGCTCAAAGTTCGGCTTGTGCATGAACTTGAAGGATTCGAACGCAGGCGCGGCCTTGGCCATGGTTAAAACAGCGTCTTAGTATGAAATTACTTTGCATTATTCAATTTTGAGCTACGAGTGAATTTTAATATATGAGAAAAAATCAAGAATTACTATATATAGGTCGCGTACAATGGCAAATAACTCAACATCTTATAACCTCGATGCGGATTTTATGGCGGATAATCATCAATTTACCCTTGAAGATAGTCTCGAAGATTCAAGCGGTTGGGAACGCTTTGAGACCATCGCCGCTAAATATGGACAGTATAGCTTACTTGTGTTATGTGTGATTATATTGATCGCGCTGATCGTCGACATCGACTCGATTTTACGCGATGTAATTGTTATCGCCGGAAGTATGTTTGTCCTGGGGATAACGTTATTTTCTATCTTTTATAAAAAATAAAATCACCGATGTGGATTTTAATTGTCTCAATTATCACGGGCGAAGTAATTGAAGTTGGTCGCGACAATCCATTTCTGGGACTCATCCTTGTATGTGTCGTCGAGCACCTGAGTGATATATCCGGTAAATGTTTTGCTGGCATTTGACTTATACAACTTGGTGTATGTCAGCAGCAACTTTTCATAATATTCATAGCGCCAACGTTGAATCGCGCGGTTGATTTCCATCAATTTATCAAGAGTTTCAGTGAATGCGTCGCTTTCAATATACGCGGACGTAAATGGTGAGAGCGCATCGGTGTCCGGATACAATTCACAGAATTCATACAACAGCTTGTGTTGTTTCGAACTCAAATTGTCAAGGAATCCGGTGCCGGTCAAATGCATATGATCGGCGGCCAGCGTATGGATGATATTTGAGTTCTCAAAACATTGCGTAAACAAATGTATCATCGCTACAATCGCAGTAGTTGCTATTCTCGGAATTAGCACTGTCGCACTACCACCTGCGGCCAGGTTCATGAGTACAAATGCGATGCCCGACGGTTTATCAACCTCACTCGTATTGTTGTCAATGATAATATCAACTACTTTAAGCTGAGTCGCGATTTTGTTTTTCCACGCGCGCATATTGGCTATGCTAACACGACCTTCACCGTCCACGCCGATATTCCACTTGCTTTTATTTTTTGAATGTTCGAGCTTATCGGCGTCGGTTGCCGCCGGGGTGTAAGTTGCAAGCCAATCCCAGTTAATCTGAGCACCAGTTTCAAACTCAACGCGATTGATCGCTTTCTGCATTGTTTGAATGGTCGCAGCGTGATCGTCACGAATGTGAAACGTTCTCACGGGGATGCCTCGCAGAGATATGCTTACCTCACGGGCGCGCGCGACGGCGCGTTCACGGGCTGCATTCACACGTTTTTGCATGCGCGAAGTCCAACCGGGGATGATAGTTTGACTGAAAACTTCCCAGTAATCAAGCCATTCATGTGAAATCTTCACGGTGGTTCTAGTTTCCATTAATTTTCTCAACGGATAACTGTGTAGATATACCAATTGCATCAATTCGCTCGGCCAAGTATTCTTGTGAATGTTGATCGAATCAAGCCTCACACGCACATGAAAATCGCGCTCTAGTTCACGCAGCGATGAGACATGGTTCTGATCTTGGTCAGCAACGGGCAAGTTCACAGATGAACTCCCCCACGACGTTAGTTCGGGCGGGGTAGGGGTTTTAGGGGTCAAATCAAAATTTGCCATGTTTGCTGGAAGATAGACCGTTAGAACTTATATCTTATAGCTTATAGTGTATATACAAATAACGAACATTCAATTTTCAAGATAAAATTGAAGTCGATGATATTTATATTATAAAATGAATTCGGACGACGACTTCCTTGTGGCGCTATACAGAGAAATGCAAATCAGCCGTGTTCGCCAGGTTCAAAAATACAAAGTGACGCACGAAGACGTTGAAGCGGCCTGTGCATTCTTCACTTCGGTACGCAACGGACTAACTAGAAGCAAACTCGTGGAAATTTACGGAACCAACACCAACACTACTGTGGAACTGCTAAAGATCTACAGTGAGAGTCTTCATGGTTACACTCTTGACGCTTGGAGGTTCTTTGATCGGCTCGACCCGGTCAACAAAAGAAAGCTAATCCGATGGGCGCAGGCATCGGAACCTCAAGTTCGCAACGGTAACGACTTCTTCAAAGGCATTTGGTCGTACGTCGGCGTGATGCAACTCGAAGACATTTACGGCGACCGCGCGCAAGAAGTCATCGGGGCATGGCATCGCGCGAAACGCGGACTGTGTTGCATGGACGCGTTCGAGTTCTACAACGCGCTGGCTGACGAAGACAAAAAAATGTTAGTCAGCTGGTACAACGCGCGAATGGATCTTGAGTATTGAACTACCGATTGTGTCAAACTACAGATGTAAATCTGTTATTTTTTATCGCTAAAAAATCAAATTTATAAAATTGAATTACAACCGATACAATCAATTATTCAGCACGTGAAACTTGGAATACACCATGCAATCTCTGTTTGATCTTTCGGCAAAGGAAGCTGTCAAGTCCGACGAAAATGTCACGGTGCTCGTGGATTGTAGCATTGAGGTTCGCAAACACATGACCGAAGATCAACAATTGGAACACTTCAACGATTACAAAGAATGGAATGTCGAGGGTAAGCTCATCAAGCATTCGATGTACGTTGACGGGATCAAACATATGACCGTCAACACATATGATGGTTCTGATCTCGAGTCTATCAAGACTTATGTCAACGGATCCTTGCATGGAAAACAGACATATTGGTATCAAGGTATATTGTGGAAAGAAGAAGTTTACTCTCGCGGAAGTAGACATGGTGACTTCAAAGAGTGGTGCATTTACGGCAACCAACGAGGTGACTTGATCAAACACGTCTTGTACGGATATGATGACGCGTATATTCACTTCGTTTGAGATGTCTAACAACTGTCGGTACACGTCTTATTTTTTAAGATTGTGTATTGAAATGTAAAAAACAGAATTGATAGAATCGACAGAATAGAAAGTGATCAACTCAGTTGCAATACAACGTCGTCAACAGCACGTTGTTGCCAAGCTCACGCTGTCTAGTCATCTTCTTGTAATTGCCGTATTTATATTCGATGTAACTGAACCTGAAAGGAGCTTGCGATTTCAGGTAGTTCCATGCGATCGTAGCATCCTCGATGAGTTTCAACCGTCCGACCCATTTGCGACCGATACATTCGGGTAACTTGCCGTCAGGTAGGAGACCGAGTATTTGAGAGCGATATTCGGAATCCAGGCTATACATCATCAAGTGGTAGGTCCACATGCTGGTCGGACGAGTGAAATCAGCCCTGATCAACCGATCGTGGAGAAATACCCCTGGTTTGATTTTGTGCGTGAAATTGTTCGGGTCTTTGCGTGCGCGGTTTCTCGCTGATTCTTGTTGCAAATCGATCAAGCACTCACGAATCATACACTGCAATTCTTCAGGAAGTCCATCGAGTATCTTGGCGAAATAGCTCATTGTTGTTAAATTATAACACCGGTCCGATTCAATTTTATTAACAAAAAATAATTACTTACGAGTCCATCAGTAATTTAGACACGCGAGATTACTTGCCGTTACTCGGTAGTTGATCCGCGTCTGCGATCGCTTTCATCGGGTATTTCGCAAACCAATCGCGAGCGCGTTCTCGTTTCAAATCGTCCAGACCGTTTTTCAGTGCATAAATTCTGGTCTTGTACCTTTCAAACAGTTCCACGTTTTCACCCAACGAAGCAGTCTGCTGACCGAACACAATTCTTGCGAATCTTTGCAGGGTGGTGAGTTGTGACCCAAAATGTCCAAGTTGGTCACCGTCGATCAACGGTGTAGTGTTGAAATTGCGCAAGCGCTCGATGAGAACTTCTTTGGTCGGCTCGGGAATACCTTTGTAACCTTTACCAACAAGATAAATCTCACTGTTGTAAGCGCGTGAGGTCAACGGTTTGCAAATGTAGAATTCGTCAAACAGTTCAGCGTAGATCAAGATCAGGTTCCAGGTGAACGATTCAAACATTGTGTATTGTTTGGCGATGAATGTGCCGCCGGGTCGCAGCGTCAATAGCCCGGCAAGTGCACAACCGAGATGAACTTTAGCATTGGCCAACTCCTGGTTGTTAAATCCAAGTCCACCACTGCTGTCGGTACTCACGTCAATACCCGCGTCATGACTGTAAAGATCGACGCCGCCGATTTCTGACTCAGGTCCAACTTTCGCAGCAAAGTCAAGAATGTTCTCGACGATTGTTGAATCGCCGGTGTTGCCGTGACCGGTATCATCACCGATAGTCATCAACCACTTGTCACGATTGTTCGCGTAAATCCCGTAGTAATCTCCGAGGGCTTCAGTCGAGTTCTTGTTCTCACCGCTCGGTGCGAGACTGGATGCTCTCCAATCAAACGGTACGCCCGGACGCATCGCCTTCATGTAATGATTGAACGCGCAAAGAGCAGCTCCGGGGAGTTCGGCGTTGAAGAACGCGGTGTATTCATGGTCATCGGTACGTGCCGGGATAATGTTGTACCGGCTGTAAATTTCCCAATACTTCATCCACGCGTTGGTCACATGTTTTCCATTGAATCTGCGGGTAATTTCTGCGCGCATCGGTTTGTAAATGTCAATGGTGTTTTGAAACTGCATCCAAGTGCGATTCAAACCTTGGTCTTGCTTCGAGGTAAGATAATATACGTCGAGCTTTGACTTGGCTTCGTTCAACCGGTCCTTCAACGACGAAAGTTCGCCAAGAGAATAATCGGATACCGCCGCGACAACTTGCGCGTTGCTCGGTTTGATCTTCACCGAAATATGATCCTGCTGATAACTTTTGCTGATCCGCTGTTGATGGTGACGCTTGTTCATTTTTGTATGTGTGAGCTGCGATAGATTTGTAATGATATAATGTATAATAATGTCAAACCGAATCAATTTTATATTTAGAGAAATAGCTCTATATATCATAATCTTATACTTACATATACAATGGCATCGAGAAATCTTCCAGAGGAAACTACAATTGACGAGCCGGATATTGCTACGCAAAAACTTAACGAATTGCGCGAGCGTGCGAAGAAGGACTTTAGTACCGACGAGGTAGAATCGTTTATCGCCATGGGCCGTAAACTCGCTTCTAAGTCTGTACTAAGCTCTCTGATTTGTTTGCTGAAGGAAGGTCCTGATCGAGGTCTCGATAAGAAAGTAAGCGCGCGATTGGCCAAGGAAGTTGCCGAATTGATGCCTTACGATTATTCCGGTTTTACGAGCATTTCCTTTAAGGAGGTTCCGCATATTCTCAACCTCTGCCTGAGCTTGGTCGATCGCGGGTATAAAACCGACGTGATGATTCCTCACGATTCTTACGCTAAGGATTTGTTTGCTCAATACGACTTTCTCAAGAACATTGCAATTGCATATTGGCGTCAATTCGCTGGTGAGCAGCCCGAGCTTTATAAGGAGATCTGTGATTATATGTGCGATGTTGACTTTAGCAACCTGCTTGTGGATGACCGCAACCCCACAGTGATGTACTGGGACGTCAATCAGAAAAAATATATTGGGTTGTTCGCATATTACATGCTCAACGGTAAGCCTTTTTATAAGACTGGCGGCCAGAACAAGGGCGGAAAGTAAATCAAGTAAGACAATTTAATTAAACCTAATTCTTTTTTTCCATAAAGAATGTGTAGATTTAAAATTGATTCTATCGCCACATTGTTATCATGGAGCTTAATCCCTCACTCTTTCGCCTTTCATCGACTTATAGTAGTCGACCTACATATAGTCGACCTACTTTTGATTTTCTTCTACGTGAATTACGGAAGAAGGTAAATAATGATGAAAAAGACGAGCAGGAGAAACAAGACGAGCGTGAGAAAAGAAAATGGTTTGAACGGCTGATGCAAAGCATTGAATCGGACTCGCCCTACGGCGCGCTTAACCCGATCGAGCGTGAGGATGTTGATTTGATTGTGCAAAACACCAACGCGCCCGCACATGCTGCTGCCAAAGCGTATTTGAGATCCAGCGGAGATGTTGTGGCTGCGATCATGTCACTGACAGATTATTCTTAAGAATTGACTACTCACCATATTTTTTGTGTAAAATTGAATTAAGTCGCTGATAAATTAACAGCGATGAGTTATCTAAACAAAGTGCTCGACGGATTGCCTGCGGAATTGCAGTGTGCGATTCGTGAGCGCTTGATCGATCTACAGCAAGAATCGGCGAGAATCAACAATCGCGGAAATGAGAAGATGATAATGCATCTCAGAGACATTAGAATTGCAGGCGGACCTGATGCTTATTTAGCGATGATTAACCCAGAACCACCCACCAACGCGCGAGGATATCATCGTTTGATGTATGTCACGGATTACAATTACCGTCAGAGATTCCTCACATACCTACCCCGCGGCGAGATGCCGAATTACAAAGAGTACGACCGGTTCGTTGGACGAATGAAACTCGTTGAGGGTGCTGTGATCACATACACATACGCCTTCCGAGATCTCTCGTACGCGCTCAACTACATACAATTCGAGTACATGGATTACAACATACGGCGTAATCAAACACCTGACCTGTAGTATTTAGACTACCACGCCACTCTTTTTTTAAAATTGAAGTCAAGTCTAGTCATGTATAAAACAACATGAATATTTATCATGCTTGGCGTATTTTCAAAACTAAGCGAGTCTATGCCGTGCTCGACAGCTTGGTCAACTCACCCATTGCCTCGGTACTCATGATGTTTGCAGTTATCGGGGCGATCGTATTGACACTCACGTGTATGTGGGTGACCAACTACTATCTGGTTACAAACGAGTACTTGCCGCGGATTAATAACAGCAGCAATGGTAGCGTCGAGGGCGACGCCGCAATCTATTGCACGCTCGAACTGATTGCGACGCTTATTCTCGGGGTACTGTGCGTGGGTCTTTCCCTCACGGTCGAAGAAACCATCGCAAAGCTGAGAATCGACTTGAAAAAGTATGACATCGAAGCGGCTCAGTACATTGACAAAAGACAAAGTTAAAACCGTCACAATCGCGCGCGTGAATTTTGATTTTAAGTTTTTTTTACTAATTGATATTAACACGAAAGAAAATGTCAGATACCGAATTGACGCTGATGGACAACATCTTGGATACGCATGACGATTCGACTGAACCCGAAGCCGCCCCGGAAGTACCTGAAATTAAACTCGGACCGACCGACGACGGTGGTTATATTACTCCGTATCAAATGACTATAGTTTATCATCAAGATAGTGTGTTCGAAACGGCCGTGGCTGTACTCGGTGCACGAGCGCAACTTGTACCGTTGGCACCGCTTGTTGATTACAACAGTGTCGCAGGTGCGTGCGAACATATTTCTCCGGAGGTATTGATTTTTGGCACCGAATTCTCGCGTGAAGCTATTACTACTTTCTTCGAGCGGGGTTTCCATTTCGTGCATGTTTTCTCGCGCGATCCTGATTATGCTCGCAGCAAGTATTACGACGGTGAGACGCCGTTTGATCCGCGAATGGTTGTATTCGGCGTGGATACATTGTATGAGCATGTGAGAATTATCGAAGGCTTACTTCCCATTTACGTGCTAGAGTTTGTTATCTGTGCAAGTTTCCCATCTTATAAGACGCAACTTGATGGTAGTGATGAAATCAATCATCTCAATGGCAAGTATCTGATCACTGGTCTTGAAGGTGGTGACTTTGGCACTAAGTTGTTGCAGCTGTGTAGTACTTACAAGGGATTTGAAATTGCTAAGGTTCTGCAGATTAAGGGTGCTACAATTCATGAAACTCGCGAGAAGCTCGCATCGACGCGTATTAGCCAGGGTATTACTTATCAACTTGAAGTGTCCGAGGAAAGTAAGGTTTCGGTTGCCGCGATTTATGGCGGCGATCTTACCAATGAGATGATTAATTTGCTTCCGGCTCACCCGCATATTGTTAAGAACAAGGTGAGCATGGCTGTACTTTATTCGCCGGAGTCACACACGATCGATGACACTACGCAGGGTGGGTTCAGGTTTACATTTATTAATGTTGGGTCTGAATCACTCAGTGCATTGGAAACTCTGCGCGTGTTCGCACCGGAAACTGTAACTGGTGCGCATGGAATTGCTACGGCTTGGTGTCCGTTCGCCGACGCGCGCCGCGTTCTTAGCTTTATGTGATTTATGCGATCTGACCAACTACCCCAAGTGCGAAAAAACCATTAAACAAATACAATTACTTACTTTATACTTTATACATTATATATAACATCATCACACTATGGACTTATCGCCGATAATATGTATAAAACAAACTAACGGTCCGGTCTATATGTTTGAAAAATCATGGGCTCGAACCGGAGGTAATCTTTTCGGAGACAACTTTCTTACAGATTTATGTACGCGAGGTAGTTTATCTAGTGACCGCACGTCTGTACGAATCGAAATTGACAATACCACTGATACTTATGTTTGTTCTAGCATAGAAACAGATCCGGATTTTTTACTTTTTCTATGGAAGAAAGGTCGCAGTGATCGATTTGATTTTTACATTGCGGAACACGAGATATTGTTTCTGTATGAATTTTATCGCGTTAACGGTTTCGATTGTATGTTAGCGGATATTGAACTGGCAAGTGCACGATTGGAAAAAAGAAAACAGATGTTCGGCGGTTTCGCCAATTGTATAATTGGGTAAACTGGTTAATTGTCTATACAACTATAGGACCTAGCTATATTTTTTGGTAAAAAAATGTAAGTTGTAAGTTGTAAGTTACCGCTTGTCAACTATCGGCTATAAGTTAAAAGTCAGTCTTGACTTCAAAGTCCGATGTTTCAGTGCTTTGAACCTTACTATATTCGCTCACACGTCGTTCAAAGAAGTTCGTGCGGTTCTGCAAGTTAATTTGTTCCATAAAGTGGAAATCGTGTTTGCTGCCAAAGATAACCGGAAGGTCAATAAGTGTGACCAGGTTATCAGCTTGACATTCAATGTAGTCGCCCATCAACTGGGCATTCATTTCGGCAAGTCCGTTAGGAAGTGCGTCCGCGATAAACTCCTTTGCCAGAGTTACCGCTTCGTTAATAATTGTCTTTACTTGATCAAATGTCAATCGGTGTTCAGGTTCCAACATAGAGTACAAGAACATCGCAAACATAGTGTGAAGGGCTTCATCACGCGCAATCAATTCATTAGATTGACCCAGACCAGGCATCAATCCGCGGTTCTGTAGCCAATAAATGGCGCAGAAACATCCCGTGAAGAAGATGCCTTCAACGCAAGCCATGCGCAACAAGCGCTCGGCAAACGGTGCGTCCGAATCAATACACTTGAACATGAAATCGGCCATCTTCTTAATCACTGGAATTGTGTGAATAGCATCGAGCAATTCATCACGTTCTTTCGCCGGGACCAGAGTGTCTAGTAGCAGCGAATACATATGCGCATGGATGTTCTCCATGGCGATTTGAAAGTCATAGAAATACCCGGCTTCGAGCATTCCAACGTCCTTCTTAAATCTCTTAGCAAGGTTAAGGTTAACAATACCATCACTCGCGGCAAAGAACGCGAGCACGTGCTTGACAAATCTCTTCTCACCGGGGGTAAGACGGGTTTCAAAGTGCTCAATGTCCTTGCTCAACGACACCTCCTCAACCGTCCAGAAGCACTTATACGCATCCTGGTAGTAGTCAAAGAGCGGGCGCCTGGAAATGGGAAAAGTTGTCAAACGGCTATCCGCCTGAGTAAGCTTGAAAGGGCCGGTGAGTTTGCTAAGAGACATTATATGTTAGTATTGGTTAGTAAGGTTATATTGATGATAGTTACACGTAGTAATTATATAGAGTATTAACATATAATCAATTTTTTAATTAATATAAAAATTGAAATGGGGGTTGATATGATTATAACCGACCGAGCCTACAATTACACTAATTGCATCCCCGAGCAATGGAATCAATGATCATCGATACTGAGTTTCACCTGGTGAACCGACCCATCGAGGCTGCCTGCCTCGCACCTGGACTTCACGAATGCGAGCACGTGCGTACTTGCACATGCTCGCAAATTGTTTGTGGTCAAACTGACTGCAGTCGTTCGCATGCGGCTAAATGCGGCCGGCGTAATCGCACGCGCACACATGTACCCTTGATTCGAGGCTGCCGCCTTGAATTCTAAACTTACCGTTACCGTTACAACTACTTGTTAACTATCTGCCAAGTGGCGGATATTAGAATAATTATCTACGAATAATTGTTTTTTTACTGTTTTCTATATATAAAGATTATAGAGAGAACCGCAAAGATGATCCGGTTGATATTAGATTCGGACTTGCATTTCGCCGACGGTGCGATCAAACCGAATAAATCAGATCATTTGGAAAAAATCATTGGGTATGTCGGTGAGAATAACGTCGACGCGATGATTTGCGCGGGCGATCTTACCGACGTGGGAACCGATGGGCGAGGTATCGCGTGTTGGAAATACGGCGGCGAAGATGATCAGTTGACCCCGTTGAAGAAGTTTGTTGCGGCGATTGAACAACATATCCCGGTTTACTTGTGCACGGGTAACCACGACAGATATTCGCCTTACAATTGGTTACATTCGGGTATTCTCAAGTATGTAAAGAACAAGCACGGGTCGCTGTTATACAATTGGGCGATCGGCGAATATAGATTTATCAGTTTGGATCTCTATCCGGATGCGAAGGCGTTGCGCTATCTCGCGCGAGTATTTGCGCAATACCCGACCGACCAGTACATTATTTATTTTCATTATAACATCGAAGGGGCTTTCTCAGATTGGTGGGATGATAAATCCAAGGATGCATTTTTCGCCGCGATAGCAGGTAAACGCGTCCGGATGATTGTCACGGGACATCGGCATGAAAATTATCATATCAGTTATAATAACGTTGACGTTGTTTCCGCGGCCGCCGGGATAATTGTGTGTGAAATTGACGCGACCGGAGTAACCACTATTTCTTTATAAATACAATGGCATATAAGTATATTGTTTACGAGTCGTACAAAATGTCGTTGACGATTATACCTAATGAAACAATGTATGGTATTTATCAATTGCTGTCACCGGATGACAAAATTCGATTTGCGGCGACTTGCAAAGTATTTAGGTCGTTCGAACCGGTCGGGTTCTCAACTTGGTTGTGTAAGCAACGTACTGTATCCGCTGTTATAAAACAAATGTATTATAACATCGATGCGAATGACACACGATCTAATAGAAAGTATCTAGGGTGTACAACCGGTTATAGATTGTATCCTGACGGAGCTTTGTCCATATGTCAAGGGTTCGCACCGGGCGTGGCAACATCCGCACAAACGCGCCGATATAATAGTATAACTTCTATTAAAAGAATCAATGTTACTTCGGCATTGTCGACGCTGGCCAACAAAAACATTTTAACGCAAATTCACACGACATGTGATGATTTCATAGATAATAACACAGATAAAATCCGAGTGTTTATGGAAATATGTAATATATGGGTTGAAGCTATATAACCTAGCGATTAAAGTAAATCAAAGTAAATCAAAGTAAATTTGAATTTATTTACCTTGATAGAATATATCTCACATGGATTTCAGTGATTCAAACCAACATCTTGAAGTTCTGAAGGCATGTACACGAGTGTTCATTGATCGGATGTGCGAGCGGTTCCGTCTGGGTGGTTTCAAGGCGCCGGTTCCAGTTGTTCGGTTTCGCGACATCACTACAATTGATGAACTCAATCGCACGGTCAATGGCTTTTACCAGTGCTGTTATGACGTGTACGAACGAGAAGATCCCGTCGGCGATGAAACAATACTCGCCGAGTACTGGCAACTCACCCGTGCAGGATATCTCGTATGGTTTCGCGCGAATGATGATCCCGCGTATATATTCGGCGGCGCGAGTACGATTGATCAATGCGCGATCGTTTTCACAGAGAAACTAAATCAGGCCGAAGCTGATCAATAGGTTATTTTCTATTGAAGCAGCAACACTATAAAAGTGATAAAAGTGAATATCACATTGATAAAGATAAAATGAACGCGATATCACAGCAGCGCGCCAGAGAGATGTATGTTGATTACTTGACATACGCTTGCGATAAATACAACTTGAACTTTGATGAATACAAACCGCCTGATGTCGTCAGCGTAGATTGGTTGAGAAATCAAATGAAGTTGATTTACAACGCGTCCAAGGAAAGTATTCTGCAAGAACAAGAAGCACTCGACGAAAAAAAGCGTACGTTGTTTGAATACAACGATGTGTTGATGGCGACTTTTAATGTTATGTTGTAAGATATTACCGTCATGGTAACTTTGATTTTTTATAAATTATAATTGATAAATTATAAATTGATTTTATCACCGGTAGATTACCAATTTACTTACTTTAACTTGTTCGAACATAAGTGACGTAAGTATGAACGCGGTAAAACAGACCGAGGCGCGCCAACTAATAATCAGATATATCATAGAAGTATCCAATATGATACAGCTAAACGATACGATACCCATGCAAGTGCCGGCTATTTTTCCCAAGTCGTACGGTGAAAAAATAATACGCGTGATTTACGAAATTGCCACTGGTACCATCGATACATCGCGCACGGAATTCAATCGAATGTTATGGATGCATCACAGACATTTCTGCGAGTTGTACGCGCTCGTTTACATTGAGGCCGACGCGACCGATGAGAATTAAATTCCACTTGATTTTTTGTACTGTAAGTGTAAGTACAAGTGATGTTAATAAGACGTGGGATAAAATAGAAAAAATATAGTGTTTGAAAGGGACGGTCACACTACATTGCCGTAATCGCGGTTGCGATTGTGACTTTATTCAGTCAGCATCGCGGTGATCTCAGCCTCGGTCATACCGTACTTGGCAGTCGATGCGAACCATTTTGCGGTGATCCCATCGGCCACAAACTGAGTGCTCATCCGCTGCAACACGTCCGAGGTGATGTGCGCGAGAAGCTTTCTGTGGCGAGTAGGTCTGGCACCAGGGCCGATGTTCGCGCAAGACTTGTACATCGCGTACATCTTAGACCTGATCAGATCAGCACTTTCAGCGCTAGAGCACGTGACCGTTGTCTGAACGGCGCCGGGAGTTGAACCGGTGACATCCTTGATCGTTGCAGCATTCTCAACAAGTCCGCGAAGACGGTTGTTCATGCGGTTGGCCACGTAGTTGTACTCGGCGTTGGTGAAGGTCACAGGGGTGGTACTCATTGTCGAAGGTTGGCAAGAAGTAGTAATGATTAAATAGACTGCGTTTCAATTTTTTAACCGATATATTAGTACATTAGTACATTAGTACATTAGTACATTCGAGTGATAGTACCGTGATCATATATCACAGTGAACCAAGGGTCTCCATTCTCAAACCAATGGTTACTTTCACCATGTTGGACGCCGTGTTCATATGAACACTTTGCAGTCATATTACCGGTGTTGAATGACCATTCGGTACAAACGCCGTGGTACTTACCGTCGTGGTAATGATAATCTAGTACAGGATTACCATTAGGTGACCAAGTGCGATGACTACCGTGGTGACGACCATTATGAAAGTGCGAATGTTTGGCAAGTTGCCCGTTATCATACCAAATCTTAACTTGATCAAGCATCCGTCGCTGTTTTTTCGCGCTGAACATCCGAAACATTCTCTCGGCGACGATTTCATCTTGTTTTAGCTGCATCAATTGACTTCTCGGCGCGACCGAAAGATACTCGTCGGTGATAACTCGCGGCGACCCCATCTTGTTGTATTTATTAGCATGCGAATATTCAAATTGAGAGAATTTAAAAAAATAATAACGCTGCAACACAATTGCGCAGTTGGTCATTCAATCGTTTCGCGAGTACATTTTCCGTTTTCGTACACGCGGCGATAATTTTTACCTTGTATCTCCGCGCTAACATATTGAGCGCCGGTTACCTTGCCGTCTTCATAATTGCAAGTGCTCCAGAATTCACCAGTGTTACGCCAAATCGTATGCAAGCCATGTTGTTTCCCATGTTGATAATTCGCGCGCGACACCTCAATCCCATTGCGAGCCCACACACGGTATTCGCCGTGGAGTTGACCGTCAAGATAATGTATGTGTTTGTGAAGTTGACCATCGCTGTAACGAAGTTGAACTTCATCGAGAAACTGCTTCTGCTTTTCAGTGTCGAACAACTGGAACATTCGCTCGCGAATCGCCTCAAACTGTTTGATAGTGTTCAATTGATCGCGGGATTTAATTGCGAGGATGCATTGATCGATCAGCGATGGTACAACGACTTCGCTCGGGTCTAACATTGCCGCGCGATGTTGTCGAGAGAATGTAGTAAATTGTAATTGACAAATCGTAAAATTCAAATTTGGTAAAAAATAAACTGTTTAGCGCGGCGAGCCGAGAACGTGTCAAGGTAACGTACACTCTGCGACACCGCCATCAAATAACATGTGACAATCAATAGTACCATCGCTGAACCACCAACAACCTTCACCTTGAAGATACCCGTCAACGTAGTTAACATGTAGTTTTGGTATACCGGATAAATACCACTCACGGTGCTCACCGTTATGTAGTCCGTGTTTATATTGCGAAATTGTTTTTGGTACACCGGAGAAATACCATTCACGGTATTCGCCGTGAAGACGACCGTCACGGAAATACCCGTGTTCGCGCAAAGTACCGTCGTCATACCAAGTTTTACTCTCACCGAGTATATATCGTTGCAGTTTATAATCAAACACGTGAAACATTCGTTCGCGAATCGCTTCAAATTGGGCAAGCTGTTTCAATTGATCAATGTGGTTGATTTTGCACAGGCTGAGGTCAACGAGAGACCGCGGTTGTTTTGACATGAATGTTATTGTGAATGTAATTGATAAATACCAAATGGTAAAATCAAATTTAGTTAAAAAACAAAATTGTGTCATGTATCCGCGGACACACTAGAGCGATTGTAATTGTTTCTTCGAGCGGCGGCATTTAAGAACACCGTGTTCATATACCTCATGAGAGGTCAAACTCCCTTTGGAATTCCAGGTACAATCCACACCGTGCTTCTTACTGTCGTAAAAGTCACAATAAATATATGGCGAGCCGTCAGGATACCACTGTTGCCAGCTACCTTGACGTTTACCGTACCAACTGTGAGTTTTCGTTTTCATCTGGCCGGACTCATACCAGATGATTTGCGCACCGTGACGCACGCCATGGTCATAGGGCCAAATACTTCTTATCGCGCCGCTTGCGTACCAATCACGGGTGTTACCGTGACGTTTCCCATCGACGTAATACGCTTGCGTGTGTAGTTGACCGTTGTCATACCAGGTTCTGGTTTCACCGAGTGTCGATATTTGCTTTTGGCGATCAAACACGTGGAACATTCGCGTGTGAATCTTTTCGAACCGAACAAGACATTGTATCTGTTCGGGATCATCGATCTTACACAGACTGAGATCAACGAGCGACCTAGGTTCCGTCGACATAGTTGGAATGTTATTAACTTGTAAACGCGTGATTCAATTTTCAAGTAAAATATAAAGGTAAAGGCAACTGTAAGGGTAAAAAATATAGTTGTTGTGGTGATAGCGGTATTCACGACAATTACCAACCGGAGCGCCCTACAATCATCCCATGATCGTAGAACTTTGAATACACGCGGCCGCTGGAAGACCATTCGCGATACTCACCGTGGTGAGCGCCATTGACGTAATAATATTTAAAACACGGTGATCCGTCAGGATACCATACATTTTGCTCACCTTCAAGGCGACCATTTTCATATCGGTAAATGGATTTCAGCACGCCAGTATTGAACCAAGTGTAATTCTCACCTTGGCGCACATCATCGCGGTACTGTACGAGTTCGCGTAATTGACCGTTATCATGCCAGGTTCTGGTTTCGCCGAGCACGAGTATTTGCGTTTGGCAATCAAGCACATGAGACATACGCGAGCGTATCGCTTCAAACCGGGTGAGTTGTTTCAACTGATCAATGTCGGTGATACCGCACAGACTGAGATCAACGAGCGACCGCGGTTGTTTTTGCATGGACGTGATTAGCAAATTGGTAAATATCAAATGGTAAAATTCAAATTTACCGTCAGAGGTGAAAAAACTAACGCGAGCTTGATGCTAGATAAATCGATGTATAATTTTACCATTGTAGTACATCACATGAACGTCATTATTCCCGTTGATATCCCAGTGAAGATACCTACCGTGAAGCCTACCATATTTCCAATGTGAGATGCTATCAATTGAACCACTTGCGTAATAGCGGCAAACATAGCGCTTTTCACCGTCACTGTACCGCTTGATACTTCTTGGTATACCTGTGTCATACAGCCGTATGAAATCAGGATGGTATTTATCAAATACCGCTATTTGTTTTTTCTCGTCGAACAGGCGAAGCATTCGTTTGCGGATTGATTCAAATCGCGCGAGTTGTTTCAATCGATCAATATCATCGATACTTCGCAAACATAGGTCGACGAGCGACCGTGGTTGCCTTTGCATGGTTAACTGTAAGATTTAAAATTGATTACACGTGGAATCAATTTTACTATACCGTACCGCGAGGTGAATTAACATGGAATCACTACCCAATGAAGTATCCGCCGGTATTTATGCTGGTTTGACACTCCGTGACAAATTTGCGTTTGCGGCGACTTGCCGAGCATATAATTCGTTTGTCCCGGATGGGTTTCCAGCGTTCGCACGCAAGTTCAGGTCGGTACTCGCCGAGATCAACAGGATCAAATATGGTATAACAAGCAAAGATATATCGGTTCGCTTATTTGAGGGACGTGGCGTCCAATATGATCAAACCGCCCCCGGTGACATGACCGTTATACAAACAATACCCGAAACTCGTATAACGCGAGCACAGTCTCGCCGTTACGAAATACCATGTTCTATCACCGGAATGTTTGGTGGGAATTGGCCAGACCTGGGTCGTCGGACTGATGTTTACGTGAGATGGATTCGAAATGAAAGACCAATGTTTGATGTAGTTAGATGTCGTGTAATTTATCGATTGGTAGATGGATTGCCCATCATAACGTAATCAGAACCCTCGGTGGAGATGTATTTGAGTGATCGCGCGTTCACGTGTGGTGATATTGACCAATTGATTATTTTTTATATATTATACGTTATCCTTTCCATCTTCGCGGGTACCATTTTTAAGTTCTTCAATATATTTTTTGACCTTCTCAATATTTACTTTATCCAGTGTTTTAATTTCACTTACCACACTATTAACACTTCCTTCGCGCTTTTTTCTGATCTGCCTTGGTTTATCAACTTTAGCCGGCTTCTCGGTTTTATTAACAGGAGTGTATTTAGAACTATTAGGGTAATATTTAACAGTACCGTCGGCGGCGACGTATTTCTTTTGAGTTATATATACTTTAGTATCCATTTTTTATATCCAAATATTTTTATTAATTATCCTATTAATTAATTAATTCGTGGAGAAATATATCACACTAAATATAGACAACGTATAAATAATAGGCACATATAATTCAATACAAAAAACTCGAAAATGATCCGAGGGGGAAAGTCGAAATCTCAAGTTGAGAAAAATAAAAAAGTTTGTGATGATCTTGATGAAAATATTTTATTTGATGAAGAGGATAACCCCGAAATCGACGAGGTTATCAATGGAGGGTTTACATCCGGTGATATTGATGTCTTAAAAACGGACTCTACTATAGAAATCAATCACTTCTTTAATGAGTTACCAATTAGAATCTTGAACTCTCACCAATTTCCATTCTTTTACGCAGAAGACGTTTGTAAGATCCTCAACATTAAAAACACTAGAAAGTCGGTTGAGAACTTCACTGAACATGAGATTGTAAGCCAAGAACTCAGACAAAAATATAATATTACTACTTACAAGATTCATCGAGGTAAACGAGCTATTGATAACCGTAAGATATTGCTCACCGAATTTGGAGTTTATAGACTTCTTATGAATTCTCGCAGTCAACTTGCAGAACAATTCCGTACATTTGTATATCAAGTTCTTTACCAATTGAGAACCGTCGGTGAATATAAAATCAAAGCTGATCTTGAACAATTACAAATCACCAACGAATTATTGCGCAAAGATAATGAGCGTCTTCAAACTAAAGTGTCCGAATTTAAAAATCTGTGTGACGAGATAGTGTTGATCGAATATCCTAATGATCCTTGGGAAATCGCGCCTACTAACATTCCCGCGAAACATATAAGTAAACATCAAAAGGTGCGTCTCAATCCAAAGAAGAATTCCATTGACAATCCGGTACCTCATGCACACCGGCTCGCACAAGAATTGGGTAAGCGACTACCAATTGTTGACGTGCCAGTCGACTCATCGTCGGCCGAACTCGCCCGCGCGCATGAACAAAATATCGTTATCGCCCGCGAGTTTATCACCGCGAACACACCGCCGAATTCTTACTTGGTAACCGCGAATGCTACCGCGGAACAGCTAACCGATGGAAATGTTCTACACCGCGTTTATGTAAAGGATCGCGCGGCGTCACTACGTACACTAACTGATCGACTTCGTGATTTCAAGCCGACTCGTTCATCATCCCGATCACATTGGTATTCTTGCGATAAACAAAAAATAATTGACTCGATGAATGCGGTCGCCGATTAGCAATCGCTCGCGGTTTCAACCGCTTGCTTCTTCTCCCATTTCTCAAGGACGGTAGCCGCTTCGATCAGCGCATCCATACACATCTCCTTGGGAATGTTAAAGATGGATCTACCAACCGTGCCCGCGTAGTGACCTCTGTCAACTTTGAACGACACGTACCTGCCAATGCAACAAATGCTCACGTTTCCACTGATGTCATCGCTAGACCCGCAATTGATGGCGGCTGGTACGGAGCGTTTGATCTTGTCGATAAAATCCCACCAATCAGCCGAACGAGTGAGGTGAGCATCATAATACGAGATGCTGAGAGTGCACATGCCGTTCACGTAGATAAAGTCGAACGATGGCTTGATCCCACTATGTTCAAGGTAGAACTGGTCCATGATGTCTGCGACAATTTGATGAAGTAAGTATTGACCGTTTCAATTTTTTTGTTCTAAAATTGAATATTCGTTTTGGTTATTTAACCAATTAACCAATTTAACAAGCGACCATAGGTAGGTAATCACAAGTAAATGAATCTGACCAACACCATCGAAGTAATCAGTCCCGTTGTGGTTTCGCTTAGCGACCTGCCTGAATATTTGCGATTGAACAACGCTCACGTACACAATAAAAAATGTAGACTCGGTGATGACAACTTGAAACTTTGCATTGTATGCTTGGAACCACGTGAGTCATCTTACTTTGACGAAGACGATCCTGATGCCGTTGAACCGTATGATTGTCCGCGATGTGAACAGTTCTACTGTGCGCCATGCCGTGAACAATTTGAGTCGATTGAAAGCGATTGCCCGACGTGCAAGTGTGATGTGACTCGAATCACAAGTAACGATCCGGTGCCGATAGTTTACATTGACCGCGATGATGAAGCGGAACCGTGTGATTGTAAATGTAATTGCGGACCTGTTAGCGGCGTAATTATGCTGCGGCCTAAGATGGTGGTTATTGACAGTGACGAATTCAAGGATTGTTTGCAAGCGAATGCAAAGTTCACTCATCGCAGACAATGTCACACCGATTGGTGGGATTATCGTCATGATTCCGAGTTTTGCATTGTCTGTCACGAGTATTTGTTCACCGACACTCCGGACATTGACTGCGGTATGTGTCCGTGCTCGCTATCATATTGCATCGGCTGCATTACGAAGCTCGGCGTGGACCCCGATGATTTGCCGAATGAAGATCATTGCCCGGCATGTAACATTGGTGTTGTGAGCGTCGATCAATGTTATTATAACTAGATCGCGCGTCCCCGATAATATTTTTTTAGAATCTATCTTTGATTGTCTATCCAAAAAATTGAATGGTCAATTGTAATTATTAATATAGCCGTGACAATGTCGTTTGAACAATTGCCCGATGAAATACTCATGATCATTTATGGTCAACTCGCAGCGCATGACAAAGTCGCCGCAGGTGCAACTTGTACGCGCCTCAGCTCGATGCAACCTGGGTTCTCCAAGTGGTTTTCCCTCGGCGCGAAAACACGACGAGCCATCGAAAAAATCAATTATAAGCTCTACGGAAATAAAGCAACGAGATCTGATTCAACCGGTATATTAACAACGTACACGTACGTTCCATATTGGCCGCGTGCTAACGTATTGTACGTGAAGAACACCCGTGAAGTATTGATCGAGCGCGAGGAAATGGTTATGCCACCGTTCGACATGGACCACGTTTCGTATGTGACGACATTCATTGACTTTGACTATTGCGGGGCGACCAATCTACAAAAAAGATGTAGGTTGTATCGAGACTTATCATAATGACCCGATCAAGTAAATCTGGCAATGGCCGCTCCGATCTCCGCGGGAACAAGTAGATGTTCGTACAAGATGTTTGCAATCACGCGTTGGAAGACTAGATGGCGTTGCTTTCTCCAGTATTTTTTCCAGAAAGTGGCCGCGCCCGTGATAATACTCGTCTGTACGTCGCCCTTCTTAGCCACCACATTTAAAACGTCCCAGCGATGAGTTGCATTAACAACATGTAGCACTGTCAGACGTTGATGCATCGACCGATCCCCCATGTGTATTTGAGCAATGCCGTTTCCAACAATGCTCACCCAACCTATTTCGTAAGGTTCCGCAGTACACCGCAATCTATCATGCGGTGAACCTCCGCAAGCAAAGCATGTTGTTGCATCCGATTTTGAGTCGCCGAGATCGCACAATTGCATTGAGGTTAGAAGTTGAACGGTCTAACGGTCAAGTTGTTTTATATTACGTCGGGCGATTCAATTTTAGTAATTAACAAAGTGCCTGTATAACACCAGGTGAGATATTCTCCACACAACTCTCCGTGATGATAAGTTGCTTCGGTTGCGAGTGTCCCGTTAATATACCATTCACGTGAAACACCGTGTTTCTTACCGTCGAGATAATTCGTTTGTTCTCGCGGCAAACCGTTTGTATACCATGAACTGTGCATACCATGTTCTCGACCGTTCAAGTAAGACCCGTGAAATACAAGTTGATTGTCCAGATCTATTCTATAGGACTTTACCTCGTCGAGCAATTCAATCTGCTGCCAGCGATTAAATACCCAGAACATTCTTGAATGTAATGCCTCGTATTGCTTGAGCCAACTTAAAGTTTTTTTATCGCGGATTCTCAATAAACAAAGATCTACCAAAGACGGGACTTGTGACATTTCCGTGTAGCGTATATAAAAAATATATATTTTACTGTAACTATATAACTATACAGTAATCTTTAACTTGTTCAGTGTCGATCAGTCTTCTAATCATCGAGTACTCGTTCGAAATCACGATTACAATCGGCGCAGAGAGGTTCGATAACTTCAATACGTAAACCGGCCGGTGATTCCGCGCAGTACGAACATACAACTATGAATTCACTACTCGTGTGATAAACACAATCCTCGATTATACATCTGGGTAACAACAGAGGGTGCATGTCATCGCCGAGGCCCATACAGTTGGAACATTGCATTGACGCGTTGTCACGTTATCACGTTATCACACCGATTACATAGAGTTAAACCAAATTCACTTTTTCATCCCGAAGAAGAAACCGGCGGCGTGTTTGGGTGTCTTAAGCCAGCACTTTTTATCAGACGCGCGATACGAATACATGTCACAATCACGATTGTCCAAGCATATTTTCGCACACTGGTCCTGCGTCATCCCGTTGATCGGCATACCCGCGAGATCATAACCTCCGATATCGCGCGAAGACAGCGTACGGAATCCGGTCGGCTGCGACATATAATAATAGATAACCAATACAATGATCGCGATCGCAACTGCGATAACCGCAATACTATTAAGCTGTTGATTCATTGTGAAGATAATTAAGCGCAAGTAATCAAATAATTAAGTATATATAATAAATGAAACAAAAAAATAAACGATTGTTTTGCACAATTACATAGTTGCACAATCACATGCAAGTGCTAGTTCCCAATCCGAGCGTGTTTGATTCACGATCTCGAGCAACCTCCCATGCGGCTGTCAACGCATCAATACACTTGTCCACCGGTAACTTGAACGACAACCAACCGTTGCCGCCGCTACCACCAACTGCAACCTCAAACTTGATCATCTTTTTGCCACAATGAATCATCACGTCGGATGCACCTCCGAAGTCAATACTCGCGCGCGAACCGTTGGCTGCTGCGATGATAAGCCGTTCCCAATCGCTAGCCTGCGCATCATCGGGGTCGGACAGTACAAATTCCATCTTCTCGCCGCTCGACCGCTTGTACTTGAATACAAACCGATAATTCTCACGACCTCGAGCCCTGAACTTGAGAGACATTGCTAATGTACGTGTAACTGTAAGTAGCAAGTATATAAGTTATTAACTGATCCCATTCAATTTTATATCAAAAAATAATAGTGTTGGTTAATGTCACCCACATACTATCAATTGTTTTTGTAAGCGTTTACGCGGAGCAGCTAGTGCATCCTTCCTTGCCAATGTAGCACACCTCATCATCTTCCGGGGTAACTACATCCGGTTCAGGAAGAGCAACGGTACGTTCGGCTTGTTTGGTCGCCGCAATGTTGTTACGCATAGGTTTAAAACCGGCGCGAGTCCTAATGTAATAGGAATTGGTCTTTAGTCCGAGCGCGTGTCCGCTGAAGAAGACACCGCGAAGAACAGCGTTACTGTTGTCACTCAAGTGAATGTTCAAACTTTGCGACTGATCGACGAATGCGGACCGGAGTGCGGCGCGCTTCATCAATTCGCTTTGCTTCATCTCCCACACAGTCTTGTAAATTTCTTGCACATCGACCGGAATCTCTTCAATTCCCGCGAGAGAACCGTCATTATTCACAATTTTGTTCTTGAGTTCTTCGCTCCATAGACCAAGTTCAATCAGATGCTTGATCATCGCGGTGTTACTCACAGTGAACTTACCAGAAAGAGTGGTCTTGGTGTAAATGTTGCTTGTGAACGGTTCAAATGACTCATTGTTACCCATGATCTGACTGGTTGACACTGTCGGCATAAGCGCGACCAACAGTGAGTTTCTCAAACCATAGATCTTGATATCATTTCTCAGAGTATCCCAGTCGTATCGTCCGCTCAGGGGAGCTTCCTTGAAACCACCAATCCTGCGTTGATTTTTCAACCAAAGGTCGAAAGCAAGTTCACCGCGAGATGCGGGACTTCCATCGAAGGCCGAGTACTTTCCGTGCGAGCGAGATCGCTCCATTGACTCGGTCAACGCTGCATGGTAAATTGTTTCCGCGATCTCGATATCATCCCGGGCAGCTTCGGCGCTCAAGAAAGGAACTCTTTTGATCGCAAAGACATCGGCAAGCGCCTGAACGCCAATACCGATCGGGCGATAATCTTGACTGTTCTGCTTACATTCATCAACCGGGTACGAATTGACATCGATGATAATGTCCAAATTTCGCGTGACCAAACGAACGGTCGCGTGAAGTTTCACATGATCGATCTTACCATCGCTGTCAAGGAACTTCTTCAAATTGATGCTGGCCAAAGTGCAGCAAGCATAAGAGTCGTTGCTAGACCATTCCATGATCTCCGCGCAAAGATTGCTGGACATGATGGTACCAATGTTCTTTTGATTGGTTTGTCTATTCACGTGATCCTTAAAGCAAACATAAGGCGTGCCAGATTCGCGTTGAGCATCGCACATCGCATCGAGGACGTCACGTGCTTTGATCACCTTGATCGCGCGGCCTTCTTCTTCGTATCTGGTGTAAAGTTCGGTAAACATATCGCGGGTCACAAACTCATGCTCGCATGACTGTTGCGCGTCCTTTAGCGCGGGAATTTCAAGTTCATCCTTGCAGTGTTCGAAGATAAACTTCGCGTAGTTGATGTTGGCACAGTAATCACACTTGCTGCAAATTTCCATACCGTCGTATACGCTGGAAAGTCCGGGCGCGGTGTCCTCACTGAAGAGTGACCAGTCACTGTCAGACTTTGCACGCTGCACAAACAAGTCGGGAACCCATAGCGCGTAGAACAAGTCACGGGCGCGTTCGGTTTCAGCTCCTTGCTGAAGCTTCATTTTCAAGAACTCCAGAATGTCTCCATGCCAAGGTTCAAGATATGATGCAATAGCACCCAGGCGTTTACCGCCTTGATCCCAACATCGTGCTGCTTCATTGTACATCTTCAACTGCTTAGGTAGACCTGAACTCTTGCCATTAGTTCCGTTGATACGGGACTCTTTGCATCGAATGTTGTGCATGTGGATTCCGATACCTCCGGCCCATTTGCTGATAAATGACGCGTTACTGAGAGTCCTCATGATTTCTTCAATAGAATCATCGGTTCCAAGCAAGAAGCATGAGTTCAGTTGCTGAACCTTGCTGCAGGAGTTGAATAGGGTCGGTGTGGCGTGAGTAAACTCCATACGAGACAGAGCCTTGTAACATTGTTTAATGTTCTCAAGCGCATTCTCACCGCTGTCCATGTAAATGGCAATTGCCACTCGCATCCAAACATATTGAGGTCGGTCGGCGATCATATCCCGCAATTTCACGGTAAGCATCTTCACGATGGTCCCGTTATCATTTCTGATTACGGGGCGTCCGTCCTTGGTGCGTGAAATCAATTCAGTAGGAACGACGTTCCCATCACGATCAACGTATACGGGCAAACCGTCAGGGCCGGTTACATCCTTGCGGATCTTCACCAGGTATGCGTTTTCCAACGTTTTATACCCGAAGTAATCAAAACTGTAGTCGTTGCTATCAATGATCATGTTGTCAAGAGCCGCCGCGTTTTCTGCAATAAATGCATAATGACGCTCCGACTTGATATCAAGGGTTCTACCGATCAAATCCATACATTCACTGAAACGCCTAGGCGTAGTCTTGTGAAGATTTGAGATCAGAATCCTCGCGGCCAGAGTAGAGTACTCCGGGTGGATGAGCTTGTAAGATTCCGCAATTTTAGCCGAAATCTTGTCAAGTTCCTCAGTGGTGATCCCGTCAAATAGGTTTTTAATCGTTGCCAGGGCAATACGAGTGGGGTCAACAACCTTGTTAAGGTCCTTGCAAAGGTTCCTAACACGATCAGTGATCTTGTCAAAACGAACCTCCTCAAGCCCCCTAGATCCTCTCTTCTGCACTCTCATTGCTTGTGGATTAAAATGGTTTTCTAGGGTTTGTTGTAGTTTGGATACACTCGATTGTGTATTTTTCAATTTTGTATATTGAGTATCTTCCATCGTCTAATAGATTATTTGAAGCAGTAACGGCCTAGCAGTTGAGTTTGTATTAGAACAGCACCAATTTTATCGGTCATATATATGCTATCGATAAAATTTTTTATATCAAGTTTATTGCGCCGGCGAACCAAGGTCTATTTTAGTGAGTCGAAGGCGTGATTTTGGCATTTGTCCGCCCGATGCAATAATCACCGCGCTCGACCGGTTGATCAACTTCAAATTAAATAATCAACCACGTAGTAGTATATCAATTATACGCGGGACCATTCAACCCACACGGTAAAATAAAAAATTGAATTTGCGCCATTGATAAGATATTACTCGACAAGTTAGATTTACTCCGATAACCTACATCAACAATGGCCGCTGCTAACGACGCTGGAGCTCAAAAGATCGCTACTGTCTTCAAGCCTCTGCTTGATGTGGCTATCAAGGAAATCAAGGAATATACTGGATCTCAGTTTCAGGAAGTCTTGCTGGCCGTAGGCAAGCTCGATGGTCGCATTGACATTCTCGAGAAACTGGTTGGAGAGAAGAAGAAGGCTACCACCCGCGGCGAAAAGAAGACCGCCGGTACCGACGCACCTGTGATTGCAGGCGCCGCCGGTGACGTGCAGGTTCAACAACCCGCTGGAGCCACCAAGAACTTCCCCGTGAACAAGCTTGTTTACTTCAGGGATCAGTTCAAGAACAATGCTGATTACCGCGACAAGTACGTCAGCGCCGAACTTAAGGCTCTGATGGATAACGAGGTCTCTATTACCAGCAAGACTGGTACTCAGAAGCTCATTGCTCAGGCAACGTTCTGCTGGAACTACTTCAAGAACCACAAGACTGATGTCGCCGACGCCATCGAGAAGGAGTATACCGAAGCCAAGGCTGAACATGGTAACGCTGCCAGGCCTAAGCAGCAGACTGTCGAACCGAGGTCCCCTACTCCCGGCAACGCCGACGATTCCACCGCCCCCGGTGACACCGATTAAGTAAAAAACAATTTACTATTCCACAAACAATATGATCGATTGATCTATTTATTTTTTCCTATAAACCCCGTCAAAATAATTTAAACCACCGCCAGATTCAATCTCGTAGAACAATCTCTCGAATCCTAAATCGATCAAATATTCATCTATGATCTTTGACGGGTAGTAGTACATTGGTTCGATTTCACCAAACTTTGCAATCAATTGACCCAGAGGTAATTCACCAGAACGCACACGCCATATAAAATGTTCGAAATCAGAGTTTGATGCGTCGGCTGCATTTGTTACTTCGTATTCGTTAATCATAAATATACCACCGGGCATTATTACCCGCGCGAGATCTTTCAATCGCATCATCGCATCGCCACAATGATGTAGTGTGATAAACATCGTCGCAAAATCTATACTAGAATCAGATATATCCATCGGTATATTGTTTTCAAGTATTATCAGTTGCGAATCGGATTGGAATTCTTCTATCCGCGTTTCTTTGATTTCTGCACAAACCGCATTGTTGACCGCGCGTATTGTTTTTAACGCGCCGATAGTAAACCCTTGACCACAACCGATATCTAAATGTATGTTTATTTTCGATGGAATAAATTGTAACTTCTTCGAGTTGGTCCGATAAAACTCACTAAGCTTGTTATGAATTATGCGCAACCTATCCGCCGGGCTAACATCCGATGATGATTTATCGACACCGTGATATCTAGTTAATGCCGTATGTAGATCTTCGTCGGGGAGCATCGGACCGATATATCTTTCAAATAGAAGCTTCTTATTTGGAATATCAACATGTAAATCTATCGGTTGGCTTGTAAACATAGGTTCGGACCCTCCATACATATTAGCTGGAATTGCTTTGGCCGGATAATACACGGGGAATCTCTCGCCGATTTCCTTGATCATTTTTTTCCTTGCGACGACTTCATCGATAAACACGCCAACATAATTGGTCAATTGAAATACTTTTTCTGGAGAATCAACAACGTGTTGCCGCGCGAGAGTTCTGACCGCGTCTGCATGATCAATGATATTTTTAATTCGTTTCTTAATAAAGTCCGGATTATCCGTACCTATGTTGAGAATCAACTTGAGTACCCAAGTATCAATAAGTAGAAAACGCAACAATACCCACGGATTACCTATTTTGATCTTCTCATAATCACCCTGAACATTCCAATATGGGATCATTTCAAATTGAGACGAGTTAAATATATCCGCGATAGCTACCTGATCTCGGCCGGTATTTATGTAAAGCGTATACTTGTTAATCTGGAAATCCGAAGGTATATTAAGAGGGTAGCGAACAAATGTTACCTTGACATTGTTAATTTTAACTTTGCGCAGTTCATTACCTAGTATAACCTCGGCCGCCTTCGCTATACTATCAATAGAATCTTCAGTAATAAATTGTAGCCGGCTCGCAGATTTTATTAAGCCGAGTGCAACCAGCGCGTGATCACCAATCATCACATTGTTTGTGCCCGCGATAATCTTGCGTATGAAAATCGATTCCACGTGAGCACGATTAAATTTCTCGGCACCGCCTGCTATTTCTTTTACCGCTTTCTCACCGATCGAATCCTTGATCAAATTATAAATAGTATCTTCGGCCGACAGTTCATCAACCCACATTGATAATTTTTTAGGCGAATAAAGAGTTCTATATATTTCTATCAACTGCATTTCTTCACTGAGACAACCAATCGGGGATTTTGTGAAATAACTTGTCCGTGACGCAGCTCCCATAAGCTCGACCAGTTTAATTCCGCGGTAACGATCCATCGAGTAAATTTTAAACAAGTTTCTGGTGTTAACTCGCAGTGTAAATTCCTTATGGCGAATATCAGTTTGTAAAGCGACCGTGCGCGGACTTACGTGTGGCGACGTCACTTTGGACAGTGCGTCGGCGAGTCCTTTAGCATTATTAAAAGTATCATCGCAGTATAAGTCCCATACAAATGAATCTTTTGTCACAGGCCTGCCAACAAGGATATCTATACCAACTCGTCCACCAAGTAGTATAGAGTTTTCCGCGCAGAATTTCTCAGCGCGTTCAAAGAACGGTAGATATAGCATGCGATCGTTATCCATGATAAACTTCTCGGCGTCAGGTTCGAGTTTATCAACAATATTAAGTCGTGTATACATGATCGTGTTTGTTCCTTGAACACACTCTATATTTAATGGAAAAAAATATAATAGAATCAATGCGATTCTTTGGTTGATTGGTCAGATTAATAAATCAATTAATTGATTTTAATGTTTGCGACGGTTTCAGTGAGCTGTTCAACCGCTCTGTTGCTGTTTGCAATAGGTACTGGTGCCGACGACGTAGCAACTCGATCACTATTTGCGACCGCGCTTGATGAAGTCGTAGTCGTGGTAGTACCAAGCTTCAGCAGTATTCTTGTTGATTCGGGGATCTTTGTCAAATCCCACTTGCCACTGTACGTGGCATATGATTCTTCGATTTTGCGCATCAAGTCGGGGTACAACCTCCAGTTGGATTCGCGCGATTTAATAGCCAAACGCTTCTTAGCGTCATCCGTGGTCTTGTGAATTTCAATTCCACCACCCATTTCCTTCCAACCGATAAGGCCGGAAACAAGTTGGTTGCAGAATCCAGACACGCCAAGGGCGGCACGGTATTGATCCTTATGGTATTCACCAATGGAAATACATACTTTCTTCTCAACCCCATACAATCCGGTTTCGGTCAGGAAGTAAAAGTGAGGGGGTTCAAACGGGAAATTCTCAGGCATCTCCACTCGCACCAGGTACTCACCTGACTCAAATTCACCGTTGTTACCTGGGAAATTGTTCAATAGAACATACCAGATATGGGTTTCATCTTCCGACTTCAACGCGAACTTGACAAACTCATTCGGTTCGGCAGTAGCCTTCTTGAGCTGAGCCATCATGATAGCGGTACGCCTGCGTGCAGTCATTGTTGATATTAGCGATGTGCTTAATATTCTAAGTTATATTAATTATTATTGTCTTAACTCGGCGCTAAGATTATATCTGACTCTATTCGTAATTTCAATTTTAAATTCGTGCGGCCTTTTAACTTCGCCCGACGAGGGCGGTCTTGATACTTCTAAAATCCGACATAATTTATAGTGTCAATCATTAGCCGGTGGTAGAATTTTCTTTTTAAGACGCGATTATATTTATATATACAATCGTTAACAAATGTCGTTCGATCTCGATGAGTGGTCCGCTGAAATCGGGGCATCGCGTTCGGGTGAATCTGCGATCGACGAGATGGCTTCAGAAGCCGACCGTATCCGCGCGCATATTGAATCTAGGCGCGGACTAATGCAAAGACAAACTGCCAGCGATGATATTAAATCGAAACTCTGTGATAAGATTCAGGGGTTGAAGCGAGAAGTACCCGGTCTCGCCACAAGAATTTATGCGATCGAAGATGATGACCCGGAGCTGTTCAAATATATTAGAAATCTTGAATTTATCAACCAAGGTATCTGGTGCCCGCGTTGCAACATCCAAAAGAGCATTGGGAAGCGGCCCGAACCTGAAGTTGAAGCCGAACCTGTAATTACGCCGTCCGCCGAGGAGCTTAGGTGCGCCAAAGTAAAGTCTGAACAGGCGAAGTTGCAAGCTGAACTCGATCAGGTGATAAAGAACATGACCGCGCTACAGCACAAGTTTGACGCGTCAATAGCTGAACTTACTGCGAACGCGAATGATTTGATGGCGAGAATTAACCGTCTTGATAAAGCATTAACTGATCGCGCTGAGCCCGCAGTAAAGCCTATTGATGAACTCCCAGTGAAGGCTCTACCCATCACCACATGGGTGCAATCTATCAACGATACTGTCAAAAAAGAAGATCTTCCATCGAAACCAATGTTTGAATGGGACCGTGAGGTTTCGCATATGAGCAGTGATGATTTGCTTGGTTAAACACCTTTCTGAATAACGTCGCGCACCCAATCGTATGTTGTTTTATCCAATTCGATGCACAAGCTGTCATCGACACTTACTTTTTTGCCAAACATAGTCAGCGCTTTCGCGATCGTTTCAATTGGTGCCTTGGTACGGGGTATATTCACGCAAATACATGCGGCGGTAAACGTGAAGCTGATACCGCTGAGAGTATTCACGCACTTTTTTGCCGAGAGCTTCCAAACGCTTCCATTGATATCCTGTCGATGCAAAGTTTCTTGTACGCAATTCATAATATCTCGCACACAAGTCTTCACGACCTGCGGGTGTTTCGCAAAGTATTGATTGGATTCCATTTCGGCGATCATCGGAATAACATCAGGTTGATGAGTGTGAAAGAGTTCGCCCCGCACGTTATCAATATTAGTTCGAATCTTACTTTCCGCGGTCACCAAACCCAGTGATGTTTTCATCAACTGATTCGTGATATCACCGATGTTCACTTGCAAGTCATTTCTCACTTTGGAAACGTCGTCAAGATGTTCCGCGATCTCATAAACATTCGAAATCAACTTGTCACGACTATACATCTCCGCGAACAAGTAGTTGAATGATGAAATTAATTGTGAGATCATATTCACTGCGATCGTAATAGTTGCTTCGTCAGAAGATACGATGTACGCACAAGGGACAGTTTTCGTTTCGGCGTATTCGTAGCGAATTGTAAAACTAGATGTCACTCCGGTAATAGGTGTCTTCAATGAAATAAAGACGCCTCCGCACGCATTGGTAGTCGAGAGATCACGTTGGAACTTTTCAACACCACTCGTGGGAACGTTGTTGTTGTAGTTCTTCACTTCAATCACAATCTTACGATGTTCAATGAACAATGTCAAATCACCACTCTTCGGATTCTTTGATACGTTGGCAACGCCCCCGAACTGTTTATTTAGAATCTGTTCAATCAAAGCTTCACCGGATTGACCTGAGCGCACGGGCAATTCACTTGTGATCGGAGCAACAACTCGTGGTGGTGCGCGCAATTGTACCAACGAATTAACGCGTCCAGCAATAGGAACCCCGAAATCAAGCGCCATCCCAATATCTTCTCGCGACGCGGTTTCAAGCCATTGCGCAGTAGAATCATTGATCTCAGCGAAAATGCGAATCTGATTTACTTTGTTCATTTTGTTATCTGTAAGAGCTTTAATCACCGGGTAGTTGTATTTGACTACGTCGACTATTCAAATTTAAAATTGAAAGAAGCAATATGCTATATACTATATACATAAACACAACACGTGTCGAGGATAAATCTAACAATGGATATGTTCGGTGGAAAGCGTGCCAAGCCTATTATTGTTCTGCCGGATGCTGAAGCTGTTGACTATCAGCCGCAACCGCAGGCGCACGTTCCCGAAAGAAATGTCCAACCGGAACCGCGCGCTCGCAGACAGAACGCCATTGCGGCGCTCGCTGAAGCCATTCGACCTGAGGCGCCGGTTATAGTAGCGCCGGTAGTGGTTGAAGATCCGAGACAGTATAACACTCTGTCAGCGGGTGAACGTGATGAAATCTTCTGGGGATTGATTACCAGTTTCCAATGGCGCAATCAATCTGACGGTTATATCAACGCGGGTGTTATTCGCGGAGTCGTCCGCGGTTTCAACCAGCTGCAAACTCGCGTTTTCAAAGATAGATATGACCACTACTACAACCAGATGGAGAACATTCTTGAAGCCGATGAAATGTTTGAACGCAACGAAGTTAATTCGGCCGTTGACAGAGCCAAGGTGGTTTCACATGCAATTGCGATGGGAAGGGATCAGTACATGACATTGATGGACGATCCCGCGTTCTTCCAATTCTTCATTGAAGCGGGTGAGTGCCAGTCATTGGACGCGATACTCCCCGAAACACTTAAACATTGAGTTGATGACCAACTTGAGGAAAAAATAAATAGACGTTGATAAGATTCAACATCTTATTTTTTGTTTATTCGTCACGATCTTCGGCCTCGCATTCATCAGCCCAGGAGAAAGGTACGACCGCGGGGACGGTCGTATCAACTTCGGCTTCACATGTTAATTCAGTCGACGTGCTGGTTGAGGCACGAGTTTGAAAGGTACGCGCCTCGTTGAGAATATCGATACATTGTTCAGAACTCAAGGGTGAAATCGGATTATGTCTGGTAGGTTTCGCAGGCCACTCCTTACGACGGGAGTTGTTCGGGTTGTATCCGCCTTTGCGTACGTCATCATCAAATTTCTTGCGATCGGTACGCACCGGGTAGTCACCACTGGCCGAACGTCTGATGCGCTGGCGCGGCTTGGGCGACGCGGCATCATCAAAGTCTGCGGTACTTGACGTGACAGTGAACTCCTTTTGGTAACGATCCCAACGAATCATAATCACCCCCTTCAATCCGAGAATACCCACGATAGGCATGCCATCGGTCAAGAGCACCCAGTGCACCAACTCGTTGATGTGAATGTACTTGAAGAATGAAGCCCGGTTGTGTTTATACATGAATCTGATAACCTCACCTACCGCCGAGTCAAACTCGGTTACGGGCACGGCCAGATTGAGAATCTTGGAGAACTTCTCGATGTTAATATCGCTGGTAACCTTAGTCTGCGTGAGCTCAGCCGCCTTCAGGCGTTCCAAGATGGTGACGAGGCGGTTGTTAACACTATCCATTAGATTTCTGCGATTCGGTTTGATAAATATTAAAACGGTATATCAATTTTATTTTTTACCCAACTGTAAAAAATAAAGGCTCGGTTGCAGGTATGGCGATTACCCCCAGCGGCATTTTCTACATACGGCCGCATATTTGTCAACCCCGCCAATATCTTTGATATCAGCGTTATTCGCTTGATTGATTCTCATTGTAAAACTGGCATCTTCGCAGCACTTCATACATACTGCTTTAAGCTTGTATACGTCCTCGGCCAACGGAACTAGTTCAAGGACGCGGTTGAACGGTTTTGCTTGATGATCCCCATCAAGGCCCGCACATATAATCACTTTACCCATGCAAGCTAGTCGCTGGGATATTTCCACACAATCTTTAAAGAATTGCACTTCGTCAATTCCGATCACTTCATATTTACTGATCTCATCAAAGACACTTTCAAGAGTCTCCGCGGATACAACAGGCACTTTGCAATGTTCAATACCCGCGTGTGTGACCAGTCCACCGTTCTTAGCCAGGTGGTCATATCTTGTGTCTTTGCCATATTTGACAATCACACATAGTTTCTTTGCAATATGGTAACGTTCAACGGCGTCACACATACTGGAGCTCTTTCTAGAGAACATCGGTCCCATGAAAAGTTTAATTGATCCCTTCATTTGTTGTTTAGATGAACAGCAAGAGCTGTCGTTAGTATATTGGTTATAAGTATTAATATAAGACATAGCTTAAATTCAACTTTTAAAATACGATGGTACGATGGACAGTGTATACTTTACCGTGGGTAAAAAATAATGGATTTATTTTTAGTTTGTCAGTTTGTTACTTTTTCTTAATCGTAATTGGGCGATTGTATCAATAATAGTAATTGTTAATCTTGCGAATAAGCTTCGTTTTAGTCAATCCTCCCCACGGAACGCCTCGCGACTTCGCAAGGAATTGTAATTCCGTAATACTCATTGAACTATGAGCTTTACTAGGATGTTCACGCGGACGTGATTTTGATCGTCTCGAAGTTAGTTTGGCAGTCTTTGGTAATTCATATTCACGTTTGGCGCTTTTCCGCGAACCTCTCGGGGCTGTACGAGAATGGCGCATCGGCTTCTTTTTACTGCGTTGAGATTTGGTAGGTTTTTTGGCACCTTTTGCAACTTGACGCTTTCGAGCACCGCCACTAAGATCCAATGTCATGATGTTCTTTCGACAATCTATATAATTATCAAAAGATAGTTTCACGAGGATTAATCAAAAGAAGTAGGTAATGATCGTGCATCAAGCAACATAGCGCCGGGTATAACCAATCCCTCGACGTATCCTCGATGATAACATAACGCCCCATCACCCCACTTCTCTTTGTATTTGTTCGCCTGATTACTATTCGACGAGAATAAAAAGTGTACCCGAGTTCCTATATAATCTTTATAATCTATCCACGTTACGCGGTGACCGTTTATATATACTTCGTCGACAAACAATAGGTCCGGTGTGATAACTGCCCGCCCGTATTGTTTAGTTTGAGACTCCGAAAGATCATCTTGTGTAAGTAAATTAATCCCGATAGATTTGAAAAAGTTTATGAAATTGATTTCATTGTCCGCGGCGATTTTTGCAATTTTTTGCTGGTTGAAAGTGCTTTCGGCATCATTACGTTCGGCAATTTTGTATTGTTGTAGATCGCGACCTTTCAAAATAACAGATGGGTCCGATTTATTCGCGAACACGCTGTATAATTTTGCCACGTTGAAACCGCGATAAATAAATATACCTCGGAGTAAATTCAACGGGGGAAAATCGTATATGGCCGACAAAGTAACTATATCGTGACCGGCGTCATAATCTTTGGAAATCTTAACAATATTCCGATTCATTCGCGAATAGTTTTTGATTATTTTATCTTTGATGATAATGTTTCTAACCGAAAGAACTTGATCTATTGTGACATTGGTTCCAAATTCTTTATTTGCCCGGGTGAGTATATCTTTAATCGCGTTTAATTTTTTCTGATCGGTCGGACCGTAATCGGTTGATTTTTTAAACCACCGAGAAATTTTATCGTATACTCGCGAGTCCATTGGTTTATTTACCCATGTGATATTGTAAATGGTTTTACCATCAACAGACACGGTGGTAAAGCTAAAATCGTCGGACGTCATAGTGTATATATTTGCAAACAAGTATTTAATGTATTTAATGTAAATGGTAAGTGGTAAGTGGTAAATTGTAAACCATCACTTACTTAATATGCTCGCGGCGGTTTTTGATATTTTAGTTCGAGTACGTCTCCGCTCGATGTTCTTGCCGAGCTCGGATCCAATTTCATCCGATCGGACCCAAACAATATCATGTGTGCTATGATTGACCATTGCTATATTTTTCTCGTTGTTGGTGTCGAACGACTTGGTTTTACACTTGTGTGTGTTAACTGGCGGCGTCGCAGTTCTATAGTAAATTATTACTCGGGTCGGTGAAACGCCTATCTTGCGCAAATAATCCTGAGCGTACTTGTCACAGCCGGGATTATCGCCGACAATATAAATGCAGTTGGGAAACTCCGCATTGGATTTTCTAATTTTACCGTGATAATGATTTTCAAATTCTTCGAGAGTTAGATCTCGGTGTCCGTTAATTAAGTAAACTCTCATTGAAACAATGACGATTATAATATTAAATTGATATTAAAATTGATTTTATGATTTTATAATTTTATAATTTTACATTATACAATAAATCATATTGATCTGATCACACCAACGCAAATATCACCCAATCGTATGTCTTTTGATTATCATATCAAGTTTTCCAAAAACACCAATCATGCCGACGTGTGGGAGTATATCGAGTGTGTGAGAATTGAAAGAAGTGACGATAACGTAGACGACTTTTGCCATATGCTGGATTTCACACGCGGTAAAATCCAAACGAAATTCGTTGATAGTTTATGGAATGATCGAATTGAAGATTTGAACGATATCACGGATGCGTTTCCAGGAATTGTTATTAGACTGTACCAATACATGTTTGGTAAACTAGAGGAAATGCTTGAATTTCACGCGGGCAAATATAAGTCGTACATCGAAGCTTATATTGTCGAAGACAAAATACCTCGGGACGATGATTTTCAGGAAGACATTACCGTGATCAAGTCATTGAAAGATCTATGCGTCAACGTGATTTCACACGACATTCGTTTGATCAATCCGCAATTACCCGCAGATATATGGGATTCTCTCATCCCGAGAATTGAAAGTGTGTTATCGCAAAATATTATGAGCGATGTAATAATCAAAAATTAACCCTGCCCTTTCTGATTATTTTTTATAACTGGCGAATTAAAAATTGAATAAAAGACTATACCATTTAAACGGGACCAAATTATACAGTAAATAAAGTAAGAAATGTCGTCGAAGAACATGATTAACTCGGCCGTGGGTACCGGCGTCGCTGAACTGGCGACACTACCTATTTGTATTGTGAAGACTAATTATCAGAACTCGAAAGGAACTTTGCGCGAAGTGATTGCTCGGTTGTACGCACAAGGTGGTATCCGCGCGTTTTATCGTGCGAGCACACCAGCAATATTCTCGCAGATAATCTCGACGAGTAGCAAGTATACATTTTACCGGAAACTTGAATCGCTACCCGCGATGAAAAACAAAATTGTCAATGGGTTGATAGCCGGAATACTATCGTCACTAATCACACATCCGATTGACTTTGTGAAGATTCATTGGCAGATGCGAGCCGGCCCGGCTGCACTTGATGTGATCACGCGTGAAGGTCCTCGCGTTATGTATCGAGGATACTCAAAGTCATTTGCCAAAGTATGTGTGAGTTCGGCAATGTTTTACCCGTTGTATGATTATGCTCGCGAATATAGTGGTAACGCAGCGATTGCCGCATTCGCATCCGCGGTGATTTCAACGGCGGTGATGCAACCGATCGACTACTTGAAGACTCGCCATATTTATGGTAAAAAAATATATCATGTCGACCCGAGGATTTACTATCGCGGGCTGAGTCTAAATTTGGCCCGGGTTGTTCCGCACTTTATGATCACGATGACAATCATTGACGCGCTGTCTGCTAAATAGAACTGCCGAATATACATTCGAATTTGCAGACAATTTATATTTTTTTATATGTTTCAAAAAATAAAATCTCGATGACTAATTTTATTTGTTTATGTTAACGATCAAAGGCTTCAATCGGGTTCACTCTTCTTGCTTAGAGTAGGTGAACGGTGCGATGTTGAAACTCATCTTAATGTTCATCGCGGACATTTCGTGGAATAGCAAGTTCGCTACCCAACTCGACGCCACATTGACGATATCAGCGTTATCTCCACAATACTTGCACTTGTAGATACCCATCTTCTCATTTACCACAGCGCGGTTCCCGCAAACTCTGCAGATTGGCAGATCAATGCCATCGGAGTCTTTGTAGAACTTCTCAAAGAGTGCTCGCATGGTCCCATGTGCGCAAAACACATCCTTCTCCATTTCACCGAGTCTGAGACCTCCATCATTGTTCTTTCCGTCGAGCGGTTGTCGGGTCAACGCGGAAGTCGGACCGGTTCTCGTGGCATAGTGTTCATCAATAACGAACTTTTGCAACCGTTGATAAGTTGTTGGTCCGATAAAGATCAACGTGTCAATCCAATCACCGGTCTTACCATTGTACATGCGGCGATGTCCGCCGTACTTGATACCTCGCTTCTCAAGTTCAGCGACAGCTCCATCGATATCCAACTTGCGGAAGCTAGTCGCATCGATAAATGATCCCTTGCGCGCGGCAAGTTGACCCAGAACACACTCGGTAATCTGATTCACAGCCATACGAGTGGGGATTGAATGTGCGTTCACAATCAAGTCAGGGACGAGACCATCTTCGCAGTAAGGCATATCACATCGCGGCACTTTAGTCGCGCAAATACCCTTATTACCGGTTCGGCTCGAGAACTTGTCACCGACACACATAGGACGGTTAGCCCTCCACTTGACCTTAGCGATCAGAGCGTCTTCATCATTACGTGTGGTAATCACACGCTCGATGTAAACTTGTTCCTCGCGTTTGTACACGATGGACTTGTCAATGTAAAGGAATTGATCGACCGGTTTGGGAATTTTCGCAGCCTTGACGATCAATACGTATCCTTTCTTTGCAATTGTACCCTCGGCGATGAAGCCATTGTGTACATATTCGTAGATAGCATCTTTCTTGATATCCATTGTTCGTGCGTAGTCCGGGTTACCAAACTGCTCACCTTTCTCAAGCTCAGCCTTCTCATAATTGTAGTGAGCCGCGTTATAGGCTCCACAATCAATCGACGACTGGTTTGCTTTAATCGAATCTTCTTGATTCTCACCGCCGTGTAGGGCCAGAGCGACAATTGTGTTATGACCGTTGGGCGATGTGAGTGAATCAGCGAAGACGCTGATGATAGGACGTTCGCAATAATGCTGGAACGTCACGTTTTTGTCAATGCGGAACGGGAAGTTCAACGCGAACCAACCTGCACTCTGCTTGCGATGGTTGGTATACATTGTGTTACGCACTGCATTGGAATGATTAGCCATCGGCGCGGCAAGTGTTACAATGCCGAAGATCGCCTGATCAATATCACAATGAGTGTGTCTGTGCTGAAGGTCGTACTGACGAGAGCGCAGAATATCAATGTTATCAGCGATGTAGGTGTTTTCTTGTTCCTCCGGGCTGATATATTCAATGACTCGCTGCTTTCGCAGATCGTCCATGGTTAGTTTCTTCGACTGAAGACCACGAATGTGATCCTTAGTCAACTTGACCCACTGCTTGAATTTAACAGTACGGTCGCCGTTTCGCCAGTTATCAATGTATTCGGCGAGATTATTGTAGACGATCACCAACGGGCGCATAAGCCTACCGACGTCCGTCCAGAAATAGACTTCGCGGATGCTTAACTCGCACACGATAGTCGTCAAGTGATGAATGTCATCGCGACGTCGCTTCATCCGGTACTTACGTGCCAGTTCAAACGGTTGCTTACAACATCCAATCCAATCACCGTTCACGAAGACTTTAGCAAGTTTATCCGCGGTGATTTGTTCAGGTTCAATCTTATCAAGATCGATAATATCAGGATCATCCTGAAGAATTCTCTTGAGGACGAAACTGGATGATGCACCACAGACAGATGCCGTGCTAGCCATTTGCTTTGTCATGCCTACCTTCTCACCGGTATCGGCACTTTGACTGATATCAATATAGCCTAGGTAAGTCGGATGAACACGACGCATTTCATCGGCACGCTCATTCTGCTTCGATGCAGTTGTGTTGGGCGTGTTGATTGTGTTCAGGGTACTTTTCACGTTCAGATCATTCTTATGATAGAGCGTCTGTGAAGAAATACGATTGGTAATTTCATTTCTTTTGACCGTAATGGTCTTGTTTCCCGTGGTGATAGATTGTGTAAGCATACGCTCAAGATCATCATTGTTGATCGCGGCCTTAACAGACTCGGCGAGTTGCACCTGGGAAAACGGTGTTGTTTTAAAGTCCTTTGCCAAATGCTTCTTCACGTCTTGCACAATAGCAAAGTTAAAGTTGGTCTTGAAGGTCTTGGCCATGCTTGTACCGGCCGCGAACACTCGCTTGTTGCGATATGAATCGCGATCAGTTGGTTCAAGCACCTCCATGTAAACACAAAGGAGCTTGTTAATCAAGTGGCCAAAGAACCTGAGCTTCTTGATGCGATGCTCAATACCAGTCCCGATATGAGGGAAGATGTATCGATCAATAATATTCAAGATGTTGTTGTTCAAGTACTTGGCGATGTTATCGTCCTTGCGCGCCGCGGCCGTATTGGCACTTTCGGTAATTCGTTGCGCGATAAACTGAACGATTTCAGTCGGGTTAGTTGATTTTCTAATCGGGGCAAACTTACCCTCTTCAACTTCAAATGCACGCTCGAGAATTTCAAGCATAGATTTGGTTACTGTATCTTGGTTGTCAACACCATATACAATATGGTTGACAATGTCGCGATCACGGGACATGCCCAGCGCGCGGAAGATCAAGTAATAAGGGATTTCAAACTTGTCGAACTTATTTGTGGTAATTTCAACAGTAATCAATCCGTTGTTCAGGTAACGTAGAATTACCTGGTAGGAGTTCTCGAAGGCATCACCGGGCTTACTCAAGAAGGTACCTCGGGCAAACTCATTCAAATACATGTGTTTGTACACATGGAATGTGTTGTTGGTGATGTTTTCAAGATTATCAATGGTCCATTCAAGGCCCTTGATGATGAAGTATCCGCCAGGATTGTGCGGGTCTTCTTCAATATTCTTTAGCGATTCCTTGCTACAGTTATAGGTGTTGCATAGCTCGGTACCTACTTCACAAGGAATTGACGCGATACGGTGGTTTTTGAACTCGGCCGTGCGCGTTTTAGTCATTCCATTCTTGTAAATTGCTGTCGCAGTGATCTGCGCATCAATGTACATCTGTGCGCTATAGGTCAAGTTCTTCAACCTGGCCATATTCGGCGTCAACATTTGAACCGCCCCGGACTTATACTTCACGGTGGTCGGCTTTGTCAAATTGATATCGGTAAAATTAACTTTGTAAGTGATCTCAGCGATCTCCTTATCTTCGTCAGTTTTATCACGTTGGTTCTTCTGTCTCCCCTCGACTACGAACACTTTAGTGGCGATTTGCTTTATTCCCACGTTGTTAAACGAGTTCATACTATCAATATGATGTCCCGCAACTTTCTTACGCACAATCTCTGAATGTATCAACGACATCATATCGCCGGGGGTGATAGATTCATCAATGACACCCTCAGGTTCAGGTTCATATGATTTAACGGGTGCTTGCTTGGCAACTTCGGCCTTCGCATTAGCGTTAGCCTTAGTTTCAACGTCAACACCACCTTCTACTTCAATACCTTCAAGAGCTGTCTCGAACGAGTTATCAATGTCCTCAATACCGAACGCCAAATCGGCGTCGACGGGTTCATCTTCGATTTTATCGTTACGTCCCTGATCCTGTGCAATTTCGTCTAGAAACGCCATAATGTCGGTATCGGTATCATCAATGTTATCAATGGTATCATTCTCGACGATCTGGGGCGTTTGTTCCGACATCACAAAATGGGGTTGCAGCGGGGGATGTTTATTATAAACGCCGATATATTATATCAGTGCTAAATATTTAAATTAGAATAATAACCTGTGTGATTTATTCAAATTTTTATTCATGGGACGGTATATCGGCTCACCACTCATATGCCCCTTTATATAGGCATAGTTTAGGGTTAAAATGTGCCAACAGGTAGTAATAGTCCATGGTAGGTTGCTCAGAAGGTGGAAAAAATAAAAGAGTGCTAGTGTCTGACAGTTACTTTCTAAACGCAGAAACGATATTAGCGACCATGCTAACTGTGCTAAGTGTCACCATGCCGACTGCTACCATACTCAATACAGTCGCACCGACAACCTTAAGAGTGTGACCGTTAAGTCTTAGCTCGGTATCAAGCATGGTAAGTTCCTGTTCAAGTTGCGTAATTCTATTCTCAACCTGCTGTTCGCGGAACATACTTTCAATATTATTATTGTTAATCGGGTAGTAAATATCCAATGGACCTGGCGATGGTAGCGGTGCGCATTGACATGCCTCGACGGTTTCCACCTTGGAAGTGAGAAGCGGTTCGGCAACCGGGGTAGTAGGTGCTTGACCCGCCGATTGAATGGCTTCGCCGGTCGCGTTTTGTACCTTGGTAATGTCAGCCATATTGTTGATATCTTTATATACGGTGAGTCTTTAATATATTATACCGACAGAGACTCCTGTAATTTTATATTAGAGATATAAACTTACTGATCTATAGATAAACAGACCCAATAATGTCAGCTGACCTTACTGTCGAGAGATTGATTGAGTTGGTATCCTCCAAGGCGCCCGCGCATAAAACTCAATTGAGATTGTCCGTTGATCTGTATAAAACTCGCAAAGAGTTTCTCAACAAGAAGCTTGAACATCACACGAAGATGATTCAAACCAATTATTGGCCGATTATCACCAAATTTGTCAGTGATAACGTTACCACGAAAACAACTCCGATAAAGTTCTTGACCGAGTTGCGCAAGATGGAGTTGGCGACGGGTAATCGCGCGATAGATGTTCTTTATAACTATTTGCTTGAAATATCTGTTATCGCATACAACCTGCGTGTGCTCGAAGAAAATGTGGAAAATTCCATTGAATATGATGAACAAGTTTACGAATATTATTAATCGTCTGTGAATTTAAAATTGAATAATCGGGTAGATGATATTATCAAACTAAAATCAAGCGCCACATAATAATGTCCATCGAATACGAGTATGAAGCTAATGCTTACTTCGGCATTCATTATGATGCCGAGTACATTGACACGGTCCTTGAGATTGTCGGAAAGTCTCCCTTTAAAGGGCTCGCCGCCAAGCGCAACGCTCAGCATCAGGTTGGGAACTGTGTCCTCTTTACGAGTACTAACTCGGATAAGGATGGCGCGGCCACCAAGGGACTGATCTTTGTCAATGAAATGACATTCCCCGGTGACACTTATACTGCTCCTGAGGAAACCCACATTGATGTGGAACCGAGTGAGATGGTGAAGCGCGAAGCCAAGTATAAGAAGGCTGTCTGTGTGATCACTGACATCTATGAGCTGATCATCAAGGAATTCACAAAGAGAAGGATCAGCACTGATGAAATTTACAGTGGTTGGCGTGTTGTCAACTGCACGTGGTTGCCCGACGACGCGTCATCTGGTAGTTCTAACCCAAGCTCCCCTGAGGCCGAGGTTGTCAAACCCAAGAAGGCCGCTGCGACCAAGACCAAGGGTAAAAAATAAATTGTAATTGTAGTCGCAAACGCAATTACAATTGCAATCAAACGATCCATTGATCATTTATTTTTTTATGATTCTGCCATCCAAAGTCAACATCACAGTTCCAGCAGCGTTATATAATATGGCACGCGTAATATGTTTGGTTAGAAGACTAACCGCCGGCAGCGATCCGGAATAAATACAAGTCGCAATGAAAATGCAGGCATATTTTGTTTCCTCGTTTTCGATGTTTGCAATTTCCATATATCTGCGATACATTTGTTCGGCAAGAATCAAACAAGACTCGGTGCAAATCGAAATGATACGCTGATCAATATTTCTCACACAAATCATTTCATCAACACATACTTTCGGAAACTCCGCCAACATATTTTTGGGTATTTGCGCGTGCACGATTGAGTTTCCAAACAAGTGGTTCACGAACGAAAGAGCCGAGTTTGCGTCGACTCGCTTATTATGATTCGGATGTAAACACATAGAGATCAAGCGAATAAATCCAGAATCAAACATCACTCTGTAGCGGTTAGGATCTTTGTGCAATTTATCACATATTATCCCGCACACGTATTTATGAGTGACCCCGCGCAATAATTTTAGACGTTGTCGCCGGTTTTCGCAAACATAAATACCGAGCAAGTTACACGCATACCAACTAGAATCCTCTATTTCTTGCACATACTTGACCGCTGGAAGTCCGCTGGCCAGTTCAAGTAAAATGCAACCGATGCTCCACATATCAATACGAGTCGAATATTGGATACGTGATCGATCATAATCAACTTCAGGGGCTCGATATGTACATGTTTGTACGCGGCTCGTATGATACTTTTCGTCACCACTAACTGCAATTCCAAAATCGCAAATGACAGGAACCGGCTGAGCGTTCGCGGGTGTACACAGTAATATATTCTGTGGTTTTATATCACCGTGGATAATTCCTCGCCCGTGTACGTGTGCAATGCCTGATATAAGACCGCGTGCAATCTCAAATACGGTTTCGAGAGGTAGAAGTCCCCATGTACCTAAATACCGCGACAGATCACACGGATATTTTTTCATGTGTATCTTTGTTGAATCGGTATCAATTTCAACCTTCCGAATTTTAATCACATTCGGATGATCACATGTGTTTACAAGGCAGATTTCTCGCATCGCACTCTCGAAGTTTTGATGTGGGATAACTTTTACAGCCAATTTTCCGCTGGAAGTTACTTGGGCGTAAGAACCCTCGCCAATCAAAGATCCGTTATTCGGATACATGTGCACGATATTATACAATTGCGTAATTACACTTACAAATGTAGGTGGATAACGTTGTAGGACTTACAAGGATTATAATTGTTAATAATCGGATATCAAATTTAAAATTGAAAAGACGCACTTGGGACTGTATATCAATAGCTTTCAGTGCCACTCAATTTCCCACGATTCAAGCTACTATGGACAATACCACTATCGTTGTTAATGACTCGATTGAATTCCCCTTCAGCGCTCAAGTGCTCAAGGCCATACCCGCTCTTGCGGACCACGTTGGAGCCTCCAAGGCCTCAATCAGCGTCCCATTTGAGGTTGAATTCCGTCATTTGAGCACCCTTTCAAAGGTTCTCAAGGGCTCACGTTTGATCCCTACTATTGACCTGACAACGCACCTTGATGTACTCGTCGTTGTAAAGCTAGCCACCCACCTGGGTGTGACCGTTGAAACCGTCACTGAAGGGTTCGCGGGCTGGGTTGAACATCGAAAGTGGATCGATCTTTGGTATCCCGAGTATATGTACTTGATTTACTGCCTGGCTGAAGAGCTTGTTGATTTCAAGAAATTCTTCAGACTGCACAAGAATGTGTTTGAAAGCGTTTCCAAGGCTACCAAGCTCCCTGAAATCAGGGCTAATCCCGTAACCTACATCAATATGTTGATGTTCTTCAAGAACTACAAATTTGAGGTTTGCTTTGAAGAAAATAATGAACGGGTGCAGTTGAGAATTGACGCTTTGAATCGCGAACGTGCGGCCGCCTGGGAAACCTTCCTGGTGAACGCACATGCTGATTTCATGCTTGATTACTTCAGACATCCGCTGACGAACTACCCTGTTTGGGATTGTTCTAGCATTAGCGTTGTCCCGGCTCCCGAACCCGGTGATATTACCATCGCAACTCTTGCCGAAGCACGAGAGCGAGTGGAAGAATTCACTTACGGGTTGCTGAACAAGCCATTGAACCCTGAGATCGACACTCCCTTCCCGTTTGCAAATGTAGTTTGCGCCGGCGGAAGTATCGCCAAAGTTCTCGCCTCGAAATACTGCCGCAAGAATGCGAGACAGTCGGATTGGGATATGTTTGTTTGCGGAAAGACCTTTGAGGAACGCTCAAACAACTTTGCAGCGCTCATCAACTGGTTCAAAACTTATGATCCGAAGCTCAAGACCTCGACTACGTACTATGCGCTCAGAGGTTCAGTTACAACCGTCTATGTGAAGAACATTGCGAGAAAGTTCCAGATAATTTCCATCAATTGCAACAACCCGCATGAGGTGATTGCGAGATTCGACTTGAGCCACATCCAGTGGTGCATGTGGAATGGACAGTTTCTTGGAACCCCCGAAGCCTGTCTTGCAATGCGCGAGAAGGTAACAAGGTTCGGAAACACAGCTCGTCTCCGAACTAACCGCTTGATTAAAGCTCTCCACTGTGGATACAACATCTACAAGGAGGCTGCAATCGTTGATAACCACATCGACATCACTCAACTGATCACACCGAACGAAGATGGTACCGGTCAGTCTTTGCAACTGCAAAAAATGATCAGGGACCTCTACGGATTTTACTATCCGAAGGACGATGCCGACATGGAGCCTGAAGAACTGCGTCAACACATCCTCTGCATGATTGAGAAGGATTCCAACGCGACGCTGGTCACCGACGACCCTAACTTTGTGATGAACAACGTTACTATCGGTGGCAATTTTGAGAATGACTACGAGTCTATTCTCTACAGCACATTCAACCCGGCAACTATCATGAACCGTGCGCAAGGTCGCGCGATCAACCGCATACTGCTTAGATCTAAGCACGGTGCTATCCGTCTCACGTCCGGACTTCTCAAGGTGAAGAACATCATTAACAATGACACCGGCCTGGAAATCATCGCTCTTATCGAGGATGAAAAGTTCCGTGAATTCTGCAACACATTGGAAGGCCCTGTTTACAGGATGTTCCGAAATGGCGGAGTTACTCGTCACATCCTTAACGATGCTGGAGAAATGAAGTTCAGCGTACCAAGGTACCGTCTTGATCAACAAAACACTCGAGGTATCTCTTGCTTGCGCAACCAACGAGGTGCTGCACTCAACATCGAAGAAGATGTTAGACCGGGTGATGACATTCAGATTCTCTTCGTGCTTGAGGTTCTGATGTACCCCCAAGAGCGCGCTGTCGATTTGAAGCCTGTCAAGTTCGTAAAGTATTGCAAATACGATCCTGAGGCCGCGGCACAAGTGAAGGTTGCCGAGGAGAACCTTGAAAAGGAGATCGAACGTCTCACTCTTGAAACAGAGTTTGACGGTGAGATCAAATATGAGGAAGAAGCCACTCTATAAGAGGTCACTCACATCGTATCATTAATAGGAACAATTATGTTCTATTAATATTTTTTTAAACAATAGACTATACATCAGTATACCCCGCGCGATCCGTCATACACTATGCATATTGGAATTGTTACATTGGGTGGTGCTAACCACGATATGGTTTACGTTGATTATAATGTAAAGGATAAAAATCTACCCACGCCATCCATTCCAGTGTTTAGTTATGACGGTACGCCTGTATATAAAATAATTGCGAAACACCGATTGAATATCATCGGGGTGTTTGTGACGCGGGAGTATATTCCCGACGAGGATACGGTTATTCTGGTATGTAAAATGAAAAGTGACTTCACCCCGTGCATTTCGTATGGTAATTCGAAGGGTTTTGTATGTGCGGACTTGCTGTTCGCTCGCGAATTTGCAAAGAGACTATCACACGAAGACAAAAATAAAATACGTGATTGTATTTCATCTCTGAACGCACGATCTAACAATGAAATGTTTTAATATCGCGGTCAGGCAAATGTATACAATCTTTATTTTTTGAGTAAAAAAATAAGTTAACTTGCCCGTGAGTAAGTTAGTAATCGTCATAATCAGTCGAGTCATAATCGCTCGAATCGCTATCACTTGACTCGCTATCACTTGAGTCATATTCGACTTCGGGTCCTTCCTCGGGTTGCTGACCGCCGCAACACCAGAAGAATCTCCACCAAGGTTGTTTCACAGTGGGTACACCGTGATCATCAGTGATGTTGTCGTAATTCATGTCGATGCTAGTACCACTTGCGATCTTCTCAAATGAAGCCTCGAGAATTTCTGGCGAGCATTTAGGTTTTCTACCTTCTTGAATGTCAATGATCACTGAAAGCTCCTTAGTGGAAATTTCAGTTGGTTCCAGCAGAGTCGCCTTAAACCGAGGTTCATCAGAATCAAGAGCAACACCGCCCATCGAGACCTTGTTGAGAATCGATTCAATATATTCCGAATCCATTTGGTCGATGGCGTCGCCATATTCTTCCGGGTCCATAATTTTGCAAAGATCGGCAGTTTCCTGCGCGGTCAATTCAACACCCGAGTTCACAACGTGATGAACTTCCTCGGGTGGAGGAATTATCTCGGCGGTATCTTGTTCGATGTTATCAGTGGTCGGGTAATCAATAAGTTGAGTGAATTCGGTCATCTCGGCTTCGATATTGATTTCCATTGCGACTTTATTTTTTGGGCTTGGATAGTATCAATTTATACAAATATAATCGATTATTCAATTTTATATTTCATATGAACGCCCAGTCGTCGGTGTGATATTCTATGTCTCTGTCACTGTCAAGTTCAACTACTTCGCCGCGAGCAATTATATACTTGCGTCGTGGATCCACTTCTATCACCTCACCGCGGACTACTATATAAGTGCGCGAACGTTTCAAAGTTACTGTTATTAAACCGCGTAACCTCTCAACGCTAGAACTCCATATTCTCCGCGCAAATCCAGTACCTAGGTAACAACCCATTTTCGCGCCGGCCCACGCACATGCAGGCACCAGTGCATATGTAGTCGCCTGGTAAGTTAACCAGGCGAGCATTCGAATGTATCTAATATTTTAACTTTGATTAACTTTGATAACACAATTATTTAAGCTAAAAAATAATAGGTTGATTAACCTATAACCTATAACTTATTGCGAATTTTTGCCAAGTGGAACCTGTGATTACTTGCTTCCAGTCGATCCGAAACCCGCGTGCAAAGTGTAGTTGCGACGGAACTCTGTCACCTCTTCAGCCTTAGCGTAGGAAACCACCTCGAGAATCAATTGGGCGATGCGTTCACCCGCCTTAACGTGACAATAGTGCATTTCAGAGTAACTCGACGGATGCGACGCCCCGCTTGCATACTCTCTGGTAGAAGCAGTGTGTGTCTTCGTGCAATACGCAACCACTCCAATTTCACCAGTGTAGTCAACATCAATCACCCCCGCGCTTACACTCAAGTGTTGCTTGACGGCCAATCCACTACGCATTGCAATGCGTCCGTAAGTTCCTTCGGGTAGTTGTACAGCGATACCAGTTGGAATGATTACATTCCCGCAACCGCCAGTGATGATCATGTCCTTGAGAGCGTAAAGATCAAATCCGGCAGAGTAGGGAGTGCCGCGGGTCGGAATGATCGCGTCCGAGTGGAGTTTCTTAAACTGAACGGTTTCGACTTGGGACTGAGACTGCATTGTAATCGGCGATTGGTAATTGGTAGATTGTAATTTGATACATAATCAATCTTTAAATTCAATTTTAAATCGCAAAAAAATAAATCGTGAGCGATTTAATCCATTAATATGTCAATACATAATTACCCATCACTGTTTGGTGAGGAAACGATTATCAATTTTAAACTTCGGGCCGACGAATCCGAACTTCCTTGCCTCGGCTATGACATCGCTGTCAAATTCCCATTCCAGGATCATTGTGTTAAGATTCGTTTCTTGGTTTTGGTATGAGACCGACTTCATGATCTCCATGTTATTCGTAGACACGTTTGCTGCGTCGAGAACCGCCAACATGTTCAAGTCCCAATAACATCCGTAATTGAGATGTACGAATGCATCGCGGGTCGGCGAATACAAGATCCCATTGGGCGTACGAACAATTTGCTCGAATACCGAAGTGGTCTTACTGATATCAAACCACTTCATAATCTCGTTATAACCATGAGATCCCTTTACGTCGTATTCCAGCGCGATGTGATCAGGTTCCCTCGACGCGAGAAGCGCGGTAAACTTGAGCTCAGACTTGATGTTGCAAACGGCCGCCATTGAGTAGTTGTGTTCGTTTGTAATTGATTGTAATCATACTATGATAAAATGAATATTCAATTTTACTTGCGCGGATTAAGCGCGTTAAGTCTGAGGATCTTCTTAAAACTGGCCAGTGTGAGACATCGGATCGCGTTACGTTTATCACGACGCTCCTGTGCATCAAGATCAACGCGAACGGCAACACCCTCAGACGGGTCATCCGGGGTGGAGAATGAATGACGAGATTCCTCTTCCTCCTTGCGCTGCTCCGGCGTAAAATACAATTGTTCAAGTTGATCGATAATCGTATCGGGTTGGCTAGCGCATCGAGTAACCAGATAATATCCTGCGGCGAGTGTACACTTATTCTTACCATCGTAACAATAAATAAGAATATTTCTACCGTTCTCGCGAAGATCTTTGATGTCGGACATAATCGCTTCCAACTTGGTGATTGTTTTAGGAAATTCAGTATTCATTAGCTCACTGCTCGGCAACGCATAATCAAAATAATCAATGTCGTCGATGTACGGGCTCATCTTACCACTCAAATTAATAATCGCGGTGATATCAGCTTCGGCGAGAAACCCAAGTTGACAGGCCGAAGTCAAATTGCCGACCCAAATACCATCCGCGACCTTTGCGTAAATCGGATCGATAGTAATTTTATTTTGCATTGTACCGCGTGTAAGTTTGTGATAAATTTATAGTAAGTTATGATATATAATATGCATTTTTCTAAATTGATTCTTAGTCGAGCCACACGATGATTTTTTACTTTTCAAATTAAGGTGCCATATATATACATGGAAGCAACGCAGGAAATAGAACGCGAAGTGATTCGGTTAAATGAAAGATTAAGGCATGTGTATGTGTCTGAAGATAAGATCAATAGAGTTCATGCGGATATTCAAAGTTTAGAAAGAAAATATAACGAGAACGAATTAAGAATCGCGACAAATGAACCGACTGCATTAGTAACGATAGAACAAAGGGATACGGCTATCAAAATAAAATCGCGCATTGACACGCTGACAAATACAAAGTTGCTTCTAGGTCCAATCAAATCATCGATCGATTGGTTGATCAGTGAATATCCGGAATCGTCAACGATGACTCTCGAGAGTTTATTTGATTTTATCGATGATAAAAAAGTCGAGTTGATGCAAGCGCATGATAGAACGCGGGAACAAATACGTAAATTATCCAGCGTCGAAAACAAATACAAAACACTTCTTAAGCGGCGCGCGTCATTAATGGAAAAAATAGAACAGAAAACCAACGAATATAATAATTTAATCGAACATGCGAATCAGTTGAGTAAAGAACTTGATAGTATTGTAACTTTGCAGAAAATTAAAGCGTTGATGAAATCAATAGTAAAGGATGAACTTGCGGTAGAGCGTATAAATGCAACACTCGATGAAATATAGTTGTATTTGTTGTTTTTTAAGTTGAAATTTTTCAAGTGAGGTTATATATAGGCGGTAATTACTGTTTGATTTACGTACATAAATGTCATCACTGATAAGCGAGGATTCGATTTTTACTATTCCTAACCCGTCGGTTATTGGACCGCGGATCGATGAAATAAATCTACGTCAAGGAACATTTGTCGACGTTGATATCACTGGAACTTTCAACGATGCGGTGATTGCCGGCCAACTTGTATTTGCAGAGAGTGTACAAACGCTTACAAACAAATCGCTACAAGATTCCACTACTAGTTTCATCGATAATACGGATGGTACGATCAAAGCTAAGATTGATTGTGCCGGTTCAACGGGTACCACGAGTACTTTAAAGTTTGTTCAAACTGTCGACCGCACATATACCATTCCCGATTCTGGTGCCAATTGTAGTATTGTAACCACCGAAGGTAATATTACAATTAACGGCGTAAAAACCTTTTCTAACTTGGTCGCGTCTACTATTTCAACTAACGCTATTAATGAAGCAACGGCAACTTCTGGTCACACACTTACCGGAAGTTTCGTATCTTATAATGATATAGTTAAAACACGTACTGGTTCTACTGTACAAACTGTTGGTGCGCAAGTCGTGACTTTATTCACAGTTGTTACCGCAAGCAATACAGCATACTTGTTTACTTTCGAAGCGTTAGGTACTACGTCGACCGGTTCAACATCATCGTTTGAGTCAACGCTCAAGGTTAAAAATGTCGCAGGTGTGCTGACTATAAGTACCGAATATAACAAACATTCAGACCCCGATGCCGACTTGGTTGGTACCAGTGTTGATTTCGCGAGTTCGGGAACATCCGTATTGGTTCAGGTGACGGGGATTGCGGCAAAAACAATTAACTGGAGAGGAGCTCTTCGAGAGGTCGCAATGACTATCTAAGTTGATACAGTTGGTAAAGTTAAAATAAATTAATTATCATGGATGAATTTATCGATTAGAATATATTAACTGAGAAATCAAGATGGTCGCACCTATTATATTTTGTATATTGATTGCGCTAACTGTACTAATTATACTGATTGTGGCAATCGCAGTAGCTATAAACGCGACAAGAAACATCCGCGCGAATATTACCGATCCAACTCCTATTCCGGAATCGGCGATCGAAACACCTACTATTTGCAAACGCACATTTACATTTCAGCGGACCGATGATAATGTCCACGATTGGCAGATGACTGATACCAGCGTTTGCCAATCCGGCTCATTAGTCGGTTAAAACTGAATTTTTCACCATTAACATTATCTGACCGAACAAAAAATGTCGACGGAATCAGCACAACAACTTTCTGAGGTATCGCAGCAAGGCAATAACGCGCCGACCAAGATTAATTATAGTCATCTTGCGGACAGTGCTGAAACCAACGAGAACTACTTTCTTCATCTACCCGGTTCACTGAGTGGACACAAATATTCGGCCGCGGCAAAGAGAGGTCATCAGGCCAAAACTGAGAAAACAACTTGAGCAGATGACCTGATGACGCGCACTGCTAAAATTGAATTGCGTTTTTTCTTAATTATCTCATACACGTTAAAAGACCTTTAACTTGTAGTGTCTCTAACAATGTCTACTATCTTCGTCATCTCGCTCCACGGCCTGAGGAAAAGGATTTGCAAGCATGATTGTGCCAAGCTGACATGCTCACGCGCCCACCCCAACTCGGCGGGTAGTACCGTCCGCCACCCCAAGTGGTGCCTTCGTGGATGGATCGCCACCTGCAATGACAGGTCCTGCGCGTTCAACCACTTCCGCGATGAAGAAACTTTCGTTAACTACCGTATCAAGGATGCGGCTTGGGTCAGGAACAACCCGTTGCTGGCCGCCAAATACACCCCGGTACCCGATGACTACATGACCGAGGAAGAGGAGGTGGTCGTTGAGCCGGTCAACGTCAAAATCTTCTATCCGGATGGCGAAAGATCTTACGCAAGCGTTTGCGTACTCGCTGAAGAAGCAGCCTCGGCCTAACTTACCAGATAACCTTCAAGGGTGTATAACACAACCCTAATTTTTTATGGAAAAAATTGAAAATTTGTATCCTTGATATAACAAGAAACAGCGTTAAGTAAACAACAATGTCGACTGAGAGTGCTCAAAATGTTGCGGCGTCGGGCGGTGAACCGTCGGGATATAACTCGGCCGGTTCAGTCAATACCGAATCCGATCAGAAGTTAAACGTCGGGTTCGCAACCATGCCTCGCGAGGAAGTTCGTAGAATCGCGCGCATGGGAGGTCAGGAGCGTGGTAGAATGCTTCATGAAGCCGCGATGCGTGGCGAATCAGGCACCGCCCGCAAGTATGATTAATCACATGGTTGATTAATCAATGTATAGCACTGTGCACGGCTCGATGCAAGCATGGTAAAAAAAACAAGTAAATCGTATCCGTAGATTACGGAATCGCGATTATTTTTTACATCGCCGCGATAAATTCATCAAGCTCGCGCGATGTCTCGATGCAAGATCGGCCCGGTCGAACCCACCATGGCCGAGCAATATCAATCAATAACACTGTGCGCGCACGCGTGGATTTATTGGCAGCGCTATGTGTGATCGAGTCATCAAATATCAACCACGCGTTTTGCTCTTGTGTACGGGTCTCGCCACCACAAGTAATAGTACAGTCGACCGGTACATCTAATCCATAATGACAACGCAGAACACCATTGCTCAATGCAGCCCATCCTTGATGGGGTTTAAGTTCAGTATCAGGCCCAAGTCGGGAAAATCCAGCTGTTCGCAAGCCAGGTATCTTCTTTAACGCGGTCACGGTCGCCGGAAACTCACCATGATATTTTGACCATTTGCCAAAAGCAAACAGCGGCACGACTTTCCAGTTGCCGTCGGTCAATTCTTTTTCCGGCCATCGAGTCCATTGATTTGGATTAAATGCGTTTATTTCGGCGAGAATCGACTGTGCGTTCGCATCAATATTTTCAAGTTCGGGAAATATAGTTTCCGAATAGAATCGTTCTGGTGTTTTTTGTAAGTGATACCATGCTATTGTAATAATTATCACAATTATAGCAATAATCACAATTATAGCAATTGCCAATGTCGAATTCATCCCGATATTATATATAACATGGTAAAAAATAATCGCGTTGAACTTGAACTTGTATACTTGAACTTACATAAATTTGTAGCGAATCTGTTCGCAAACGGTGGCCTTGGCTACTGTAAGACGTGTGAACTCACGGTAAGATATTACTTTGTCAAAGGTATGTAGGCGAACGCACATACCTGGGCGGTAAAGGATTATATTATGTGGCAGACCGTTATGATTCTGCAAATCTAAACAGCATGGTGCTGGGTAACGGGTATGTCTCCAGCACACATAGCAGGCCTGATCTCGGTTCTTTTTAGACCTATTCATAGTATATATATGTCAGAATATTAAAAATTCAATTGTCAATTGCCGATTATCAATTACATATACGAATGACGGCAAGTGTCGCACTCACTCGGCCCGGGAGAATCTATTTTTATACTACCGTTCCTGCAATGATGATAAACGCAATCACACCCCGGACACAAATTACTTCCGCCGTCGTCAACCACTCCAATATAATCCGCCGGGATTTTTTCTTTACAACGCGGGCAGTTCTCACGGCGGATTGTTCTATTTGCGCGACAATCTCCACAAGCACCCGGACCGGGCGAGCCAAACTTATATCCGTCGCCGCACCGATGATACAATATTCCACATTGCACACACGCCGTACTACCACCGTCGTTCGCAGTAATCATTAGTTCCGATTCCTCGGCATGACAACGCGGGCATCTGGAAGTGGTTTCGCCGTAATACCAAGTCGCGAACTCCCTAAAAAACGCCATTTATAATCTGAGGTCTTCACTAGCACGTAGTGTATCTATATTAAAGGATTGTTTTTAACATCAAATATAGATTGTAGGTGTGACCGCGATGACTCACGTTTATAGGATTACCACTTGGGATACACATGGGAACTCGCATGGTGTTAATCGCGACGAGACGTGGAGCATTTCCCGCGATAAAACTTTCATGTCCGACGACGATGCTCTAAAATATGTACGCGATAAGAATATGGAGCTGCCATATTTTGTTAACTTGACTTATGGAATCGGCGGAGTCGCTTTGGATGAATTTTATAACGGGTTCATGAACGACCCCAGGTACACGCATCACTGCCGCTGGTTTGTTGGTAAACCGCCGATGGATAAGATCCGCGCGGGCCTCGCCTCTGATGGAGTTCGCACGGAAAACTAAAAAAAGATACAATCGGGTAAAAATAAGTTAAAAAGTAAATTTACTTTTTTGAAACACCATTATATACAATATACAATATACAATATACAATATACAATATACAATATACAATGTCGACAAAGCTAATTATTGGAATTGTTCTCACCGTGTTGATACTCACTCTCTTCTTCGCCGGAGCAAAGTTTATGACTGGCGCGGTTGAACCGCCGTTGGTAATAACGCCGACACCGACTATGCCCGCGCCAACTTACCGATATGTTGGTTGCTACAAGGATACGGAGGCTCGCGACCTTCCCACTCGTCTGGCAAATGGAATTGATCTTGGTGCTTGTTATAACAAAGCGAAAACCGCGGGTATGAAATATTTTGGTCTGCAATACTATGATAAGTCTCGGGCGAGTGAATGTTGGGGTGGTAATTCTTTCGGTAAATTCGGTCAATCAACTAACGCGTGTCTCAAGGATACCGCAGGAAATTCTGTTGGAGGCGGTTGGCAAAATGCTGTTTATGAAGTTCTGTAATTTATTTTAACCTAAAAACTTAAAAAAATAAGCAATCGGTAAAGCCGAAGCCTCCGGATTAGGGATCATGGCGGAGGTAGAACCGTCGGAATCGCGAAGTACGAAACGCACTGACAATGTTGGCAAGTTCCTGCGACAAGAACAGATCTGAGGAGAGCCGGCTGTTCAACTGGCGATACTACCGGACTCGAAACCTCACTAGCGGATGACCTAGGAGTTTCCACGGCAAACTCAGCAGTCGGTGCCGGAACTTCAATGGTATTCGGCGGGAAGTCCATCTCTTCAACCTCGTCAACCCATTCAAAGACTTCCTCAGAGTCGGCCTTTTCGGTTTCAACCTCCACAAGCGCGGGCTCGACCGGCTTGACTAACTTGTTCTTTTTTTGGATGCTCTTCTTGCGGATGCGTTTAACCGGCTTGTATTTGACACTGTTTTCCCTGGCGATCTTGGACTTGCAAGGGACGCAGTAGGTTTGGTAAGACCCATTAGGAACGCGGGTCTTATCAACATCGACCACGTGCTTGCACTTGAGGCAGTACATACCGTGCTTGCTGAACCTCAGGTGGGCGCTGTTCGGCTTACCTTTGTGGCTGGCGATCTTGGCGTGACACTTGTCACAGACGTTAGTCGAGAGGATCCGCGCTTTTTTCAAGCAGAGCTTGCAGGTGTTGTTCTCGGCATCGATTTCCATCGCGGACTATAATTGCCGGTGCCGTTGATAATAAATAAATCGACGACTTCAATTTTTTCACAGTAGAATAGGGATCGGTTCCGCGGGAACTTCGGCAGCGGTCATTTCGAAATAAAGCACAACAATCAGCACAATCAAAAATACCACAAGCAACACATTAAACACATTGGTAGGGACCGATGACGATCCACCGAAAATCGTGCGTTTGATCTTTCCGAGAACCCCGGTGGCAATTTGCAGCGGTAGTACAGCGGTCGCACTAACATTCTCAACTATGGCACCCCGAATACCCTCGGCGGTTTCTGTAACCGCGTGAATATTTCTGCGGGCGGCTCTTACAGCTTCATCTACCGCGCTCACGTAAGTTTGACCAATCCGCTTAATATTATTAGGATCTGATTGAATAGCATCATATAAATCAGTTGAAATTACTTTGATAGCTTCACCTACGTTATCAGTGATAGCACCGCCACGCGATCCGATACCCTCGGCGAGTGCTTGGGCGACATCGGCAGCACTTCTAGGTATCGAAGTTAGATTATCTATGTAAGACTTGAGAGCTCCTGAAATGTTCTCGGCCGATTTAGTATCACTTGCGGCAACCGTTGCAACGGCGTTTGCGGTCGCGCTGACCGCTTGAGAAACTGACACAGCTACTACTTGAGCCATCGAATTAGTATATAATTTACCGTGGATATTTACCGTGGATAAAATATTAATGCGCTCGGGTAAAATTGAAATTTGGTCAGCTAAAATTACTTACATACCTACGGAATTTACAAGATGGGGAACCCCGGAATCTCTCAGACTGCTCAACTCACTGAGATCGACAGCGAACTTCTTCAAGAACTCATGAAACTTGCCTCGGAAAGATTGGCCGAACGCAAGAGGATTGAGAAGGAGGCTCGCGATGCGGTCATCATCGAATGTCAGCAGATTATCGATGAAACCAACCCGAAGATTGTAAAACTCGACAGTAAGGTCGCACGCGTTTCCGAGGAGGTTACCAAGACCAGCTGCGAGTACGCCGAATTTGAGAAACGTCTCGAAGTTCTCGACCACGATCTCGCGGAAGCGTCCTACAATCGCAATCGACTCGGAAAACTGGAAACGAAGTACATCGCAATCAAGGCACAGATTGATCGGGTCAAGAGTGCGATCGACTGTCTCGAATACATCGAGACTACCATCGGCGGCGGCAGTTACGAGGTGTACGCGAGAAAGTGTGCAGAGTTACAACGTTTCTACCGCACGTGGCAACTCACATCCGACACTGAGAAGAGTCAGCTCATTGACACTTCCGAGTTTCGTCTGGAGTTCAAGAAGATATGTTGGGGTGTCGACGGTATTCAGACAGGCAGTTTCTTGTCGAGGTTGAGGAGAGAACTGAAACATTTCCCGCCGGAAGAGCGTGACAAACAAGTCCTCGGTGAGAAATTGCGTCAGCTGACGATTCAAAGCGATGCGCTTGCGAAATCGCTCGGCGAGTTGGAATCGACCAAAGCACTGGCCGCATATGCGCAAGCATGCGATAACCGCGACGAAGTCATTGACGAATTCGGTGGCTTAAAATTGCGTCTTGCATGTGTGCAGTATGAGTACGCGGCGATTTGCAAAATCCGAGACGAGTTGGTGAGTCAGCGGAAAATCGCTACTGTTCGGCTGGAGGAACTGACCGCTCAAGTAAGCAAGTAGGGTAAGTAAGCGGGTAAGTAAGCAAGTTGTAAATATTGTGAATAGACTGTGAATAGACTGTGAATGGACTGTGAATTGTTTTTTGTAATTGAACTAAGCGACCGGGTAAAAAAATAACTGAAGAATGTACATCAGTTTATAGTTTGTCAGCGATTCATCATAAATGTGAGTCTGACACTTACCAATCTTTCTCTGACCGGTATCATTTGTCCAGGCATGTCACAATACATTCGCGGATCGTATATCGGTACGTGCGGCTGGTATACCGGTCGGTAAACCGGTATCGGTGGCATGGGTACGCTAACACCGAGAGGTTCAAGCAAGTGAGGCAATTGCATCATCGACCCGTATTGCATCACAGTCAGCTGTTCATTGCTGAAATATTGCGGTGCACTTAGTGCGGTCGCCAACCTTGTGCGGGAGGCTTCACGAGCTTCAGCAATTTCGCGAGCACGTGCTGCGGCGGTCTCATCGTCGATCTTAGATTGTTCAGTGTCAACCTCTCGCTTCCTTTTCTTTTTTACGTCGTTCGCGCAACTGTAGCAGTTGGCCTTGACCCTACCACCTCGGCGGACACTGTCCATGGTGACCACATAGAGGCATTTCAGACAGTAGAGTTGATTTTCGCGAACAATGCGTTTGATGGCGAGACCTCGCCTTCCTCGGCCGAGGGCAAACTTCGCATGGCAAGGGTCGCAGACATTGGTCTTGGTTATATGAGCGTCACGGGCGCAGGCCGCACACTGTTTATTCCTGGTGTTTTCCATCGGGATTTGATAATAGTAGGCCGACCGGTTCAATTTTTTAACTTGGTATTAATTATATGTGAATCACCCTGAACATCCAAGGTAAAAAAATGAAAATGGTTTCGACGCGTCGTCAATAATATTTTTCTCCGGCCGCGGATTTTTGGTGAGATTTTCATTGGCTGGATTTTCATTTCTCCCCGACAATTTACCAGCTCCGCTCCGTAAGGTAAGGGTTTCCTAACTCGGAATACTAACAGCCATAATATATAATAACTACTTCTATATATGAAAGTAATGATTTTTCTTGGCTCCAAATGGGAAGTGTATATAAATACAGAATTTTAATTTAAGGCTTACATGTATATACAGTTATATAATAAAAGGCTCCATTTTACAAGTGCAAACTCCATCCGGCTCCATTTTGCAAGTACTATGGAAAAAGCACCGAATGAACAAGAATGTGAGTTAAAGTGTTACTCATGCGGGAAGGTATTTAAATATCAATCACATTTCAATCGGCATAAAAATAAAAAGACTCCATGTTTAATCAGAGAAGTAAAACCGGATCAGATTGCTAATCCCAATCGCTGCATTTTCTGCAATAAAATCTTTTCAAAGAAAAGCAACTTAAACAAACACTTGAGTGTGTGTAAAATTAAGAACGGTGGGATGGATATCTTAGTTGATAAAGTAAAATATGAGCAGGATATAAGAATACTCAAAGAACAACGTGAAGTTGATCAGCAGCAAATAAAACAATTACGCGAGGAGATGGATATATTGAAGAAAGTGATTACCTCACCGGCCGCAGCTGGTACTGTCAACAACACTTTTAACGCGCCGATTAATATCAATGTGACCATTAACAATTATACCACCCCGAGTATCGCCGGGCTAACTATTACTCAAGATGAATTAACCAACGTGACCAAATTAAGTAAGTTTTTGCTTGAGAAACTTTACTTTAATCCGGCTTTGCCTGAGAATCATTGTATATACTTGAAAAATATTAAAGATAAGTCGTTGATCGTTCACAATAATAACAAATGGGAAGCAGTTTGTGGTGAGAATACCACCGACGTAATCTCCAAGTTGGGTAATTCGGTTTATGGTAACGGCGTCAACCTACTTAATGGTAGCGCCGGCCCGTACAATGGTCTCGATGGTAACTTTCTAAAGTTGCTACCGGCCAATCAAACTAAAATACAATCATTTAATACGTCCGCGGACACGTTGACCAACGATGACGCGTATGAGGTATTTCTTGGAGGTCGCGAAGCTGTTCTTGAAACCATTCGCGCGAGCGGTTGTAGTTTAGTTTAAAAATTGAATCAGCCGAGTAATAAATTAACCATTGATCATGCGCGAACGTATGGTTTATTACATATACAACGGTACACCTCCGTATGTATACGCGGTGAAGTTCGTCACTAAACGCGGGCTAGTTGATGCAGCCTCGGATAATATCCAAACACTCTTTGACCTGATCAAGGAAAATTTAGAAGATTTAGGTTATCAGCCCGACGATTACTATCTGGTGGAACTGCGCCGCAGAATTGCTTGAAAAAGCAAATTGATTTTTTGTTATTGATATTATCATATTATATACTCGCGTGATAAACCCAATGGAGTATCCGATTATCAACGTGTTTTATTATCGTTCGCAAACAAGCAAGCAAACTACCGCTCGGACAAATGAATTTATCGGAGACATTGAATTTGACGCGGCAAACCTCGACGTGGCCCGTGCGCAAATGTACGGCATTATAGACATGCAATTGGAGAACCTGGGACTTGACCTCAATTCGGTACGCATGCGAGAACATCATCTACCCGAATTGGTAGATTAACTTACTTGTCACTTATACACGGTCGGGTAAACCCTCGCTGTATTTTTTGTATTAAAATTGATTAAAAGTATAAGTGTTTATTACTACCAGTTATACCATGGAGTTCCTTGATCTTAACACCGATACGATTGCGCATATTTGCAAGCGGCTTGATTTGATCGATTTGACATTGTTATCAAGTACTTGCAGTCGCCTACGTGACTTATCACGTTACATCGAAGTGAAACAACGTGCGCTATTTCGTAAAGTACGCGATGATATTAACGCGATTGAATATATGGATTTTCCGCAAGAACCTGGGTCGCGTAGTTATTCATCGGTGAGAATTCACCGCCAGGTCACAATCGAGTATAATTATAGTACACTAATGGGTATTCTTTTCGTCAAATACGATTACCCTCAGTGCGATGATCCATTGAGCTGCCCGCTTGACGGCGGTTACCCCGATGTGAGAAAATATCAAAGATTTAGAACAAACATTGATTCGTCGATGTGGTATGTTGTAAATAAAGAGAGATCCATTGAGCGACGTCAGCTTCCGTGTGCAGCTGTGAAAATTCGCGTTTCTGTCGACCGTTATTATTATACTCAAACATTGGAAATTTATGAATCTGCATGGTATATCAATGATAAGCCGCATCATTATCCGTTGTGGGCCGACGACTTTAAACCCAAGTCCACGCCCAAATAAAATCCAACGATGATTTATTTTTTATAATCGATGTGAAAAATTGAATTGTCAATTATTGATTGTATCATAAATGGAATCTATTACGCCCACCGATCTGATATTCGCCCCGGATGACGGCCAGAATTGGCACTTTCTGGACGGTGAGCAACTTCACCACGGTATGGTGTGCTATCAGACCATGGATAGGTGTGACGATTGGGACATTTTCGTGGTCATATCTCATGATAAAACCACGAATGAAATTCGCGCTATCTTTCCTCGCATGCGTGTGATTGATTCACGAGTTGTACTTGGTCAGGATAAAACCACATTCAGATGTGATATCAAAGACGATTGCACTTGTCCTGAGGTTGTTCAAGGAGGTTGCTGGTTTTGCAATTGCGGCAATTTGGAAAGAATTGTCGCTGAATACGGAGAGACATTTGAAGAGGCGAGCGCACCCGCATACAATATCGTCAGTTTCAAGCTGCGCCGGATTATCCTTTGTCATGCATATCTCAAAGATGTGAACCACCTCGACATACCATTGGAGGATCGTTACCCGCCGTGGGTTGACAAAACCGAAAAAACAGATTGA